ATAAGACTCTTTAATAGTTTCATATTCTGCTTTATATTATTAAGCAATCTTTGATTATACTGTACTCTTTTTATATAATCAGAATTATAATCCATACAATATGATTTGCATGTATTATATATACCTTGATATGATGCTACTATAAAACATCTTGTATTTACTCCCAAATTGTTAAATATGCATTTATAATGAATACAAGCATTTATCAATCCAGAACAAATCTCTGTGCTTTCATATATAGTAAAGTTTATTCTATTTAATAATGATCTGAATATTGATGCAGCATCAATATAAATATCTACATCATTACCAGTCATCTCACTAAATCCCATATAAATTAAATCATTCAATAGATTATATTTAGTCAGATAAAGCAGAATAGTATTCTGAATCCCTGCTTTCATTTGATGGATCATCTCCTTCTGATAAGTACTGATTGAATTCGCTTTCCTTTTCAATCGGTTTTTCTTTACATTCTGTACAATAATTCCTATGTCCTATTAAGACATGTCTTAATGCTTTAAGACAATCTTCACATATAGGAATTCTTATATTCTCTACATTAGCTTTAAACTCAGTATCGCATATAATACAATTTGATACTAATCCTTTATCATGTATTGGTAATTGAGAATATAAACAAGTTTCAAATGTACAACTTCCTTCAGATTCCCATTTAGTGTGCAAATGACAATTTGGATTAGGACACTCATCAAATGCAACGTCTTCTTCTGTTACAACTTTAGTTCCTAATCCGGTACTTCCTTTGATCATATCTTCAAAAGCCATAATTATCACCCCAATATCTTTCTAGGATCATAATAATCCTCTTCTTCCATATCTTCTTCATCTCTAGCATTTAAAGCATCTAATAAAGTAGCTGTATTACCATAGCCTTCTTTTACAAGAGCTTCTGCTAATTCATGAGGACCTTCTTCTGTTAAGAATGTAACACCTTTACCTGGGCGTTCTCCTTCTTTAGTAGAAGTCCATCTTCTTAACTCAAGTTTATAATCATTATCAAACCACTTTACTTTTCTAAGTGCAAGATAGTTTGATCCTTTCTCATCTACAATTAGATTTACTCCATTCTCATCTATAGAGAATGTGAAATCCATATCATTACTTTTATCTCTCATTTATATTACCTCCATTAGTAAAAAATAAAAGAGTGCAGAATAAATCCGCACTCTAATTATTTTAACGTTTATTGTACTGATACTGACTGAATCTATCGTTTGCTCTATTCTGAGGCAAGCTGCGTTCAAAATGTGCTATTGCTATAGGATCAGCTTTCAAAATTTCAATAAGCTGATCTCCTGTAACGCAATCAATTCTATTCATAAAATGAGCATCATACACATAATTTTCAGTTTTTGATCTGTACTTATTTCCCTTATTATACATAAATTTTAAAAACAGATTAAGATTTATGCTATTAACAACAGATTCTATATCTCTTCTTCCAAAATCACCATTAGAAGAATACTCATAATAGTATCCACTACCTATTTTGAGTTTTCCATCTTCTACTGATTGACCTTCTGTTCTAAAATAGAAATTTTCAGTAATTCCCTCTTTTCTGCTTTCATTAATTATGAATTTCGTAAAGAAAACTTCAGCATATTCTGTTAATTTGTGGCTAATAGAATTACACACATCACCATTATTAGCTACAGTTACATAAGCTTCTCCACTATTTCCAGTCGGAATTGCATTTTTGATTGATTCTATAGCATATACTGCATCTGAGTCTTTACTTTTTTGATTTTCATCTATAGGACCAAACTTAAATTCTACCATCAAGTTATTAGTACTTGTAGTATTAGGAGGATAAATATGAGCTCCTAAAAAATCTTTAAACAATCCTGACATAAATTTATTTATGTCAGCTGTAAGATCACTTAATTGCATAAAAGAAGATCCTTTCAGAATTATTAAATCCATAGGATCTTCTACCATATTATCGATATCATCTTGAATTGATTTATCGATTTTATGAGGCTGAATAACTGATGTTGGTTTTTCCAACACTGGTCTCTGGTTGTTTCTAAACCTATCAATTTCTTTTTCCTTTTTTCTCCATACGCCTGATATCATAATGCAGGTCTCCTTTCATTGTTTAGTATATTATTTTTAAGTAAATGTTTTCAATACAGTATAATTTAACAATACTGTCTTGAATCAATATAATAATATATTATCAAGATAATTTTTATCATATTGAATTTATTATACCGCCGTCAGTGTAACAACAAACATATACAGCACCAGTACTATCTTTAATAAGATTATAATCTCTCTGTATTTTATCAAGATCAATTGTTTGATCATATTTTATAAATAGAGGATTGATCATTTTCTTATTAATGATATTCTGAATAGTTATTGCTATATTGTTTGGAACTATATGATCTTCTGTTATGATCTCTTCGTCTATCGTTATAATATTAAACGCTTCTAAGAAATCACTATAAAAATCATTAGATAGTAATAAGTCTTTTAACTTTTTAACTTTTCCTGTAATGGAATCATTTTTAAAGTTAAACTCATACAAATTCTCCAAAGCATCATCAAACTTAGAAGACTGTATAAATTTCAATATAGTATCAATCGAATCATCCAAGTATATAGATATGGTCTTATTATATCTCGGAGGATCCGTATATACTAATACATCTTTGATTTCTATTCCTTTAGGACAATTATTCCTATTAATAGAAAGTCCTACTTTAGTAGTTCCATCATTATAGAATGCATTTGCAAATAGATCTGATATTTGCTGCCTGCAAACTACAAAAGGAACATAGTTACCAGTTTCTACAACATCACTGTGTCTAACCAAAGTAACAATGACATCATCTAAACCATACATTCCTACTATACTACAAGTTATATATCCATCTGGTATTAATCTTGTGTATTTCATGAATTCATCTCTGCTAAGTTTTACTTCGTTAAAATCATCATCATATAATATATAGGTATCCATATTTCTTATCCTTAACAGTCTAAGAATTTCAACTTCTACATTATCTGGATCTGAATTAATCACCTTATAAAACTTTGCTCCGATATGTTGAATATCAGAAGTTCTTTGTTTCGTTTTCATTTTATCACCCCAATTCTTTATACATTTTTGATGTCTGTGGTAAGTATTGGTTATTGTACTTACCTGAATATAATATGTTTTCAGAATCGGTTTTACCATCTGCCATTACAGGTTCAAAGAAATATATTTGACATATTTCTATATCTGGATAAATGATTACTGGAGTTACCACGAAGATTTCAAGCGTCCATCTTCCATCAAATCCAATATCTCCAAATCCTGCTGTAACATGAACATTTATACCAAGTCTTCCTATAGAAGATCTTCCTGAAATACAAGGTATGTATTTATCAGTATGAGTTCTTTCTATAGTTGAAGCTATATAAAGGTGTCCTGGTTCGAGTAATAATCCTTCTTCTGGAATTATGATTTCATTATAATTGTCTAGAGACTTAGAATTCTTCATATCCAATACAGAGTCAGGATTATATACTTTCATATGATTATCTAATCTTAAGTTATAACTATTAGGGTTTAATCTTTTAATATCAAACTCATCAATAGTTATATTTCCGTTATCTACTTCTTGTAGAATCTTATTATATGTAAGCATTACCACATATTGTCCTTTCTATCTAATTTTATAGGTTGATGAGCCATTATTATAATTTGTGCCATGGTATCATCTTCCTCTATATCATCTTTAACAAGAACTGTTAAACCATGAGCTCTATCATCTGGAGTGGTTACATCTTGTCCTGCATCGTACTCTCCACCGGATTCTTCTTTACCATCTCCAACAGATCCAATATATACAGTATTAGGATCTAATACACATGGAAGTTCTACTTCTATTGTTTTAGTTGTTTTTCTTTCAAGATCTTCTTTTTGACCCTCTTTATAGCTATCTACTTTATGAGAAGCATGAAGCATAGGGTTATGAGGATCTCTTACATCATATCTTGAAAGTGATCTAAGTTCAGTAAATGACATAATTTTACCTCCTTATATAGTCTATTGTTATAATTTATAGTTTGTAATTTTGTAAATTATAATACAAATAAGAACTTTATAGTAAGGCCTATTTGGGCTGAATATTTACTCAAAAAAGGGAGGACACCTAGAATGGAGAAAATCAAAAGAAGTTTTAGAAGACTTAATTACGATGTACTTAAGACTTCAAAGGAAAAGAACAATGCAAAGAAAGTTCTTAATGCATTAGCTGAAGGTGTAGATTATGTTATCTATAATACTCGCAGTGATATTGCTTATATTGTAGATAACTATAAAGTTATTGGTAAGATGAGCAAGTCCGATCTATATCGCATTACTAAATCTTCATTCAAATCAACTTTAAGAAATCGTCTTACTTTTGTAGACTTAGATGATAAAGAAATCAAAGACTATGTATCAGATTTGAAAGAGATGGCAGCAGTAGAAGATACAGAAGAAAAGTGTACTTGTAACTGCTGTAGTTGTGAAGATTTCAGTTGCGTTACGGATGATGATTGCTTAGAAGAATTATACGTTTCAGATGCATCAAATATTCTTGCTAGAGTATCAGAATCTGTAATTAAGCAGATTAAAGAAGGCAAAGCAGAAATTAGTGAACTTGGTAGTGGTAATATAAATGTAGAAATTCCTATAACAGTATTGTTTACAAAAGTAAAGGATAAATGTATTTGTATTATTAAATAACAAAATATTCCCGTATGGATTAAGTTCCATACGGGATTCTTATTTAAATTTTAGGACTTATTATATTGTATATAGTATTGATAGTCATCTGTACTGTATTTCTATCAATCTTAGTTTCATATATATTAAACTCACTATCTTCAAAGTATTTTCCAAATACAAATTCTGGGTCTTTTTCTTGAATAAATTTAAGATATTTAGAGAAATCATTTAATATCTTTGCTCTAGCTTTATTATATTCATTTCTAGAAGATGATCTAGATTTGAGTTTATTTTCTATAGAAAGATTTAAGAACCATAACTTTATAAGTTCATACTTCATACTCTCTATATTACCACTCTTTTCAGCAGCTAATAATATCTTATGAGATCTAGCATATTCAGTTTCAAAATCAGAAGGATTCATTTTACCAATTTTTCTTATAAGTAAATCTCCTTCATCATTGATTCTTATTGGTAAACTTCTAGCTTCTTCTACACTAGATTCTGAAGCTAATCCGATAGAATCATGCATAATATTAAGTCTTTTTAATATTATCTTTGGGTCATAATCTTTAATCTTTCCTTGGAATACATTATAGCACTTATCATTAAATGTAGCACTATCATACAAATCCCCAGGAACAGTTATACCAGATTCTTTCTTATTAAAGTGTATACCTCCGCCAAGTTTAAGAAGACTGTCTACAAACTGAGAGCATATCATCTGGTAATCTATATTTAAAGCTTTATGGAATGGTAATGCAAGTATCTGAGAAAATGAGTATTTAGATTTACTCTTATTCTTCTTAAAATCATTTACCATCTTTACACATTTCTTCTTGATCTGATCAGATACAAATACAACAAATACTGCTATATTGCAATCTTTATCATATCCTTCTATAGATTCTATACTGAATCCACTTTGACCATGATAATTTGCATTAAAACTAAATAATTCTTTCAAGTCACTTGAAAATCCAACAGCAGCATGAGAGAAATCACTATTAGTAACTTTCTTAATTGCCTTAGACAATAATGATTTATTTCCAATAAGAGTTATGTATATTGGATTGCAGTTATCATCTATTTTCTCTACTTCTCCTTTTTCTGAAATGTCTATCACTTTTATCATCCTACTATTTATGTATTTTTTAATTCTTGATGATGATAATTCTCTATTAGAGCTATCAAACTCCAACATAGGATTCCATCCAATTGATATCATTTGTTCTTTGATTTTATTTGATTCTTCTATATTATTAGTCATTGAGCATATATCTAATTTATTTTGAAGATGGTTCATAGTCTGCACCCATTTATTATACAGTCCTTTAAAATCTTCAGTATATATACCGTTATATAAAGCATTATAAGATTTATACCAATCTTCAGAAAATCCATCATATAAATCTTCTTCTGTATTATATAATCTGTTTCCTTCACCATCATAATAACCAAAGTCTATTAATTCTTCTGGTCTGAAGAATGGTAATTCCATATTACTTATTAATGAACTTCCTGGGTCTAGAATACTATCTATAGAAAGATTTTCATCAAAGAATGATTTTACCTTTCCAAGCATAAGTATATCATCTTTAGGAATATCTTCTATATCGTCATAAGATTTAGTTCTAAATCCAGTTATATTATTCTTACAGAAAAATCCATTAAGATCAGAAAGTATATCACTTTCATCTGATAATATATTAGATTCTCTTAAGAAATCTCTGTATATAGAACCTTCAATATCACATACAGGAACTTCGAAGTTTTCATTCATAAGCTTCTTATATTCTTCGAATATAGTAGATTCTATTATAGATTTCTTTGAATCTAAACTATTAAAGTTTACACTTTCAAATTTAGGATCATAATCTATCTGGTCATTACAGAGCATCTCATTGCCAGATAATATTTCATACATATTCTTATTACCATTAGGACTAAGACAATACTCATATATAGCATTTATATCTTTTTCTTTATATGTATGAACTTTAATATTTTTATTCTTTAATATTTCTGGGAATTTGCTTACTTCTAGTTTATTATTATGCATTCTCATTATAGTATCTAAAGAATTATTTGTTATAGCAAACTCTGGTTCTTCATAAGAATTATCTGGCATTATTGTAAGCATACAAGCACCATTTTTAAATTCACCGTAAGCAGCATCTTCATTTACTCTAACTACTTTACTACTATCACCATCTAATATATTCATTTTAAGCTCAGCTAATACTTCTAATAGCTGGGCAAAATTATTATTAGTAAGTCTAAGATAGTTATACTTTCCTTGATTAGTAACCATCTCTTCTTTAGCTACAGTCTTTTCCCTATATTCTTCCATCTCTCTATTATTAGGATTATCTCCACCATCTTTACATTCAATGATAAGATTATAAGGTATATAGAATATATCTGTTATATACTTTTTAATCTGACCTTTGAATTTATATTCTAATATAGGACCAGGAGTTATAATATCATAACTTCTTGCTCCTATAACTTTATCGAAGAATTCAAGACACTTCTTTTCATATTGACCTGTATAAGTATGCTTACCACCATCAGAGAACTTATATTCTCCAGATATTTTTCTATTAGCAAGCATTTTCTCTTGATGCATAGGATCATTAAGAAGTGTACTAGTTCCATATACTTTTATATGATTCTTTAATGCTTTATCTCTTAATGCTTTTGTGCATTCTGGTTTTCCACAAAGTCTATTATATTTACCAGTCTTTTCATTCCAACTGGTTTCAGATTTACATACAACGCACGTACCGTGATTCTTATTATTTACTAAATCAAATACTACTCTTGTAGGAGTATAATCTTGTGGTATTTCTTGTTCATGTTTCTTTTCAATATGACTTATAAGCTTATACCTATCAAGTTTCTTATCACAATATGGGCATTTATAATTTTTATCTGCCATATATTATTTACCTCCTTTTAATCTCAATTACAAGTATGTTGACTGATCTAGGATTTCTCATTTTGTCGTAAAAAATTACATCTATAACTTTATATTAAATAATCAAAGGAGGGAGTCAAAATGTCGTCTACCCTTAAAGAATATTTATTTACAACCAACAAGAAGTTTCAGCCAGAAGTATTGGAAGATAAAGATGCTAAATATGTATTAATTATCAGATTAATATTATTAGAGCCTGGAACTATACAAACTCATCCAGAAATGGGTGTTGGTCTAATATCTAAATGGAGATATTCAGACCAAGATGATCTATTAAATTTACAAACAGAAATCAGAAAACAGATGGCAAAATATTTACCATTAGAGTTACAGACAGCTTCTGTATCTATATCATATGCAGATAAACAGCTGCTGCTTAACATAACTGTGGATGGTGAAACCAAATCTGTTTCTGTTTCAGATAATGGTAGTTATACATTATCTGATCTATAATATTTTAAGGAGGAAATTTAAATGGATTTAAAAACATTGCAAAATGAAAAAGAGACAGAAAAGCCAGAAGTTGGCCTCACACCAGCAACTGAAGAAGTTGTTAAAAATGATAAAGTTAAAGTTGTAAATGCAACGGATATTCTCCCAGCAAGAGAGCACATTCCAGAAAATCAAGAATTCATTGATGGTCTTATGAATGATCTTGATAAAGCTGCTGAATTTAAAATTAATGAAATTGAAGAAATTCATAGAGATAATTATCAAAAAGCTCAGGAATTAGAGCTTGCTAAGAATGATGAATACGTATCAGAATTAGAAGAAGATGATGGTTATGATCTTAATGATATGACAGGAACACCAGAACAGAAACCAATTCAGGTTAATAAAGATAATGTTGTTGAAGAAGCTCCAGTTAAAAAAGAAGTTGTTGAACCTACGCCTTCTAAGCAGCCAACTACAGAGCCTCAGACATTTTCTAATAAAGAATTATTGGAACCTGATGTTAATACAGCTGAATTAGTTCCAGATGTAAATGATATTCCTACATCAAACGTATTCAATATTGATCTTGATGATGAAGATCTTTATGATGACGATGATGATGAAGAAATTAAAGAGGCTGATAATATTGATAGTACACCATCTACAGATACTTCAACAAATCAGGAAGATGATTATGCTGTTCTTAAGAATGAAATTAAGAGAACACTTGTAGATTCATCTTCTGGTTTGGATCTTGCTGAATTCACAATTCAGACTAAAGCTATTTCAGCATCTAAAGTTCTTAATTTCTCAAAGAATCAGGCTAAACTTAAGAGTTCTGATTGGGGTCTTTTCAATTCAAGAAAGCCTATAACTCTTACTGCACTTTCTGGTTCTGAAGTTGAGAAGTTCAATCCTAACCAGGATAGTAGAAACGCTCTTCAGGCTTATAAAGAAATGTATGGTATTATTTATAACCATCTTCTTGATGAGAATAAGCCAAAGAGTTTGGAAGAATGGGTTAAGACAATTTATTTCCATGATAATGAACATCTTATGTTTGCAGTATATAAGGCTTGCTTCGAAGGTAAGAACATCGTTCCTTATAGCTGTTCGAATCCTAACTGTAGTAAGAGTCTCTTCATGGAAAATGTAAAGATAGAAGATATGGTTAAGTATTCTAGCGATGAAGCTAAAGAAAGAGCTCGTCAGATTATCGCAAAGTGCGAAGTTAATCCTAATGCTGAATATGAATCTAAGCTTGTTGCTATTAATACAAACTATGCTATATCATTCAGACCGCCAACAGTATATGCTGTTATGTTTGAATCATTGTCTCTCGATAGACAGACAAGAGAAAAGTACGCTGATGTTCTTTCTGTATTGAGTTATATTGATAATATATTCTGGATTGATACTATCAATAAGAGACTTATTCCAGTAAGCACAAAGCCAGATCCGCTTGATCTTACAAAGACTGTAAAGCGTAAGATTAAAGTATACTCAGATATTATTAATACATTTACATCAGATGAATATAATAAGATCATCGTTACAATGACTAATATTAATAATGCAGCAGATGATATTTCTTATGTTATTCCTGAAACTCACTGTCCTGAATGTGGTGCTTTGATTGCCGAAACAGCGGTTGATCCGTTATCAATGGTTTTCGAAAGGCATCAGTACGTGGTGGTGAGGGACTTATAATTCCAATATTGGAAATTATAGAAGGATATAGAGGAAAAACCACTATAGGTGAAATGTTTGAGATGAATATTGGAGATATAGACTATCTATATTATCGAATGTATCTTAAAGCTCAAACAGAAGCAGGCAGAAAAGAATTGCAAAATCGATCTCTACAATATGAGATGGAAGATGCAAATTTGATGTGATTGGAGGATTTTTGAGTTGAATATGAATGTAATAGACTTCACCAAATCAATATCATATGATAACTTTGATGAAGATTTATATACTCTTTTCGATGAGAATTTGATACTATATCGACTTATGAATGGCGTCTCAGGAGTTAATATATCCTCTAAGCATAATGCTAACGGTGCCTTATATCACATATCCGTATCTGATGCGAGACATACTGTATTTGAAATAGCCCAATATATAAAACTATCATTAATGAGTATGTATAGCGGGAAATACAATATAGATGTAAGTTACGAAGGAAATACAATAACTGTCATCTTTGGTGACAAAAAATAACAATAGTGTAGAAAGAGGAATATTCCTCTTTCTACATTTTATTAAATAAATTTAAAGGAGTGATAATAGTGGCTAATAGACATATGAATTTTGAACTATTGGACATAGATAAATTTGTAAAAGTTAATGAATTAAAAGAAATAACTAATCCTATATTCTTTACAAGAGACAATGCTCCAACTCCAGATGGCTTATTATCAAATGAAATATTTGGTATTACTAAAGCTGATAGGGGTTCTACATTTGCATATATAGATCTTGGTGGAACTTTTATACATCCATTATATTATAAGATATGGGCTACTACGGATAGAAAAGTTAAAGATGTAGTTCATGGTGTAGAGGAATATGCTTTAGATAAGCAAGGTCATATAGTAGTAGATCCAAATGGAAAACATGGTATAGATTGGTTAAAGAGAAATATTAAAGATATAAATTGGTCTAAGAATGATTCTCTTAAGAGAAATAGAAATATAGATTTTCTTAGATCTCAAAAAGATAGAGCATTTATTACAAAGATACCAGTAATACCAGCATATTATAGAGATGTAAATACTGCTGGTAATGGTAGAACTGGCGTTGGCGAAATAAATCAGTTATATAATCAGATTATGATATGTGCAAAAAGTATAAGAGAATCTGAAGATTATGGTTTGACACTTTCTGATTCAACCAAAGGAAGAATGCAAGAATTATTATTGAGTCTTTATAATTGGTTTGGTGCTGGTACAACCATAGGTGGTTCTACAACATCGGCTATTATACCATCTAAGATGGGTGTAATTAGAAGAGCCAATTTATCAAAAACATCAGATTATGCATCTCGTCTTGTTATCTCTGCTCCGAATCTTAATGTAGAGAATTTTGAAGATCTTGAATCTACAGTAGATTATTCTGCTTTACCATTAGCATCAGCATGTACGAACTTTTTCCCATTTATCATGTTTGCTGTAAGAAGATTCTTTGAAAACGAATTTGGTGGAAGAAGTACATATGAAGTAATTAAAGATGGTAAAACTGTCACATACCGATTAGGCAACTGGCAAACTGAGTTTTCTGATGATAATATTAAGAAGAATATAGAAAGATTTATGAAAGGTTTCTCTAATAGACTTATTCCTATAAAAGTTCCAGTTATAGATACCAAAGGAAAAGAAAAATATGTAAATATGAGATTTACTGGATATATTATAGATAGAGAAGTAGATCTTAATGAAGTTAAACCTCCTATATGTGAAAGAGATTTAACTTGGTGTGATATACTATTCCTTTGCGCAACAGAAGTTACTAGAGATAAAAAAGTTCTTATAACAAGATTCCCAGTAGACTCATATTACAACCAGTTCCCAAGTAATGTAGTAATATCATCTACTAAAGAAACAGAACCTATGTTTTTACCAAATACAAAGTTTACTCAGAAAGTTTATAAGAGATTTCCAAAGATAAGACAAGAAGATATTGGATCAAATACAAGTAATATGTTTGTAGATACATTTCATATGAGTAATGTACATCTTGGATCTATCGGTGGTGACTATGATGGTGATCAGGTTACTATAAAAGGTGTTTATTCTGAAGAAGCTAATGCTGAATTAGATAGGTATATGAATTCTAAATCATTCATGATCGGACTTAATGGTGAATGCGTTAGAAAAACAACCAAGGAAGGTATACAGGCATTATATAGTATGACTATGGTATTACCTGGAAGTAACCTTACTGAAAAGGTAGTATAATATAAATACATATTATAATTCTGTATACTAAAGATAAGTCTAGAATATACAGTTTTAGACTTAAATGGAAAGGTGGTGATATCAGTGGACAACGAAACAGTTGGCTATGATGATTAGACGATATCACAAAATAAATACCAGTATGGAATTATTCCATACTGGTAATCCTTTTTATTTTCTTCTATTTTTATTTTTTCTGCTTTTATAATTCTTTGTTGAGAATGTAGTCTGAGTCTCCTCTTCTGTTTCTGTAGATTCCTCTTCTTCATTCTCTTCTGTTTCTTCTGTAGATACTTCTTCAGTTTCATCTTCTTTTTTAAGTTCTGCAATAAATGAATTATCTACAACTTCAACAGATTTTGAAGATATATCAATCTCTACATCAGGAAGACCTTCTTCATCAACAGAAACTACAGCAACTGCTACTGTTTCAGGAGTAGGTTCTTTTACAGTAGTATCAATATCAGCCTTAGGTTCCTCCTTTACAGTTTCTTCAGTTTCTGTAGTTACAGTAACATCATACTCTTCTGCTGGTTTAGTTTCATTTTCAATAGTAGTATTATCTACTAAACCTACAGTAACATTTGGAGCATGTTTTACTATCTTTTTAACAGGTTTTTCTACCTTTTTAGCTTCCTCTTCTTCGATCTCTTTACAAACCTTCTTATAGTCTGTACCATTAAGCAAAACAAGAGAGCCATCTTTTTTAATAGCATAAACCTTAGCACCACAGAAGATACATCTATGTATAGAACCAACTGATAGTTCTATCTCTTTTGTACTTCTGATAGCAAAACTAGATTCTGGGACCACAACTGGTCTTGTTGGAATTACTTTACATTTCATTTTCTTATCCTCCTTAGAAGTCATTTAAATAATCTGTAACAGTAGATTTCTCTACAAATGGATTTTCTAAGTCATCTTCCTTAGAATAATCATTTTCGAGTTCATCATCTTCAACTAATTCAGCTTCATATTCATCTCTAAGCTCATTAGTTACTTGATCAATATCAGCCTGAGTTATCATTTCATCAAGCTCATCATCTATAAATGTGTCTGCTGAATTCATTTCTCTTTCAATTTCAGCATAATTATCAGTCAACTCGTCTTCAGTATCTATAATTTCATCTACCTCGTTTTCAAGGATACTTGATTCGAGAAGAGCCCTATCTTCAAGATCTGAAAATAATGAAAGCATATTTTACCCTCCTTAATTTAGCCTTTTTAGGCCTTCTATAGATTTAATTATATGTTACATTTGTCGCTTTTAACAGATTTTTGATATAGTATTCTATAATATATATCGTTATTGGGATACCATAGAATAATTCTTTGTTTTCGCAATAATGTAATTTATCTATGATATCTATTATAGATGTTATATTTATCTCCTGTTTCAGAATATATTCTATCATTATATTATATATAGCATATGGATCACTTATATTATATAATGAACTACTTTCTGTTTTGATTCTTTTTACTACATCAGCTGGTATAACCTCTATAGGAGCACCGAAAGTAAATCCTTTAGTAAAGGTTGTAGTATAGTATGTATCAAATCTAGCTGTAAGAATACTATTAGGATCGCATTCAGGAACTATATTTACTGTATAATTTGCCAAGTTATCAGTTTCTTGTAATTCTATAGATCTGAATACGCTTCTATCATAATCCATAGAGAATGTCTTAGGAATATTAGTCTGATGGCATACATAAATATATTTATTACCACCTGATAACAGTTTATTCCTAATGAGGAACTCTATCAAGTAAGGATCATAGACTTTTTTATTCTGATAGAAGTATATAAAGCTTTGTACCTTACTATCAAAGAATAATTCTTCATAATACTTCTTAAGAGATACTAAGATATTATCAAGTGATTCTATTAAGTCATAATCTGTACTTCTGATAATAGGATTCATTTCTGTTCCTGTATTATCTATAATCATTTCTATTTCTGTTTCACTATATCTATTAAGACTATACTTTACTACATATGAATTAGCACCATCATCCAATGTATCTATATCAACACCATCTACTCTAAACAGATATGGATAATTGGTATGATTTATTTTAAAGTAATCTCCTGGATTTGGAGTTATAGTATTTGGTAATACTACAGCTTCTCCACTAGCACCAGAAGCTTCAATACCAAAATCAGTATCATCAAGATTGAGCTTTACAGATTCTATTCCATACAAGAACATATTCTCAATCTTATTAAATTTTATACTACTATCTGCACCTATATTAGAATATGTAGTACCAAGTCCTTCATCCACAGAGGTACTCTTAGTATCTATACTATAATAGGTTACTACAGTAGCATTTTTATTATTATACTTATAATACGGGTTTTTTAATTTATCTTTCGTTGATTCTACCAAAGAATCAATTGTCATTTTTCTTTCTGTATTGATAAACTTTCCCATTATAAATTCACCTCCATTATATTTAATATAATGTTTTTAGAGAAAAAATAAAGGGGTTTGTGAAAACCCCTTATATTCTTATGATAGTATCTTTTATTCTATTCGCAGGAACACCATAATCTTTTTCATATACTATATCGCCATATCTAGATTCTGATACAATATATCTGTTTCTGTGAATAAATATCGGTATTTGAAATGGCTCCAAATACCTTTTTAATTGCACCATAGTTTCATCTTTGATATCTGAATCTATATAAATATTTATAGATACATTTATAAGACCAAGATTCTCAAACAAAAACTTTATGCAATTCAAATAACTCTTTCCACCTATAGAACAATAAATATTATTATCATCATTCCTTACAAGATTGTAATATATACTCAATATATCAAACGGTCCTTCTGCTATATGAATAGTTACTGGACGTAACAAATCCACATTCGTAGGTAATATATAATACCTCTTACTATTATCAATCTTATTGAAGATATTATAGTTTATATATCTTTTACCAAGAAATCCATCGTTATTTGGATTAAGATTTCTCATATTAAGAAATCCATTATCATAACTTAGAAAACCGATAAAAGAGTCGTCCAGAGTTTTCATAACATCTGGACTTCTGGTGAAATTAGTTATATTGTTTTCCATGATTATATCTGATAAATTTAATACTATCTTTTTTGAAACTATATCCTCAAGAGTCAGATTCAGGCCAAGTCTGTCATTAATATATTTCAATTTCGAAAAAGTTAACTGATCTTGAGTAATTCTACTGTGCTTTATATTATAAATGCCAGTAAACATATTTATTTTGTTTCCTAGCTTTGAATTAAAGTTCTTTATATAAGTATTTAAAGACAATCCAAAGTTAGAATCATATATATCAAACCATCTAAGTTTTTCAAATGTAAATACTCCGCCTTCATCACATTTCTTGCAATGATACATTGGTGGAATATTTTCATCTCCTAAACCTATATAGAAATGAGCATTCCTAGGATTTCTAGAATCTCCGCATCTGGGGCATCGAGTTAATACCTCTTTGCCACCAGACACGAGTCTAGCACCTGGAATATTATTTATCAGATAAATTCCAAGCTCATTAGCATTCACCAACAAACACCTCTTTAAGTTCGTTAAGAATGACACCAATACAGCAGCATATGCTAATGAAAAGACCTAAAGTATTAAAGTCTATCAAAAGTAATGCAAATATGTGGAATAGATTTACAACATGACTAAGATCACGATGTAATATCATGTAAATAAATCCAGCATGCCATAAAAATGGCACCATCTTAACTATTACTGCGCATAATATTGCATATTTAATAATGCTAATTACATGCTTTTGCGTGGACATATAAATCCTCCTCCTTCGCTTTTGTTTTATATATTATCTATCATGTCTATAACCATTAAGAATTCTTCTATTACTTTATCTGATGGGATTGTAATTTCTGCTCCATTACAATCTCTATTTTTAAAGTCAATAGCCCTAAAGTCAGAACTGATAATGGTTGCAATAGATGACTCTATTACATTGATAGCTTTTGTCGCATTCTTATATTTATCTTTTATAAGATTATAGTAATTTGACTTCTCTAACTTAGATAATTCTTTCTTATTAACAGTATTCTTATCAACAAGCTTTTCAATCCTTGAACTAATTATAGCTGCCATATAAGGTAGCTCATTATCCAAAAGAATATTTCTCATAGTTATCATCATTATCACATAATCTTTTATATTAATAAGTTTTGTTGCAGTGATATCCCCAAAATACTTCGCAAAGAATTGGAATATCAAATTCATCTGGAATGAATTAATTATCTGATGATCATTAGCAGATAATTCACGAATATAAAAATCTATCTCTTCATTACTAGGAGTACCATATTTATACATTATTGTATCCATGGCTCCTTCACAACATAATTTCGTCTGTACATATATTGCCTCATCTTGTCTGATATGATGAGATTCAAATTTATCAAACTCGCTATTCTCATCTTCATCTCTAATAGATGATGAAAATGGAATATATTCATATTCGTATTTAATACGAGTTACTTGATAACCAATATTTTCCTGTATAGCTTTATAGTTATAAGGTATAATATTCTGGTTAAAAGTATACTTCGGTACAATTTGTAATAAAATACTTTCTACAGATGTAAGACTATGGATAGTTACATTAGTTCCTCTAATGTCCTGCATATCCCATAATGCCTTATGAACTATAGAACTTTGTTTAGTATTAGTATGAGCTGTCTCATACAATTTATTATACATATCTGCCTCTCTTAAAAACTTATTAAGAATGATATCATATATCTTTAATAACAAATCTTTTATATTAGCAGATTTATTTACACTGCAATAATGAGTTGCTAATGGTATTATCATATTCATAAAAATAGATAATCTCAAAAGCATCTTCGCATGGATATTATCATATTTCAGAACTGGATTTCTGGAATTTTCATAATTCAAATCAAGACTATAATTGTCCTCTGTCATAGAATTGATTTTCATAGTCATTATAGGATCATAAATAATCTCCTTTTTCAAGTCATATAAAAATGCCTCTTCATCATATATATGATTTTCAAATCCTATATCCATCATAAACTTAAAGTATGCATATACCATAATCAATGTTTTATCATTGTCATAGTACTTTTCAAAATAGTTCATATAATGAGCTATATGCATTCTTATGGTATCACTATTGTAACACCTTTTTGGCTTTGTAGCCATTTTAAAATAGTCAAAACTATTGACTTTATCGTTATCTTCTGATTTCAATAAATCAGAATTAGTAGAATTATTTTCTGTCTTTGGATTTGACAAAATAGCACCAACCGGTACTATTATATAATCTTTCATTTGTTGAAATATATGGTCCATTGGTCCTGGAATCCAATAATCAACACATACAAACCTTTCTACAATTATTTCTTCCACTGGATGAGCTTCTATAATCTTTCTAGCGATAGCCTCGTACTCCTCATCGCTTAATCCAGTAGGTATGTCTCTGATCGGATTTATTCTTTTATTAAACATAGTAGATTATCGCTCCCTTCATTTGTTACCAATATATAATATGTAATCTAATATGATTTTTTGCTTTTCTTAGTATAACCGACTTTATTAGTCATTTTTGTTTTAGATATTGAGCTTGTCCTTTTACTCATACCTTTTCCAGATACTCTCTTTTCTTCAGAAGCTCTTTGTTTAGCAAGTTTAGCTTCTTTTTTATCTTTTCTTGCTTTTGCTCTTATCTCATTAGATTCTTTCATTTTATCATCCGAATGCATTACATTAGACTTTAATGCCTGCATATTAAATTTGATTCCAGCATCATACAAAGATTTATTAAAAAGACTGTGATCTTTTATGTACAAAAATGCAAAGTATATACTTTTAACATATCCTATATTAGATGAAGGGTTTCTTATTTCTGCAGATTTTCTCATAGCTAATCTACTCATTTTATCTGATAAGTTAGTTATAAATAAGTCTTGTGACTTAAAAGCATTTGCATAAGTAAACACAAATGCAGGATCATTTGAATAAAATCTTACAAAGTAGTTTCTAAGATGAGACTCAGATTTAACTTCATTACTTCCTGGGTAAAATTGAATTACTACATCATAGTAAATTTTTTCTGTAGACTCTGATGGTATTCTTATGTGTATATAATATTCTCCTTTTACAGTTGGAGTAAATAAATAACACTGAAACTTGCCCTGTTCTTTAAGCATAACTTGTCCATATTTCTGCTCATAAGACTTCTGTATTAATTCTTTTTGGCTCATTACAGATCCTTTTCCCATTGGATTATCGATATATCCATTAAGAGTTTGTTTCATACTAAAATCTCCCTTTTTATGCTGATGGGGACTTGCCCCATCAGCATCATTTTATGTATTGCTTATTTATCTAATCCATATACATTATGCAACGGTGTCTCAAGAATAAACTGATTAGCCGTAAACATTACTGTTACAATTTCTCCAATAGCTCCAAGTATTGTAGCATCTGACTCGATAGATGACAATACTTTTTGGTCATATTCTTTTGTAATCATATTATATGGAGTTGGTGATTCCAAAAGAGTTTCAAATTCTTTGTCATTAAGTTTCTCTTTACTATAAAGAACCTTGATAAGTTCTTCATATGAATTGAGAATAATAGAAGCAATTTCAACATCAAGAATACACTTTTCAGTATTAAGATCTGTTGTATACTTTCTATTGATATCTCTGAAACATCTATAACCTTCGAAGTTTGCACCATAGCCTACACCATTAGCTGCTGCAGACCTACAGTTAAGTACAGCATCTTCTACTGCTGCTCTAAGACTATCTCTATCGCTAGTAGCAATACCACCGATAAGATACTCTACCATATTTGCCTTAAGAGAATTAATTCTTCTCTTAAGATTACCAGTTACATTAGCATCCTGACCATCTCTCTTAGCCTTTTCCAATTCAGCCTCAAGGAATGTAATAATGGACTTAAATGTATCTGACTTTGAACCATCTTCATTATACATGAATTTAGGGTTAATAATCTTTGTAGTATATGCATCTGATACTACTTCATCAGCAGTACCGTAGAAGTCTACTACATTACTCAAGTCAGGAGCAAGACCTTTCTGAATGTCCATTTCCTGAATTTTTGGATCAAGATATTTCTTGATTACTTTACCACCACAAAGCTGTGCGATATCAGATAACTGATCACCATCATAGATATTGCTTATAATCAATATAGGTGGCTTATTAGCAGGATCAATTTTATAAATCCAAATAGCAAGATCTTTCATGATATTACTCATATCTGGAGAGATCTTTGGAGCCATAATAACTGTAGGAACTACTGTTTCATAAGTACCATCATTATATGGCTTAATGATATTATTACCAATAATAGTATCGAACAATGCTGCCATATTAGGAGTATCAATAGGATCCTCAAAGATATATATTCTTGGAGCTCTTATTGTAGCTGTACCCTCTTTGATATCATTAATACACCATGTATCTACATAGCCAGTTTCAATAGTCATACCATCATAAATTTTGAGCTGGCTTGTTTCTGAAGTTGAAACTGATACATCAATAAATACATCCAAACCGAATTCATTGTAGATATCTGATATTTCTTTAGCTACTTCTACATTATTATTTGTAGCAATAAGAGCTATATTATAGATATCTTCCATTGTAGCTTGTCTTCCATCACTTCTGATGAGTTCCTGAGCTTCTTCAATTACTTTCTTAAATGAAGAAATAATCTCAGATGATGTATAATTCTTAGAATCCAATTCTGTAAGATTCTTAAATATATTAGCTGAAAGAATAACAGCTGATGTTGTACCATCACCAACCGTCTTTACGATATGTCTTGTGATGTTTTCAATATCATCTTTGATAGCTCTTTCAAGCTGATTCTGAAAATAAATATGAGATAAAATAGTATGACCATCCTTAGTATAGATGGTTTCCATCTTGTCTTTTGTAATTCCAGTAAATGAACCATATGGTCCAAATGAAGAAGCCAGTACCTCACTAAGTTTATCTAATGTAGCTTCCTGAACTGGTCTTAAGTTGTTTTTTGTTACCACGTTTGTTACCAATGCCATTGTAAATTCCTCCTTTTATCCCATTGAAATCGGTGGTTTAATATAAGGGGCTACAGTTCTAATCAAGTTTGAATCATGAATAATAAAACTAAGTTCCCTTAATGGTATTTTCTTTTTGTAATCACTCATATTAAATGGATACTCCAGTATATATATTTGATTACCAGAAAATTTCTTATATTGAATAATGCTTAAAAAATACTTAACAAAATAAGCATTATATAAGTCTGTATCTATTTCTTCTCTAGGTGAGATTATTGTTCTAAACAAATTTGGATACTGCTTATTTAATAGATTAACTTCTGATTCTCCTCTACAAATAACAGTTACATTTATTCCAGATTCTGTTGTCCTATAGACTTCCATTAGTCCGCATATATCAGTAATAGGACTATTCTTCAATATAAAATCATATGCTTCGCTACTTGACATTATATCCTGAAGTAGTGAGTTAGCATCATCCTCAGTCATTTTATCCCTATCTGCTATTTCTAGTATAGGGTTTATATCTTTTCTAAATAGTGCAAAATCAAAAAGCACATTATCATTCTTTAAATTATTAAAAGTATAATTGAAAAATTTAGAACCTTTATAGTTCTTAAGTAGATATTTGTATATACCTATATCTATATCTACCATTGCATCAAAATCTATTAAGATTTGATTGTTTGGCTTCAAAGGAGCCACTTTATTGGGATCTACACCAGGTACTTGATTCATTTTAAGCACCTCCAATCACAAAAAATAATACAGCGAGCGATTATAAATAACTCGCTGTATGTATTATGCTTAATTAATCACCATAGCCATTTCCAATATTTGTATAACTATTGTTTGATCTACCATTATTAAACATGTTGTTGGAACGACCTGATGACTGTCTATTGCTTACACCAAGAGCTTCCTGAATTGTATCAAGCTTCTTATTGAATCTATTATCATTCCACTTCATCTGCTCAATAACAGAATATGCCATGGAATTTGTCATTGATTCTGCATAAGAATCAAGAATTTCAATTAATTCATAAAGCTCAAGAATCTTAAAGTTTACATCATTTGCAGTTTCTGCAACAGTAAACTTTGTAGGGTCATTGTCAGTAGAACCAGTTATACCATAAAATGTATTAGGTCTTGTCTGGTATGCTGCTGAACCAATCAATGTTTTAGAACCGCTCTGGAATACTTTAATAGAAATAACCGGACTTGGTTCATTAATATTAAAGTCAGAGCCGTCTGATATATTGATTATTGATTCTGTATTGTTTGCATGAGTACATGTAATACCAACACTTTCTGCTGAACCGTTCTCATTATAGTTCTTAACAAATTCCTTTACCATGTTAGATAAGATTCTAGCCTTTGTTGGATTAATGTATGACAATACAGTTTCCTTATCACGATATTCAATATTATTACCATTCCTTACACAAGGAACGATATAGATTTTCAATAAGCCTTGCCAAAATGAAAATCTTAAAGCATTAGTTCCTACAGATGAATCATAATTATTCATCCTATAGTTGCTGTAAACAACTGGGGAGTATACTTTATCTTCTCCACCTCCACCATTGTTGTTTCTAAAATTATTGTTATTATTATAATTATTATTTCCGTAACCTACCATTTCGAATTCCTCCTTGGATTAATTTGAGATTACTATTAAGTTGCAATATGAGTAATAACTTACTCTATTTCCTCCTTTCGATATTATAATATATAAGCATTATCTAATATACAAAAGAGGCCCGTAGAGAACTGGGTCTCTACGGGTTCTTATCTTCTACCTTCTATTATTTCTGGGTAGTTTACTACAAGTGTTCCTCTGTCACGATATGTAGCTTTTGCTGCAAGTTTATCTCTGAGAGCAAGATATTTATCATACATATTGAAGTATTTCTTCTTGCTGAATTCATCCATCTTTTCACCCTCATTTTCAATGATTTCAGAAAGAATTGATATTCTTGTATTGATCTGTCTCATAAGCAGCATAGCTTCATCTTCATCTTCAACATTTCTCATTCTCATAAAGAATTCATAATAGTCATTATCAAATGATTTTACACCATTATATTTAATTCCCATTATAGTTTTGCTAAGATTAGATTCAGTTATACACTTAAATTCGAGATATCCCTTTTTATATATAGTAGATTCCTGAACATTTTCATCCTGCTTATATGCATCAGGATCATCTTCTTCTACTTTCTTAAGTCTATTCATAACAGATGCCATAAGTCCTCTGTCATATTCAGAACCAGACATTCTTATAGCTTTATTAAGATGATGAATAGCTGGTATTCTATTTACACTAAGATCGGTGTAGATTCTAAGACACCATGAAAGTGTAATATAATCATTCTTAGCTGCTTTATTAAGAGTAGAATATTCAGTCTTGATCTTCTTTAATGCTGATTCAAGATCTTCACCATAACCACAAGCAAATACAAATTCATCTGCAGCTACTTCTTCATTTTCAAATATAGATGTAATCTTTCTTAAAGTATCTACAATACCAAATTTAAGAAGCCAATCATATTCTCTTACTTTAGAAAGATTAAGACTAGTATGATTATCAATCTGATATCTATCTATAATCTTTCTAAGCTTCTTTATAGGAACAGTATCATTTACAAGATGTCCTATCTCGTGGAGATACATAGCTAATACTTCTTTAGTTGTGAATCCGCCCATCTCTGGAGTCTTCTGGAATAACTTAGAATCAATCTCTATTCTATAATGAGATATTCTAATATCATTCTCGCCAACAATTATATCATATATTGTTTCTTTACCACCATATAACTCTGGATATACCCTCATACCAAAGAATGGTTTATCAGTATTCTTTGTATATATAATTTCTTTACAGGTACAATCTTTAAAGAATTGATTAGTTTCAGTTTTAAGTTTTGAAAGAGCCATATTCTTATTACTAGCACTTCTAAGAGCACTAAATATAGATTCAAACTTGCTAAAATCATAGTTTATTCTATGCATTTATCTATTCTCCCTTCTTAAAAAGTTTAAGAGAAGCCTATAGCCTAGAAAGGCTATAGGCTATATATTTAAAATTATTATTTAATAATAATCTATGTATTAACCGTCAACTTCGTCATCAGCTACTACATCTTCCCAAGGTCTCTTAGGACCGCCTGTAGCAATTGCTGCTTCAACAGCTTTTCTTGTTGTTTCATCAAGGTTAGCTGTGTAGTCGTTCATAGCTGGCTTACCAATAGGATCATCATTAACAAAGTCTTCTCTGTAGCCCATTGGGTTAAGAATTCTAAGACGACCCTGAACTGGCTGGTACTCTACAAACTTCCAACGCTCAAATGCATGAATAGCTGGAAGAGCATAGTTAGCCATGTTTCTAATTTCATTAGAAACGTACATCTGATAATCATAGATTCTGTAGATAATTCTCTCTGAATTTCTTGGGCAGAGGATGATTATCAAGTTGTTATCGTTTGTGAGCTTATCACTTGAGATGAACTGATATACTCTGTTGCCATCTGTTGTGATAGTTCTTGTGAAGTTAAGCTGAAGAGGTCCAATGTTGCTTGGTGAGCTATATACTGGATCTGTAGGCTTAATCTTTCTGATAAGGTCAGGACGACCAATGATATTGATTGTCATGTTAGGATCTCTGATAACCTGAAGAAGGTAAGATACATGAGTATCAAGAGCATCCATGAATGTCTTGTATCTCCACTCTACATGGTCAAGAGCATAGCCTTCACGAGGTGCGAAGTCAAATGCCTTAGCGATCTTCTCTGAATCAGAAATAGTAAGGAAGCTCTCATCAAGATTTTCCTTAATCTTATCATCCTTGTAGTTACCAAGAGTGATATTAAACAGACTCATAAGCTTAGTAAGCTGATTGATCTGATAAAGTGCACCAATATCCTTAACTTCTTCAGGAGATACTGGTGTATTGATTGGGATTGCTGGTGGGATCTCAACGAGATCTGTCTTTACTGACCAAGCAACCTGGCATGTCTTAAGCATAGCAGATGAGGTATCGATCTTAGCTGAGATCTTAACCATAGATACACCTGCAACTGTAACATCCTTTGTAGCACCTGAAACTGTGTTCTTTGTTACTGTAGAACCAGCTTCACCGATTGCTGCCATAATTGTAATCTTATTCTTCTTCATATAACCAGAAAGAATATCATGTACCTGAGTACCATCAGGGAATGTAACATCAACAGGTTCCATAAGCTGACGATCAATGTCACCATAACCCATTGTGAAGTTCTTCTTTACATTCTTCCAAACGATTACATCTGTTTCGCCGCCTGTAGCTACCTTATCTGTCTTAGTTGACTCATCATAGTAAAGGTCACCAGCTACAGCAGTCTTCTTAACACCAACTGCACTAATATATGTAGAGATGTCAAGGTTATCATCTGCACCTGCACCCATAAGTTCGATTACATTAAGATCAACCTGAGGTGTAGCGAGAGAAACTGGAATATCAACATATGGAGCTGTAGAATCAATAAGATCCTTCATCTTCAACTGATCTTTCCACATATCTACTTCTTCACCATTAGGACCAATGAGAGTTCTTGTCTCCATTGAGATAGTGAACTTAGGAGAAGTAGCTACAAACTTAGGAATAGCCTTGTCAAAGATTGTGTCCATAAGAATTCTCTTATGAATAGGGAATGTCATACCAACAACTGGGTTATAAGCAGCCATTGGTGCATATTCAAGTATAGCTTCCTTATCATTAAGGAACTGCTCGTGCATCATTTCAATATGATCATCAAGAGCTCTTGCGTCACCCATGAATGATTCTGGATCGCATGAGTTTTCAACAAAGAAGTTCTCCATTGCAGCAGATGCTGATTTCTGTCTTAAAGCTTTCTGTGGCTCAAGAAACATATCTACAGCATTTTCTGTAAGGATATTCTGAGCAAGATTTGAGAATGCCGCAGCATATTCTCTAATAGGATCATTTCTATATCCTTCGCCAATTCTGGCGTTCTTATTAGGTCTTTCACCAATAATAGGCATATTATTGCACTCCTTTCGAATTTATATTATCTATTTAATATTAAATAGCTCTATTATTCTGCTATTTTATTATATTGTTAAGTTATTAATTCTAAGAATTAAGCTTTACAGACAAAAAATAAAGCCTAGTAGAATTAACTACTAGGCATAAATATTATTCATCTGGGGCTTCATCTTTATCTGTTTTTGTTTCTGGGTTTTCTTCGTCAGATTCAAAGGCAGCACCAAGCTCTTCAAGTATAGAATTTATACTATTCAATGCAGCTAAACATTCCTGATACGTAATAGTATTCTCTATAAATGTCTTATTATCAAAATTATGAAGCATATTATAACTAATAAGCTCTTTAAGTTCTGTTATCTTACGACTCAAGAAATCCAATACAGTTTGAGTATTACTATTTCTTGGAACTTTATTGATATCATCAGACAATCTAAGAACTGTTTCATATAAATCCATATAGTCTCTTTTGAGTCTATATTTCTTTTCCTTCATTTGTTCTGGATCTATGTCACTGAAAAGTTCTTTTTCTATATTCTTGATTTCGTCACTAAGACTTCCTTCTTCTCCCTCTTCACCGTCTTCAGGGATTTCTCCTTCTGTATCATCTCCACCATCTGGATTTTCTTCATCAGAGTCTAATGGTTCGTCTCCACCACCAGTATCTCCTCCACCATCTCCAGTAGGAATTTCACCAGAAGTATCACCGCCAGTTTCATCAGAATCCAAAGGCTCATCACCTGCATCTCCTTCGTCACTATCAAGTGGTTCGTCTCCACCTTCATCTGAATCTAATGACTCATTATCTCCACCGGCATCATCAGTTGGCTCATCCATAGGCTCGTCTCCAGCATCGTCTGTAGGTTCATCCATTGGTTCATCTGAACCACCATCTGATGAACCACCTCCACCGGAACCTCCGGCTGTATAGCTACCATCTGGATCTGTTCCAAATCCATCATTAGTATCTTTATTAGCGTCATCAGCTACAGGATCATTATTCTTAACTTCTATTTCATTAAGAATATTATATTCCTCTTCTTTAGTAAAGAAGAATCCACCAGTTTCATGAGCATAATCAGAAGAATATTCAGATTTATCTTCTTCATCAGTACAATTATCGCAAGTCTTAAGCTGATCTAAATAATAAGATCTAAATGAATTATTAGTATCAGCAATTCTTAATATCTCATCTGCACTTATATCAAATTTGTTTATAGCATCATATATATTCTCTGATGTAAATTTGATATTATCATTCTTTATGATATTAAAGTTCTTTATAGTATCTAAGACTCCTTCTTTGGAATCTAAAGACATAGTATTCGTATGAGGATCAGCATATTTATTTTCATTTATTCCATTCAATATATCTCTTTCTTGAGCTTTGGAGAAGAATAAACCCATGTGATCAACTCCTTCCTTTTTAACTTTAGAGTTCTTTTTAGAATCGATCTTCTTCTTAATAGGATCGTTTTCTACATTACTCTTAACTCTATCTTTTGCTATAGATAATCTATTCTTTGCTATATCTTTTCCTTTGGATACAGCATCTTTGATATTACTTACATTTCTTTCAATATTATCAAATAGCTTTGGTCTACTTTCATTATTATCTTCAGTAGATTCATTCACATTTTCATTATCTATATTTATCATTTTATATCTCCTTGAACCGATACCAAGTTTGTGAGCATATTCTAATATATGAGTGCCATTACGAGTTTCTATTCTTTCTATTACATCTTTACCGTCTTCGGCAGAATATACCAAATCAACACAAGCTTGATCTAATGCTACTGGATCTAAAGATGCAAGAATTCCTATATCTTTCATCGTAGGTTCCTCTGGATGAGAACTGCAATCACAATCTACCGACATATTATTCATTACATTTATAAATAATATTCTTCCTTCTTTAGCTGAGCATACTGATTGGGCAGCTTCAGCCATAGATTCTAAGAAAGGTATTTGTTCTCCACCTTTCCAAGTTCTTTTACTTCTTCCTGCAGTATGTATTAATCTCTTTCCTACTTGGGAAGCAAATCCGATAGAGATATTTTTCAATGCTCCACCGAATCCTCCCATAGCATGTCCTTTAAAGTGAGATAATATAAGGAATGAATCATAAGACTGAAATGTTTCTCCAACAAAGTTTTCAGTAAGATGATTTCCTCCTGTTACAGGTAAAGATATTTGACCATCTGAATCCATAATATCGACGTCAGCAATATCTAAGAATCCATGATCTTGTATTACTTTTATATGCTCTTGTGTAGTATTTCGTTTTCCTTCGTAGGCAGTATTGCATTCGCATATTATACCATTGACTTCATCTACAACAAGTTTAATTAATTCTGGTTTCAAATAATTATTATTACCAGCTTCTCCAGTAGATAACTTAACACCTACTCTACCAGATATACATCCATTGTTAGATATCTTAAATATCTTTAATAGTGATTCTGGAGAAATATTTGATGTAAAGTATACTACCGAATCATCAAATCCAGAATTAGGAATATTTCTTACTGATGATAATCTTTCATAATAGGAGTCATCCTTAGGAAACTTATCATCAAAACTTTCTTTTATAGCTTTAGGCCCTTTCCAATACCTCTTAAAATCATTCTTTTCTCCAACATGAATATCAAGTTGTTCTTCTTTATCAAAGTAGTATTCTATTTTCTTTATGATATTATTAGCTAATTCTTTTCTATCTTCTTCGTCGCAATAGTTAAAGAATCTTATAGCTTGTAATACATGTTCTTTATCATTCAAAGGATACTTTCTCTTCTTAGGAAGACCAAATTCTTTATCTGATAATCCTTTACGATCTTTAGAAGATAAAGCTTCTTCATTTATAGTTCCATAACTCATAAATATCATAGTATCTGTTTGATCATATTCCTTCCATCCAGTTTTGTTATATAAATTTATAGCAGGAGTATTATTCTTTCTTACAGATAATTTTATAGTTTTTAGATCATTAATTGCTATCTGAAGTAACTTTGTTCCTATTCCTTTGTGTTTCATATTATCAGCTACTTCTAAAGCTTGAATCCAAATACCATCACTTTTCTTTTCTGTATTGATTAATCCAACAAATTCATTATTAGAATTTATATATAAATACCCTTTAGTATTGGAATTTACTCTAATATGCCTAAGCATTTTGAATTTGCTTTTATAGATATCAATAGTTTTTTCATCAAGATTAAGTCTTTTAAAATCATTAATATTACTAGATTCATAAATTGAGTCTTCTGGAACACATGGCAAATCATTATTAAAAATAGCGTTAGGTTCTATATTACTCTTTGGTTTTCCGAATAGATTTCTATTACTTATTCTTTTTTCCATATAAGTCATATATTCTGCTCCATTCATACCATACAATTTATTATCTAATGCATTATATTCTATTAAGAAGCTTTTAGTAATCCTACTTCCAGCATCCTTATTTAAATTGTATATGATGTAATTTAAAGCATCTTTTTCTGTATTGAATTCATATACTCCTCGTTTAGGTTTCCAAGAAGATTCAAACCAATAAAATTTATTACCATACTTGAATACAATGAATGTATGTGTTGGTGTACTACCATCAGTATCTACTCCAATATGATAATATGATTTAAACTTTATATCTGGAAAATTTCTTTTAAAGTAATATGCTTCATATGTTACATAATCCCAACATACTCCTCCTTTATATTTATTAAACTCCTGAGGACTAAGCATTCTATAATAATTATCAAAATCTTCACGTTTAATTTCAATAATAGGATTACCATTATTAGGAATTATATATTCATACATATTTAACTCTTGGTTAAATCTTATGATTTCTTCTAGGCTAGTTTTACTATTAGCCTCATTAAAAAATATACCCATATTATTTCCTCCTTAAATATATTTAGAGTATAATATGTAATTAATTTTTCATTGTGGTAGTTTGTTTTCCTAAGTCTGCTGTTCTTGTTGCTGCAGACTGGCCCCATTCTACTTTCATCTTATATCTTATTCTCTGATGCTGTCTTTGTAATGCTCTTTGAGTCATATACAAATTCTTTAAAGCTTTCATATCATCTTTATCTTCAGCCATTTTAATCTGCTTTTCACAAAGATTTAATTCTACTTCAATTTCATCTAAAATAAGCTGTCTTTCTTTTGCTTGAGATGTTTTAGCACAAGCAATAGCACCAATAACACCTACAACAGCAATTACTGGATTTACTAACCATGCTGCACCTGTTGCTAATCCCCAATGGATAACTTTAGATGCACTAGGAATCAATTGTCCTTTAATAACCGCTTCTCTATTTCCTTTCTGCATTGCACGTTCTGCAGAAGAAATAACTGTATTTACTGAAGCATCCACTTGTCTTGATAATATTTTATCTTTATCAGCAAGACTCTGTATTCCTCGCTTGAGATTCTCAGAAGCAAGTTTAAGAGAGTTAGTAATACTAAGTTCATTTACATAAGTAGTATTAGTAATATTCTCTATTACATTATATCTCAAGTCAAGATCATTTATAACAGATTCTGTTGTACAAGAACAAGTACTCTTTTTATTACATTTACTATGTTCCAAGTCCCAGATACAAGTATTTAATACACTCTTTGAATAGAAATCTGTACTTTCTGCATCTTTCAATTCTTTAAGTCTACTAGAGAATACTTTATTCAATGATTCCGGATTGATTATCTCTGGTTTATTTATAGATATAGTAGTAAGAACTTCTGCTACATTATTACCAAAACCAGTAGATATTTTTGATGCTTGATTTGCTAAAGTTATATCAATAAAATTATCATCAAGATCTATCATTCTATTGATACTTTCTTCTATACATAATACAGACTTAAGATGCTCTATTAATGATTCATCTAAGTCTTCATCATCGTCATCATCCACAAGATTAAGATTATAATCATAATCTTCAAATTTATATACAGCATCTTCAAGAGACTTCTTATATTCTTCTGCTCTCTTGATAGCTTTTTCATCACTTAATTTATCTATCTTCTTTTCTACTTTTTCTATTTCTTTATTATATTCAGATATCAGCTTCTTCATCTGCTTACGCTCCAAGGTAAGCTTCAATGTGAAATCTGCACATAATGCTATGAATCCTGGAATAAGACCAAAAGAAAAAGCACCAATTATCATCAATCCTCTGAGAAGACCAAGAAAATTTGGAATACCATCAATAATATCCTGAGGGTCTTTGGTATATATCTTATATATAAGAGACTTCATAGCTGCCGGAGTCTTCTTGGGAAGCATCTTGAATTCATCAATAAGCTTATCTACACTATTACCTATCTTGGCTTTCATATCGTCATTCTCAAGTATAGAATTAATGAAATTATCACTAAGATCTGTAATACCATAACTCATAAGCTCATTAATAGCATCATTAGAAGTATTATATTCTGACTCGAAGATATACAAACTATTTATTTCTTTATCATCATATCCATTTACTTTAGACAAAGTAGTTTTAAGATCTTTGATATGATTTTCAGTAAGAGTTTCAGGACTCAGCATAAAATAATCTGTAACAGTTTCAAGTATAGTTTTTCTATCACAATGTATAGCATTCTTATACAATGTATACTGTATATTCTCCAAAGCAACTTTATACTTAACCCCATAAGGAATATCATAAGTATCAATAAAGTTACATAAAGTAAATATAGTATCCTTAACATCATAAGAATTTTCCTGCACATACTGATTGAATGAGAATCTCTTATTAAGCTTCTTCTGATTAGAGATAACTGTACATATAGCTTCACTTATACTACAAGTATCAAGAATCTTATCAAAGCATTTTTCAATAGATTCACTCTGAGGTTTAGGTTTATTGTTTGATGGTTGTGGTTGACCAAGGGTTTTAGATGCTGCTGTTTTAGCTTTAGTAATTTCAGCTTTTACTGCAGTACCAATCTTATGTCTATTCATCTGGTCAGTACTCTTTCCGTTACGAACTTTCTTCGTAGACGGAACAATTTCTTTAGATATTTTGTTTTCAACTTCTTCACACAGATATCTACAAGCTTCTTCTATTCTGTAGATATTTTGAGACTCTTGATTACAAATTTCAATGAATGCATGGACCTGTTCTTGAATCATTGCATTTTTGTTCTTGATCAGATTCAAATAATTAAAATAATTATACTGTGGTATGTCTGCTACAGATAAAAAATTTGAATTATTTGTAGCTGATTCTGTTACCATATTGGGTAATGATAATTCTTTTGATAATACGTCTTTCATGTTAATTAGCATCAGGATCCACCCTTCCTTTATAATAATTTACTATTAAGTTAACCTTAAAATGTTTAGATACATATTATAATAATGATATAGATATATCAATATATAATACAAGGGAGGAACCAAAGATGCTTAGTGAAAGCAAAAAGAAACTTCATATGGCTATAAAGGTAGCCACAGTAAAGGCATACAAACTTCTTGAAAAGGAGATTGGTGAAAATGAATTAGCAATCGAATTGTTAAGACATAAAGAAAGGGATTCTTTAATAGATCTTGATCGTATAATCAAGAATGTTAAAGCTCCAGAGTACAATAATAATGAAAAGACAATGAGTCTTCTTTATTATAGTATAAATGATACTTTAGATAGAGGATTTACATCTTTTTACAAATGTGCATCAGAAGATAAGACATATGGTAAAAATGTAAATGTAGATAATTGTAGACTTATAATTGATAAGTATGTTTCTACAGTAAAATCACTTGTCTATAACTATTGAAAAGAGATAACCGATGGATTTTACTCCATCGGTTTTATTTTTTGTTAAACTGTCATTATAATAGGTAAATTAGTCTGAGCTCCACTAACCTGAGCAGATTCCAATCTATCCAGAACTTCAGCACGTCTACTTGCTTTATCCTGAAGATCTGATAATTTAAGATCTATATTTACATATACTGTCTCTAATGCTTCATAATATTTAAGCTCTTCATATAACCAAGATGCAACATCTGCTGTAGCAAGATCTTCAAACACACCCATCATTGTAGGACTTATTGTACATAATGATGGACTATGTACACATAATACTTGTACAGGAACGTTCTGAAGTCCATGTGATAAATCCATATTATTTACACTAACAAGTCTAAACATATTTGGTTCTTTGAATTCTATATAGATTCCTCTATTGAATAAAGACATATGATCTGCTCTCATTTGCATAAGACCTATATCATCAAGACCATATGCATCTGAATATACATCATACAAACCATATGCTCCAGGAGATTCTCTTCCTGTATATTCATCCCAATCAATATCCTTAACACCAAGGATTTCTACTGAATCACATATACTATCTTCTATATAAAACCATCCATTCTTTTTCTTAGCATTATCTACATGAATCGTTATCTTATTAGGAAAATATCTACTGAATGTGACTAATGAATCTTCTATGATTACTGCATTAGCCCATTCATCCTTACATAAATAATCTGGTAATTTAAGCTGTCTTGTACCGAGTCGTCGTTCTATTTTATTAAGAAGTCTCGTCATATTATTGATATTATGAGCCATATTAACTCCTCCTTAAAAATGGTTATTTTTATATATTATTATAATGTAAACTATAATATATCTCAAAACTAAGGAGGCAACAAACATGTTGGACTTAAACTTTTTAAAACAAAACCATCAGATACTTGAGTATACTGAGAATAAAATAATAGAGGTATTCAATTTATTGAATCCTAAACTTACATTTTATAATTGTAGATTAGAAATATCATATTTATATACAACAGATTTTAATTTAGGAGCATTTGGATCTGGTATTACAACAATATATGTATATAATGTCATAGATTCTGCAGTTGAAATTATGGATTCTGTATTTACAGTTAATGGATATATAAATCAAGAGACTATATATAAGATTATAAATTCATTAGTATATTCAGCTGTTGTACATGAATTATGTCACTCAAAACAATTGATGCTAAATATATGCAGAGATGATATCTACATGGCTCATATTGAAAATGAGAATGAAATAGAAACAAAATATCAATTAAATAATCTTATAGGGAATGGAGTAATATCAATAGATGAAATTGATATGAACATAATTAATTTTATTAATAAAGCTACAATACCAGAGAACTACAGTGGATATGATCATTCTATAAATGGAGTTCATTGGCTATTATATAAAATTCTTCAGTACGATAAAGAAGAATATTTTGAACATGCAATTTCTGGGGAATTTGGAATGATTGATTGTGATATTCTTAAAAGAATCGATGATGTATTAAAATCTGGAGCAAAAATAAATATAAAATTATACAATGAAGAAACTCAAAAATTGTATCATGCTTGTCTTAATCCAGAAGAAAAAGATGTTATCGATTATAATGCTCTTGCATATCTTATAGATGGATATAATAGTATGGATTTTTATAGCGCAGAAATCTATACAAAATTAGCGACAGCATTTTTTATAGGTTTTCATATATATGATGTATCTTTATCAATTCAACCAACTAAGCGATTTCCCATAGGTAGCATATATTAATTAATATTAAAGGGGTCTAAATAGATCCCTTTATTTTTTCTTTCGTTTAGCCAGTTTTAAACATATGAGTAATATGATATTACATTTAAAGGAGGATTATATATGAGCAAAGCAAGTACCCCTATAGGATACATATTACAAGAAGAATCTTCTGTAGTTAAAAATATGAAAATAGTTGCAGAAAGCGGTAGAAGAGTTACAGCTGAAGGCATTCTTCAGACAGCAGAAGAATTGAATAGAAATGGAAGATTCTATGAAAGAAAAGAACTTTTCCCAGAATTAACTGGTCCTAGAATAACAGAATTACTTAGTACTGGTAATCTTAAAGGTGAAGATGGTCATCCTTCTTCAAAAGAACTTACTAGACAGCAGACTATAGATCCAATGTTTACTTGTGTAAAGTATCTTAAACTTTGGACCAAAGGTGATGATATCTGGGCTACTTTCAGAGGAGATAATACAGCAAGAGGTGAATACTTCGATCTCGATCTTAGAGATGGTGATCTTCCATCATTCTCTCTTAGAGCCTTAGGTACTATTGATAATAAAGGTGGTAAGGCTTATGTAAGAAATGTAAGAGTTATCACTTGGGATAGAGTATATTATCCATCTCATAAGAGAGCATATACTAAAGGTATTGTATCAGAATCTGGTAGTCTTTTATCTTCTAAACTTGCTGCTCCAAGGGGTGGTATAAACGAAAGTGGTATTCTTACTATAGATGGTTCATCTAATCAGTTATATGAAACAGAATCTTCAGGTATTATAGCTCCTGTGACTAATGATTCAGTAATTAATTATATTAAGACAGAATCAGCTAATATTCATACTATTATGAATAATTTCGATATTTTCTATGATACTATAAGCCTTACTGAAGACGGTAACTCTATTCAGATGGTAGATAAAGCTGGTAATACTATTATAGTAAGTCTTGAGAAATATATATTTGATGAGATTATGAACTATATTTAACAAAAAATAAACGGGATGGTTTAAAACCATCCCGTATTCTTTTAACTAAATGCAAGAGCAATAGTATTATAGCTATCAACTAAAACAAATTCTACCTTTTGATATTTGTCTCTAAGTGATTGAACTATTTTCATCATTGCCTTAATAGATCTTAATGATACCATATCATCTTTCAATATAGCAAACTCATATATATTATTTTTTGGTATTTCTAATATATTTATCTTGAATCCTTTTGCTTTTTTGCTTATGGTTGTTTTTAAGATTCCTCCGGTTAATGTGATCTTGTCTAAATCACTTAATTCACAGTTATTCCCAATAAATGTAACAAGTCCGCCACATACACTTTCAAATGCTTTATCATTATTTAATGGAGTACCATCAACTATAGGTTCTCCTTTACAAGTAATAATATTATTATTGAATATCTTAACAGTTTGTATTACATTATACATATAATCTTCCCTATCAAGAATATCTATAAATATATCATTCATCTCTAATACATTATAATACGTATTACTCATTATTTCTACAGCTTCAATTCTTAAATCCTCATCAGGATCTCTATAGGAGCCATATGTCAAACTTGCAGTAATACCATATGCTGCATATAAGAACATCATAGATTTAAATAATTCTGAATATGTATCATCCTTTACTATAGATGATATAGTTTCTTTGATATATTCTACAAAATCATCATCTATCTCTACATTCATTTTAATATTGCTAATTGAACAGATCGATGCAATACATAATTCTTCTAAATCTATAATAATAGATTCTTCGCTATATTTATAATATTTCATATCACTATTTCCGACGATACAAACACCTAAGTTTAAAGGCTTAAATTCATATGATACAATATATGAATCTTTTAACTTGAATATCAATTCATCAAGATAGCCTGATACATATCTCTTTACCATATTCATATAAGTCTTTGTTGTTTTATTTAAGTATTTTGAAAATAAACATGCCTTTCTTACTACTTCTTTTGGATCTTTCATTACTCATCCTCCTCAGCTTTAAGCATAATTACAACAGTATCATCTTCTTTTTCTATAATCTTATCTATAACACAATCAATGACTCCAATGGTTTCCATAATCTTATAGTTTCTTTTCGGAGTAATGACTATATTATTGTATATGAATGTGATATCTTTATATTTAGATAAAGATATATCATCAAAATAGTCAGTAAAAGTATGTGTAATATATGTAGAATACATTATTCCTAAATCGGCTTCTCTGAAGTCTAAAATATAATTATCTATAATAGAACCAAGATCATACTTGTCAGTATAATTTTTTACTACGTATCGTATACTTTCATTAAATAACTCATATATATTGTAGATATGTATTGTTATAAGCTCTGGATCATCTGTCTTAGGACGTGAATATACATCATTAACAGCAATAATAAAATCATTGAGTATTAATATTTTTAATGCTACAATCATATCGAATCCATTATTCATTACTTTCATTAATCTCTCTGATACTGTATATATTCTTTCTTCACTAATAAGCAATTTATGAATATGAGGATCATAATCTATACGATTTCCGGTTTCCATAGATAAGTATAAATCCTCGTTATTTACCTTTCCTAAATACATTGCAAAATTGATTCTATATGGAGCTCCTGCTGACATAAGAAACTCGTTATAGATATTGTTAAACCATGAGAATATCCAATCATTTCTCATAAAAATTAACTGACTGAATTGCTCAGAGTTTAAAATTTCATCTAACTGCTTTTGTTTTTCCATTTTAATCATCCTTTCTTGATTTTTAAAAAGTTATGCCATATGGAATAAAATCCATATGGCTGTATTTAATATTAGATGGCTCACATGGGGCTTGAACCCATGACCCCTTGATTAAAAGTCAAGTGCTCTACCGACTGAGCTAGTGAACCTCTAATATATTGTTGATACTATAGTAAATTATTACTTCATATCAAAAATTACATATGCTGTAGAATCATCATATTTAGTCTTAGATCTCATACTATGTTTATTAGTCTTAACGATATTGTTAATCTCATAGCAATATAAGATATAATTATCTTCACATATGTAATTTATATTACCTTTAAAGACTGGTATACTAATTACACCATCATTAATGGTTTTAAATACAATATACACGTCTTTTCCTATATGAATATTTCCTCTGATGTAATCATATAGCATATTTATACCCATAGAGTAATCATTTTCAAATGTAAACTCATCAAAGCATTTTTTAGAGTCATCTGCATATCTGTATATAGTATTAAGCAATAACTTTACATAATCATTATATGCAACATCTCTATTCTTAGAAACCATAGCTAAATAATAATCCTTAGAACTACCAAAGGTAGAACATGAATCATCTATATCATGGTATAAAAGAGTTATGAGCTTATTATAATCAACAATCTTACTGTATGGAGTTATTTCATCTCTAACAAAATCTAATGTATGAAGTAGAGACGATAAATTACTGTATTCAGTATCTATTGGTAATAATAAACTATCGCTTAATACTATTTTTGAAAATTCCTCTACAAGTTTTAGTTTTATAAAATCTTCTCCTATATTACCATTTCTAAGAAGATAATTATAAAAAGTTTCTGTATATACTGTAATAGTATCTCCTGTAGTGTTTATTACAATGAAATCATCTGTTGGAGATCTACGAGATATTTCAACATTGCTAATCATTATATTATACTTTTTAAGCATACTTAATAAAGATCCACAAATGCTATTGCATACTCGTTCTATTATAGCTATATGTCTCAGTTTATTTATCATGTCCTTCCCTCCTTAATTTGGCTAACTCGTCCAAAAATGAAATCCTAGTATTAGAATTACTAGTTGAAGTTGCCGGTGTTTCTTCGACATATTCTGGTACATTGTTTCCGAATGATGTCATATTATATCCAAATTCTGGTCTTTGTATATAATTCATCATCATTGCAGAATGATTTATCGGATCAAATTTATTCACTATATAATGCAATTCTACAAATCTTTCTATAGAAATATCTGTATATACATTACTACTACCTATATACAATCTGACCCCTGGTTTATTGAATGAAATTGTTGGTTCAAGACCAACAAAATTATTCCCATATACCTCCATTTGTAATGGTGGTACAGCAGTTACTACTTTATATCCTCCTTCTTTATCTTTTTTAAATATATTATTAAAATCTGGACCATCGAACCAGACCATGGCCATATTCAATAATTTAATGAACATAATAAAATCATTAAGATATAGAACTATTTGAGTCCTATCAGTTGTTTCTGTTTTGCTTTTTGTTATATTAAAATGATAGGAATACCTTCTTCTTATCATAATACCAGAACTAAGATTATATTCCTCATGTATAGGATTAATCGTATTCTGTGATTTATTTTTACTATATAAAGATGTTGTAAAAGTAAATAATGTATAAGGATCCAACTGACATAAAACATCAGTTATCTTATTATAATCTTTATAATCATACATAAGGGATTTCCCCCTTGAGTAGTTTAATCTTCATAAAGTTTCCTCCTTGTATGTACTACTATGATAATAATATATGTCTAAATATGTTTTAGTATCATAGTAAATAAAAAATAAAGAGCTCCGAAGAACTCTTTATTTTCTTGTTTTCGCATAATTAATTATATACGATTTCAGATTCAATATCATATGTTGCAGGATTTACACTATTTGGACTTGCAGTTAATAATACATATTTTATTTTAGAATTATTAAATTCTACAGCATAGTTATGAATATTATTCATATAATAATCGCCGTTATAATGCATATTAAAATTATATTTGTTAGTCGGCTGACCAATATTATTCTTATCTGCAAGCTCTATGAGATATGCCTTAATACCTTTATTAGTATAAATTCTTTTAGCTACATCACTAGCTAATTGCAACATTCCAGGATTGATATCATTAGATACAAAATTCAAACGCATCATCTTTCTATTGAAATCATTGCCGTTTTTATTTTGATCTTGTTCTATTGATACTATAGGACTTCTATTAATTGAATTAGATATATTCTTGCTAGCCCTCTGACCAATGTTTATTGTATTAGAATCATTTGGTAATGAAAGCCCGCAGTTATTTATAGCTTTTGCTTTTTGTTTATTATTATAATTTTCTGATATTATATATTTAAGAACATCATTCTTTGGATATACCCATTCTCTAAAGTATAAATCTTTATTATAATAATAGCAATGAGCAGCAAATTCTGTACAACGCTCAATAATTAAGAATAAGTCCATATTAGCATAATAAGTTGGAAGTACTATATTTTCTAATTCTGTCTTAATCCATATTGGATTTTGTACTGGCCGCTCATCGGATATAAATAAATTCCCATTATTAATTGTAAAATATCCTTCATCAAGACCAATTGATATAGCATAACTTGTATATAACTTGTTATCTATAATTGCAATTGGATAATGATCTTTAGAAGAGAAATATTTATCTATCCAGACATCTTTCTCATCTTTAGATATATTACATACTGTTGGAAATTTATATATTCCAGCTGCAAGCTTTGCATCCATGACATTTGGGCTTTCTAAGTCTATATCTTTCTCAGACATATACTTTCCTATAGCATCATTTAAACTAAATCTTTTTCCTGTTTTCATTTTAAATTCCTCCTTAAGAATTAAATATATTTTGTTATCATTGTAATAATATGTATCCAAAAAACATATTAAAACAGGATGAGAATATATCTCATCCTGTATGGTTTTATAGATTAATCATCAAAGAATATTATAGGAGACATAGGTCTCTTAGATTTTCTCTTCGGATTTTGTTTCCATCTATCTATTTCATCTAACTTCTGATATATAATATTATCATTATATTTTTCTGTAGAACAACTAGTAGCATACTTCTCAAATATAGGTTCTTTAGCATAATAATATTTTCTGGTTTGGTAAAATCCGGTATCAACTAATTCTCTATATGAAGTATTTTTATCTCTAGTTCTTCCTAAAGTTTGCCTCGCAATTACCTCTGATTTAAAAGGCTCAGCAAGTACGATTGTCTCTTTTAAGCCTTTTATATCCATGGCAGCACCACAAGACTTGGTAGTTGATAAAATGACATCTTTTTCTAATTGCTCTTGCTTAGTGCTCTTATCAGATACAGATGTAAATATACCAACTCTACCATAAAAATCTGGACAATTTTCCATTATCCAATCATATACATATTTTATAGCATCATTTGTTCCTATATAAACTAGAACTTTACCATCTACTTCTGTTCTTATATGATGCATTAATATCATAAGCATATTCTGAAAATTCTCTTGTTTTACTACATAATTAGTATACTTATTTCTATCAATACCATATATTCTATTAGAACAGAATTTCATGTCTTTTGGTGTTGGTTCAGAATTATAGAACATTGCTATATATTCTGTCCTAGGATCTAGATCTTCATCGAACATATCTAGCTTAGGAACATTCTTAAAATATAACTTATATAAAGCATTCTCATCTTTATCACTCCTTGCTGGGGTCGCAGTAAGATATAATGTAAGATAAGTATTACTAGCATAATCTATCTTGCACATATTATCAAAATTAAGATGGGCTTCATCATAAATCTTTATACATAATTTCAAGAATCTAAACAATTCTCCAATACTTTCCCAACTGGTATTCTTAGCATAAGTTTCTAATGTCTGATGAGATACAAGATATATTTTATATCTATCTATCAATTTAGGATTATTAAGAAGCTTATGTATATCAGAAGTTCCAGTGATATGACATATTTGTTTTTTGGTTATATCAGTATATTCTTGTATACGAACTTTCCACTGATTTAACCATTCTACAGAACTGGTTATTATTATTGCAGGTACACTTAGATATGCTACAGCAGCAATAGTAATATATGTCTTACCAAATCCTGTAGGACAAGCTATTAGCTTTTGAGAATAATCATTAGTCCAACTATACTCTTTATTACCTAGAATAAATCTTAATGCTTCAGATTGTCTATCATCTCTAGGTAATGTTTTAATCATAGTATCAGATGTTTTCATAAAATCATCTGTTTTAGCAAAAGTTGCTTTTGCTTTAACTTGATTTTCTACATACCATATATCTATACCTCTGGGGAGATATAGAATACATTTCTCAGGATCATACTTAGCACATTTGAAATTAAGTGAATAATTTACCGGATCCTGTATTATGAAGAATGATTCAAGTCTGCTACAATCTCCATAGTGGTAATCATTTACCACTATGGATGTTTGTCTAACTTCAATTTTGTTTTCCATTATTCATCACCATTCAACCAAACCTCAGAAGTTACTAATTCTGGATTTGTAATTAATTCTATAGGACTTATAGGCCTATGTTTCTTAGTACTCTTTGGCTTTTCATAGTCTATATCATTTTGTGGATGTACTTTGACAAAATCATCATACATACTAGAACCATGTTTTTTGAATGTCAAAGGAGATACTAAATTCTTAGAGAACTTTTGATACATAAATGACTTTATTGGAGATGGATTCATCATCAATGCTTGATCCAATGTCAATATAGTATAATCCTCATTAGGATTTTCCCAATTAGGCATCATAAATACATCATTAGCAGATCTCATTTGATTAGATAATAATACTTCATAATGAATTGCCATAACTGAAATATTACATTCCATCTGAGTCTGAATCATTTCTTGTAAGATCTGATTTTTATCCATAGATGTTGTTACATCTTTCTTATTGAGAATATCACTAATCCTATACAATGAACGACTAAGTTCATTATTCTGAATCTTGATACAGAAGATATCTACACCTTCAAGTTCACTTAATGGTATTATTATCTTATCACCATCAATACCTTTACCATATTCTCTGATAGCTCTATTCAAATCACTAGTTATATAAAGTTTATCCTTTTCTTTAGTAGTGATTGGATATTCATTAACGCCATCTATTATAGTAAATCTTGTTACATACTCATTGTATACTTCGCTATATCTTGAGTTCATAGCATATTCATCATAATCCTCAAGTTTTTCTGACATAGAATATGCTGCTTGTGCATACTCATCATCATTTTCCAATTCGATATCACTCTTATAAACCTCAAGGAATTGGTTTTTAATATATTCGCAGTCGTTCAATCTTAAGGTATTTCCATCAACGGTTATCCATTCTTTAAAACTACCTTCCCAATCCATAGCTACCACAGATGCTCTAAGCAAATGTTTAGCAGAAAGAAGTCTTTGAGTTAATATAGAAGTCAAAGACTCTGCTGCATTCTTTCCTGGATTTATATGTCTTAAACTATATGCTAAGTTACCATAGCACTTATAGCATATACCTTTTCCTTTGGCATGACTAGCACAAGTCATCGGACTTCTGAGATATATAGTCATACCAATGAGATGATAATCATCATCTTTGATAATTCTTTCAACTCCACCTGGATTCATTCTATACCATCTATCTCTAAAGAAAGATAACATTTTTTCTGAAATTATTGTTATCATTATAAAGTTCTTTGTACAGCAATCATAGTGAGGGTCTGGATGTATTTTTGTATCTACATTATTCAGACCAACTATTCTTGCCAAATGTCCTGAGGTTCCTATATTATCTTTATTGATAATCTGAGCTTGTCTACCTACAGAGGCATCTATAAAGATATCTTCAAGAGTCTCTAAACCTCTATTCATGAATGATTTATTTATAGAATATTCAAATATTCCTCCATGACCATCTGGTTTAGGACCTATATTAACAGCTACTTCTTTAAACTGAGCTGGGTTAATACCTTCACCGGTTCTAAAAGAATCAGCAATACAGAAATCATATCCAAGATATTTCTTTGCATCTTTGATATGCTCTATAAGTTTCTTAGTATATTTCATACCAACATCTGGTACATCTTCTATTGGAACATCGCTTAAATCAAGATGCATCAAATCATTGAATTCTTTATCCTTTTGCATAAGAAAGATAAAGTCTTCATTACACATTGTATTACATAAATACATCTGAAAGTTTGCTATATCCAATAATCTATATATAGAATCATCTATAGTATTATTTATTATTACTGGATCCAATAATGTTCTATTTGGATCTATATGATTCTTATCTATCCACTCCTTAATAGAATTAGGAGTAATATCTTCTGGGAAATATAAATTATTTGAATGTATTCTTCTTCCTACATTAACTATCATTCCCCAGAGTATCATATTAAACCATAAGTCTTGTATAGTCAATCTACAAGGACCTTCTGGAAATATTACTTCTACTTTGACAGATTGGCACCATTCTGTTTCTATACTATCCATCATTATATTCAATATTCCATCAACGTATCCTTTCCAATTAGAACTATTGACTTCATCTGTTATTATTGTTTGATATCCATAAGTTGCTAATGGAGCCATACAATAATAGTTTTCGTACTTTGTACACGGTGTCATACTCATTTTCTTTTCCTCCTTTAAGTATTCTAAATATATAATATCTAAATACTCACAGCTTTAAAATGTTTGAATAGTTTATATTAGCTTTATTAAATCTATAAAGCCCTATACTATCCAATGGGAAGTTCTTTATATTATCATTCACAATAGAACTATAATCAATAAACTCGATTATCCATTGTGGTACTGGCTCTCCAATTGGAAGAGCTACAGAATCTATTTCAGAACTAAACTCAGTATATTCATTCATGAGTTTTATGATTTGCTCATATTTCTTTGGATTATCTACACTGAGATGTGCTATATTTTCTCTATTTATAGATACCTTTATGATATCAATAGAATTTCTTGCACTTAAATCTAATGCTTCATATCCTTCATCTCTCAAAGCATTATATACTATACTAGCTTTAATACCTTGAATACTCATCGGCTTAGGATAATTATGCATAGCTTTTACTGTTAAAGGCTTATAATAACTCTTATCGCCTTTTTGAAGCTGAGATATTATACCTTTCTCAAATATAATAAGCTTCTTTAATACTGTCAATGGATTAATCTTATCAACGTCAAGAATATCATCTTTTAATATCTTTTGAAGTTGTTTCTTAGCACCCTCTGACAATGTGTTTTTATTTATAGGTAAACCCATTATTGCTAATGACTTAGACTTAGATACTGGATTTCCCTCTTGGAGTTCTCTGATATCAGCATAGTTTTTCTTACCATCCGTTGCTAATAATCTCTTGAATAAGAACTCATTTTTCATTATTATCATACACTTATGAGTCTCAGGATCATAGGAATAACTATTCTTTGTATACCTTTCCATATAATCAACTATAAGTGCTGAACCAATATATCCCATTATATTTATAATAGAATGCCTTAAAGAATCTTGCGGTATAAGATATATAGGATTTTGAAGTCTTTCTTTCTCCAATATCTCATCATCTACAAAACTATAATCTATTTTACCCTTAATTTCTTTAATAGGATTTATAGTTTCGTAATCACCAAATTCATCTGCCTTAATAAACTTAATAGGATCATATAGCCAATGGGCTATATGAATATCTTCTTCTTTGATAAGTTCAAGTACAAATCTATACCAAGCATCAAGTGATATGATATTACTATCTGTATCTGTAACTATATCTATTGCTCTTGGCATTATTTCTACTCTATCTAATCTATCAATATAATGATGACCATAATATACATATTCCTTTACGATATCCAATACAGTATCCAATTCCACTTTGATTTCTTCTGGTGGTTTATTCGGATTAAGGAATGGTTTCTTAAGCATCTTAAGAAGATTTATAAGAGATTTCTTCATTGTAGAATTTAGAAAGAAGCTATAAAGATTATTCTTATAATATAATCTATTTATATCTTCTTGTGATAAACTCTCAAGAATATTCATAACTATTTGCATATCTTTATCAGTTGGAGTCCAATAGAATCCTGCTGTTGACATAATCTTATACCAACATTCCTCTACTGTTATATCTTCATCTAAGATATCTAAGTCTTTAAATACTCTTTCATTCTTTTCTCCTATGACGTTATGAATGAATGTAATAATTTCATTCAACGAACCAAACTTTACGTTATTAGCCAAGAATGATTCAAAGAATAATAAAGATGCAGAAGTATATGATCTACCCTGTGTAGTAGTACTTTCTGCAACATGCAAGTTATAAAATAAACAATTAGGCTGACCCAATGCACCATATAAGGCATTTGCATCGATCTTTGCCAAAAGCTGAACTAAGTTATATTTCTGAAACATTTCTGATCCAACCGGATACTTAAACATTTCTTTTTTAGCTTTAGTTCTATTGTCTATAAACTTCTGTAATAATTTTGAGAATGGATTATCCATCTCAGAATGATGATACCACATAACACCTGCTGATGTTATGATAGGCTTTCTGTTTTCAAAGTAATTTACAATCTCTAAACCATCTGTATCTACTGTTTGATTTAAGTAGTTATTATAGATTTTGAGACTAAAATTCTTAAATCTTTTATTAATAGAATAATCTACTGCTGAGTTTAAAGCTTCATACGACATCTCAGGATTATTCAGTTTTAACATGTCTATTGCAATATTTTTATACCTTTGTATTGCACTAGACTCCAAAAAATCTTGTTCATTCATTGAAGTTTCCTCCCTTTCTTTCTTGTATTTAAATGTTTTTGGACCTGTATAAACTTAATTAAATCACATTTACTTAGAATAACATTAATGTAAATGGATATTTATATCTGATTCCAAAAATATAATATATAATATTTTAAATTTTTAAGGAGGAATAATAGTATGGGTTTATTTAATAATACCAAAACTGAAGAAAATATAATGGAAATGGAACTTCAGAATCCTAATGAACTTGCTGAAGCCATGATCCTTGACGAACTTTCATTCTTGACAGACGATCAGAAAGAAGAATTCGCTGTATCAGAAGTTTGTACAGAGCTTATTGAAGAAGGCCTTCTTAAGAGACAGTCTGTAGTAAGACTTACAAGAAATGATGACCTTTCTAGAAGAATGAAGCTTGCTGCGTTCCAGCTTGCTAAGGAAAGACAGGATCCACTCTGGTCAATGCTTGTAAAGAACAGAGTAAAAGAAAGAGCTCTTATTGGTAAAATTATGCAGAAATACCGTGGTCAGGCAGGCAAAGCTGCTAAGGTTTCTCAGAAGACTTATATCAAAGGCAAGTTGCCACTTTCAATGCTTAGACCTACAAAGATGGGCTAATACTTAACTAGAGGATGAAGTTTATCTTCATCCTCAATTTTTATATGGAGGTGTCATTATGCCAAATATTGGATCTCCAATGACATTGACAGTATATCCTCACTTGGAGACTACAAATAAATCTTTTTTAAATATGCATTACTTCTTAAAAGAAAAAGGAATTAAGAATAATGCATTTATGCTTGCATTATATGATACTGATCTTGCTGGTATTAATCCACACGATCCTGCATTGAATTTTGTAATGAAGCAGAAGATACATATAGAATGCCAAAGAAACTATTGGTATTTCTTAAGAGAATGTGTAAGAATACCTGTTTCTGGCGCTACTGGTGGTGGTGCTAAATATGAACTCCACCGAGGAAACTTAGCATTTAATTTTTGTTCTTGTTTGAATCTTAATATATTCTTTGAGATTCCAAGACAGCAATATAAGACAGTATCTGCTTTATGTAGATACTTATATTTGTTTAACTTTGGTACTACTAATTCTGAGATATCATTCTTGCATATACAGATGAAGTACTCTAAGGCAAACTTACAAGCTTTTAAAGAATTAAGAGAATCTCTTCCATCTTATCTTAGAATGGATCAACAATTCTCTAGTAGAGACGGTCGTAAATTAAAAGCCCCAAATACAACAGAATCATTACAACACCCATTTGCTAACAACAAGATTAGAACTGTAGCATCTGCTAGATCAGAGCAAGCAGCAGCAAACCTCCTCAGAGGTCGTTCTCTTCCATTGATTTGGGCAGATGAGTGGGCATTTATACCATATAACAAAACCATATATTCAAATACAGCACCTGCATTTAAGACTGTTGCTGATATTGCTAAAAGAAATGGTACAGCATATGGTATTCTTATTACAACAACTCCTGGATTCTTGACTACAGATGAAGGACTTTCAGCTTTCAATATGAAAGAGAATGCTACTAAGTTTGATGAATCCTGGTATGATATGAATTATCAACAATTGACTCAACTACTTGAGGCAAATGTAAATTCAGATTTCGTATATATAAGATTTACTTATCAGCAATTAGGACGTTCAGAAGAATGGTTTAGAGAAATATGCAAACTTATGCTTTCTGGTGGTGCTACATGGGCTGATATCAGAAGAGAAGTTCTTCTTGAATGGTCTAATAGTGTTAATAATTCTCCATTTACCCAAGAGCAAATGGAAATTGTTTCTCAGCTTACTAGAGAACCTAAGAAGAGAGTACTTCTTCTCGGTAAATATTACTTTAATATATATCAAGAGATCGATACAAAGAGAGTAATTCCTATAATGGGTGTCGATGTATCTGGTGGTTATAATCGAGATTCATCTGCTATTACTCTTATTGATCCAGCCACAACTAAAGTATTTGCTGACTTTAATTGTAATTATATTCCTACGGATGAATTGTCACTTGTTATTTTGGAAATATTAAAGATGCTTCCAGCTGGATGTGTAATTAATATAGAGAGAAATGGTGGTTTCGGTGCATCTGTCATAGGAAACTTGCTCAAGACTAGAGCAAAGAAATACTTATATTTTGAGATGAAAGAAAGAGAGTTAGAAGAAACCGTACAGACTATAAGAAGCAAAAAGAGAAAACAGCTTGTTAAAGTATATGGTTTCGATAACACCAAAGATTCCAGAAATCTTCTTATGGATATTCTTAGAGATCGTATGGAGAACCATAAAGATAAATTTGTGTCTAAGAAGATATATGAAGAGCTCTTAGGTCTTGAATATAAGAAAAACGGAAGAATTGATCACTCATCCAATACCCACGATGACCAAATATTCTCATATCTTCTTGCATTATATGTATGGTATTATGGTGTAAATCTTAAGGAAGATTTCCATATAGATAAACGTGATCTTGTAACTGATAGCGATTCTATAGATGAAGTTATCACATTTGAAGAAAAGAAAACAGATATTCTTAAAGATATGTATACTCATCCAGCTATATCTACAAAGCTTAAAGAAATGGAATCTGCTAAAGGTATGCTATATCATGAATGGGAAGCACAGCAGAAAAAAGAAGATGAAGAAGCATTGAGATCTTTATTATCTCAAGATCATATACGAAGAGTATATGAAGATAAGTATGGATATGCTGAAGGAGAATTAGATAGAGAATATAAGAATAATGAGGAAATGATATATAAGAGTATATATGCAGATCTTGATAACGCAGATTATGAATATGATAATATTGATTATCTAGAAGAATAGCTATTCTGGGAAGGCTTATAGTAGTCTTCCCAGGTTTATTTTATACATATTATCAAACTTTATATTAAAAATTTATATAGGAGGATAATATTATGAGTCAATTTGCATCAAATAACTATGAATATAATATTATGACAGAATCAGAAGTATCATCTATATTAGATCATTTTGATGATAATTTATTAATGGATGTCGTCCATAGATATCTAGAAACAAAGATGAATAATTATATTAGTAGACCAAATATAATCAATAGTCTTGAAAATAATTTTAAGCATTTGCTTGTTACATTCCCTGAAAAGAAAGAGGAAATAGAACAGACAAGAATAAACACGTATGAAAAGATTATAGATACATTATGCTCTGAGTGTAATGTATCATTTAATTATCGTGATGATATGGATTATTTCACATGTGCTCAATATATGTGGGATTTTCTAGCATGTAACTTTAAAGATTATTTAGTTCTTTTCTTTACTAAATTCATTAGTCAGGAAAAAGATTCTATATATAATGCTCTTAAGTTAGATAAATATAAGAAGTCTAAAGATAGTAGTACAATATATGGTAAGAATAATTATGAAGATCAGCAGATTGCTATTATAGCAGCCAATATAGCAGAAGTATTAAATTATATTAAAGGATTTGATATTTCGTTAGAAAATATTTTACACTTCTGCTATGATCGAGCAAGAGCAAACTTTATATCTTCAATTATAATTGATAATGATGGTCAGTTCTATACTAAAGTTTATTATACTGCATTGGAAGCAAACTTTGGAGAAGTTATAACGGATCTTAGATTATCAATTCAGAGAGAATATGCTAATAATCTATCTGCATCATTTTATACTAATACAACACCAACGGAGGATTAAGATAAATGAATAATATATTAGATGAAAAAACAAAGTCAGAAATGAATGCATTTAAGAAATTGTCAGAGGAAGTAATGGGTACTACTCTTGATGATTTGGAAGAAGAATCCAAACAAGAAGAATATAATGTGGAAATGGCTACAGAAGAACAGAAAACAGAAGAACTTAAAAATACACTTAGTTCTGATTATGGTTTATCTGATAATGATGTAGCTTCAATGATAAATATAATTAAAAAGCAAAAACAAGGAAAAGAAATTGAAATGAGAGATCTTCCTTTCTCTATGCAATCTCTTATGTCAAAGCTTTGTGTTGAGAATGGTATTTCAGGTCAGAATAATATAAATTCTTTTATTAATGATACGCTTGAGAATATTAATTTTGGTGCTACTGTAGATGCTGAAATTAATAATTTCAATAGTATAATTCAGAAAGAATTCCAAATGGATGGTATGGATCTTGTTGGAGAATACTCTACAAAGATGAAAGAATATTATGAAGTAACCATACTTGAAAATGCTAAGAAAGCAGAGGAAGATGGTAATATAGAAAATGCTGAAAAACTTAGAAATATGTCTAAAGTATTTACTAAGTCATATAAGTATGATGAAATAATGGAAGCATTTAAGAAAGATAGAAAAATGAAAAAGAAAGTATTCTCAAAGAATACTGCTTCTACTTATGGTGAATGCTGTCTTAACTATAATATTCTTATGAAGAATCATTCAGATCTTATAGTAAGAGACGCAGCAGAAGCCGGTAATGGATTATTTAAACATGTAGATACAGATATTACAAATATAGATATAGCTAAATTTATTATAGCTATATGCACTTTTATTGAAAGATATCTTAATATTGTATCTAACAAATTTGATATGGTTTATGCTTACTATCTTTTAACTCATCTTATGAATCTTAATGAAGCTTCAAAAGATAATATAAGTGAATTTGATAAAGAAATTATTAATAATGCTACAAATTGTATTAGAGAGATAAAGAGAGTGGAAGAGGAAACATTAAATTAATAATTTAAAAAGGAGGTTATATAATGACCGCATTAGATCAAATTCTTAAAGAGGATATGGAATCACAGGATCATATATCAATAATGCTTGATGATAATGAAGGGATAGATTCATTTATTTCTGATCTTGAAGCAGAAGAACTTGAAAGTGAGATATGTCCATTATGTGGTAAATCTCTTATTGACTGTGAATGTGAAGATAGTTCAGAAGAATATTATTATGAAGAAGAACTTCCAGATGAACTTAATGAAATAGATGATAGTTTGTATGAGTTTGCTGAGGTATCATCAAAAAAATCTAATGCCCTTAATGAAGCTTACTTCGGAAAGACTAAAGAAATTCTTGAATGCCAATCTTTGTTAGGGGCTATAAGACAAAAATATTCTGGATCTGCTTACAATATAAAGATTAATACAGATCCATTGTTACTGGAGTTTAATGAAAAAATAGCTAATATATTTGGATTATATTGTTATGAATTATATATTCAGGCTGGTTTAACATATAATGCATATACTATGCCAATATCATATGCTATTGATTATAATCCTAAAAAGGCATTAGCTAATAAAAATGGATTTAAATATGATAAAGCTGCCAAATATTCTGTAATGACAGTTATATATCAAGGATTAATGTTTTCAGATAAATTTACCGATGCAGAAATTATGGCAATACTTCTTCATGAAATGGGGCATAATTTTTCATCTGTAGTTGATGGAGATATTAGAACAATGAATATGGCATTAATAATATATAGCTTATTAGTAGATATAAAGCATATATTAAATAATTTAATACATTTGACACCTGCTATGGCTCCAATGGCAATTAAAAATGTTTTATTCGATATTGATACTTATATTAGAAAGAATATTAAACCATTATACTATATTAATGGTATATTTGATGATATATCTGCAATAATCGGAGATATTGTAAATAATATAAGTGGTGTAATAGACTTTGCTACATTTGGTACTTTAAGAGCTGGATTAAAAATTTTGGATGCTCTTAGAGGACAAATTTTATCACTGATAGTGATGTCTTATAAGTATAAAGATGAGAAAATAGCAGATAGTATTTCTACAGCTTATGGATATTCTCAAGATCTTCAATCAGCATTGTATAAGATGGAACAAAATGAAGGCGGAATAATAACAAAGAAAGTACTTAAAGATATTCCACTTATAGGAGCTGTTCAAGGAGTTTTAGAAATTCCTTCATATGCTATAGTGTATGCTTTAGATGAACATCCTGTATTTATAGAAAGATCAAATTCATCTATAAAGTTATTAGAAAGAGAATTATCTAAATCTAATCTAGATCCTAAGATGAGAAAAGTAATAGAAAATGATCTTGATCAATTAAAGAAAAAGCAAAAAGAATTACTTGATTCAGGTAAAGGCCTTAAAGATAACATGTATGCTAAAAAGATATATTGGTCATGGCTTTTAGGTAATTTTGATGGTGATATAAAGCATAATATATTTGATTCTGATTATGTAACAGACAAATTAGATTCATCTTATAATAGAGCACAAGAAAGAAATACAGAAATAAATAAGGTTAAACTTATTTAAATATCAGAGGATTGGATATTTCCAATCCTCTATTTTTTGTCTTAGACAAGCTACCTATAATGATCAACATTCATATAATAAAAATAAAGGAGTGATATTATGGCCACTTATCCAGTTAATAGTAAGATGAGATGTAAACATCCTCATCCTCATAGAAATGTAATGAGAAGTCCAGATTTTTCTTTTTGTGATGGATGCCATTATGTTCATTGTATCGGTAATGATACTAGCTGTATGAAAGATTTTTGTCATAAAGATAATTATATCAATCATCCTCACCAGCATTGTAACTTTGATGATCCTCATGATCATTATGATGATCACTGGTGTCCATATGATAGATATAAAACTTATCATGGACATATGCATATTGATCCTTGTCATCATGCCCATGAAATGGTAACAACACCAGTATATGATTACGATTATGAAAGAAATACATATGTTCCAAATTATAGAGGAGATGCTGGTCTTGTTCTTAATATAGATTATAAAGTAAAGAATACTATTGATATAGATATTACTTATGAAAATGGTATGTCTCTTGTTGGAGAAGTATCAGAGGGTGGTACATATGATTTTATATATGCTGACTCTGGTGTTCTTAAAAGAGATGTTGGTATTCTTAATAAGATTACTGTAACTAATGGTACAGTTCCTGATACTAGATTGGGATATTCTCAGCTTACAGACGTTGCTAGCATATATCTTGAGTTTGATTGTTCTAGTAAAGGAAATTCTCATATAGTAAATCTTGATATTAATCTTCTTAGGTCTATTGCATTAGTAACAGAAGATGATACTGATGAAGACGAAGTAGTAATCAAAACTAAAGATGGTACTACATATGAAACAATCTCAGTAGCATTAGATGCTTGTAAAGATGGTGATACATTATATGGTAATAGCAAATTTGAAATCAATGAAGATTTGACTGTAGATAAAGCTGTTAGCCTTGATGGTTTCATATTTAATAACTCTAAGTTATCATATGATAGTATTGAAACAGAAAATATTGTATATATTACAAACAATACATTTAACAATGGTTCTAGTTTAATAACTACTGGTATTATAGATGAAGTTGTTCTTGATTCTAATACATTCACTAGCGATATTCCTTATACGGAAGATCTTGGTGTTAGAACTCCTGTAACTATAAATAGTACTGGATCTGTTACTATAACAAATAATATATTTAATAGCATAGAATGCGCATATTATAATGATATAGAACTAGATTCAGAAAATGGAGCTTTAAAGAGTTCTACAATAAGTAATAATAAATTTAATGGATCAATATATAATGATGCTATAGTTATAACCAATGTAGAAGAGAATGCTTTAATAGTAATTAAAGATAATGTATTTGAGCATTCTGCTAATCCAATTAAGTTAAGCAACTATAGTAATGTAGAAGCTATATTTAGATTCATTAATAATACATATCTTCATAGTGATACTAAAGAAGAAGATGCTGGATTTATAAATCTTGCACAGATCAACGAAGAGGATTTCTCTAAGTATAGTATTTATATTGAAGAGCTCTACTTCAGAGGTCATCATTTAACAGAAGTCGGAACTGGAGAGAAGAGAGTATGGTACACAACTGATACTGAAACCATTCCTAAGGTAGTATTCTTCTAATGGATTGATTAATAATTAATGATAATCACATCTAAATAAGGAGGTGAATACTACATGGCTTATAATGTACCACCATTTCTTAAAAGAGATGGAGAAGCATTGATATTTAATACTGATGGTGAACTTATTTTCTATGTTCCTGAGTATTATTTCGAATCAAAGAATGCTTCTATAGTAGGTGAATATGTTAATATTCTTGGAGTATTGGATTATGCTATATTTAATGCTTCAGGAAAATCAAGTGGTTTAAAACCATTTAGATTTCCGACGATGTTTATGTGTAAACCATCGGAGATAGTAAAAATGAAAGATATTAAACTGACTAAATATACAGAGTCTCAAGATTACAGATTTTTAAAATTCCGTAAAGGAGACGAAGTAGTAACGTCAGTTAAAGTACCACAAGATGCAGATAATATAGAATTATTGATGCAGTTATTTACAAGTGGTCATATACCAACAACAATAGCATATGATATTATGTATGAATATTTCATAGAATCAGCACATCTGAATGGAGCCAACTTTGGTATGACTACTCAGCAATTCGGATTCTTAGTATCTGAAATTTGTAGAGATCCAAAAGATTTAAGTAAACCATTTCGATTATCAAAATCATCTGATATGTATGGATATAAATGTATTAATATCAGACAAGTACCAAAATTTGTTAGCCCTTATACTGCTGTAACTAGTGAAAACTGGGACGAGGCTATGGTTAGTGCTGTTCTTAATGATAAGACAGCTGATGTACCACAGGAAAAAATAATCATGAACTAGAGGGCTTTACTAACATATGAATAAAAGCATTTAGCTTAATTTTAAAAATAAATTATTTTATTAAAAAGGAGGAAAAAAGAATGTATCCTAGTACGAGATTTTCAATTATAGATAACAGTGCTATAACTACTCCTACTATAACTGATACAAGCCTTTATCAGGTTTTGCAGATGATTGGCTTTAGTTCAGATCAGGGTCCAGAGAAGTATAACATTGTTTCAGGTAAAAATTTCTTTTCTCTTTATGGTAGCAATATTAGCTTTAAGAAGCATGGTCAGCCATTGCTTCAGGCTGCTATGGCAATTAATTCAGGTGCAAGACTCTATGCAAAGAGAATTGTAGCAGAAGATTCTGCACTTGCCAATATTGGTGTAGTTGCAGTTCTTGAAAAGAAAGGCGATGTAATCACTCTTAGATATCAGAAAGCTGTTATTCCTGATGCTAAGGGTACAGAGTATGAAAACTATAAGAATCATGCTACACTTATTAAGAAAGCATTTAATACATCAGTAGCAAATGTACTTAATAATGGTAATGAGTTTGATGATGATTATTATGATGCTTGCATCGATAAGACAAATCATACACTCAAGGTTGATGGCCCTGTATACTTCCCACTTTTTGTAATTGCAGAAAATGGTAGAGGTATATCATACAAGTCAATTAAAATTATTCCAGATTTCTCTGGTTCTAAATATTATACTTTCATTAAGTATCAGCTTGAGATTAAGAGAGACAATGAAACTCTTCAGACAGTAAACTTTGCTCTTGATCCTGATACTGTATATGATGGCACAAACCTTTCAGTTGAAAATGCATTTAGATCATCTACTCAGCTTATTTGTAAGCAGAATGCAGATGTAATTAAGCAGTTTATTAATGCACTTTCAGCTATTCTTGATATCGATGTAGATACACTTAATACATGTGATATTCTTACACTTAGAGATACTAGAAAGCAGTCTCTTAATTATAAGAAGGGTGCTAAAGGTAATACAGTTATATATGTTGATAATTCAAATTATTTAACATATAATTTCGATTCAGTAGGCAAAGCTACTAGCGATAAAACTATATCTGCAGCAGAATTTGATAAAACTGGTAGTAGCACTATTAAATTTGTAACTGGTTATAAATCTTCACATACTGTTGGTGCAGATTGTGAAAATGTAGTATCTGTTAAGATTACTAAGATTGCTGGTACTTCATATAGCAATGCTAAATATGCTGATACTACAGCTATTGAACTCGATGCTGCTGCTACTTCTGGTAATGTTGAAGAGTGGACAGCTAATTTGTCAGACTTTGATACTCTTGATGTTAGTTTGGCTATTACTACACAGGAATATCAGTATACTAAGACTATTACAGTAGAAGCTACTTCTGGTACTGTAAAGATTGATCTTGGTGAAATTGATAGTTGGGATGCTAATGATTGGTCACAGGGTACTATTCCTGAAGAAACAGAAGATACTGCTAGTACTATTAGTCTTCTTTCTGAAGAAGATACAGCAGCAACTACTAAGATCGTTACAGCATATAAAAATAATGATACTAATATCTATTATGTAATAAATGATGATGGTACAACTACAACTGCATACAATGCAGATGGTACTAAGGCAGATTCAGCCGAAACAAAATCAGCAGATGATGTTACGGATGAATACTCATATACAAAATCTGAGTCATTTAGTATTACAGTAGAAACAACAAGTGATACTGTATCAGATGTTACTGATAAGACTACTACTGAAGATAGTACTTCTGAAAGTACACCAACAACAGGTACAGGTACAGTAGAAATTATTGATGAGGATTCAGACACAACAGCAATTAAAGATCCCGAGTCAGTAGCTGATCATCTTAATATGTACGATAATTATACTATTACTGAGCATATGAATCTTGGTGGTGGTAGTAATGGTACATTTGGTGATGCTCCTATAAATTCAAAAACATACGACGCAAGAATGGTTAAAGTATTTGATGGCTCATACGATTCAGAAATCTATGATCTTGATAATATTAAGATCGATGTTATTGTTGATGCTAACTATTCTCATGGTAAAGAAATCCATGGTTCAACAGTAAGACTTAACGATGTTAAGACAGCTATTCAGGAATTTGTACAGTTCCGTGAAGACTGTGTATATTTTGCTGATATGGGTACAGATGTTTATGATCTTGTTCAGGTTAAAGAAGAATATGCAAAGTTCATTCCAGATAAGTTCACAGCAATCTATCATAACAGCTATAATGTAAATGATCCATATACATATAAAGAAATCACAGTAACAATTGGTTACCATATTGCTCAGCTTCTTTATAGCCATTTTGTAAATGGTTCTTCAAGACCTTTTGCTGGCCAGCTTTATGGTGTTACTCTTGATGGTGTTGTAGATGGTACTCTTAATTATATTCCAACAAAGCGTCCTAATGATATAGACGAAAAAGAAGAGTTGGATGATCTTAGAGTAAACTATGCATCATATTATGATGGTATCCTTACTGTAGAGACTGAATATACTTCACAGACAAATTATACTCAGTTCTCATATATTAATAATATTATCCTTGTTCAGGATCTTATTAAGTCTATTAGATCAAGATGTCCTAAGATTAGATATACATTTATCGATGGCGACGATCTTACATTCTATCAGCAGGAGATCCAGAAAGTTATTGATAATATTGCACCTTCATTCCTTTCAATCTCATTTGAGTATGTAGAGGATGAAACATATGCACAGAACAAAATATTCTATGGTGCTATTGAAGTTAAGTTCAGAAACTTCGTTCAGAGCGAGTACTTCAAAGTAACTGCCATAGGTTAATAAGTTATGGAGGTGAAAAATAATGGCAACTACATCAAATGTTAATAATATATATGCATATCTTAAGAGCCCTAAATCTCTTGAAAAATATACACTTGCTAGAGGTGTATCTGATTTCTCTGAGATGGCTCAGTGGAATAGATATGAAAAAGGTTACTACTTCTTAACAGTAGTAGATATTCCATTATTCCTCAAGAGACTTGCTCAGAATAATGCTGAATATGCTGGCCTTATAAATACTTATGTTCATATCCTTGAATATGAATTCAGAGGATTATCAGGTCTTGAAGATATGACTGGCGAAACTGCAGAAATCAGTGACGGTATCTCAACTGTTAATATGATTAATAAAGTTACAATGCAGTCAGCTTCAACATTCTCAATGAACTATAATGAAAGATCTGGTTCTGTCCTTACAAGAGTTAATGAACTCTTCCTTAGAGGTGTAAAAGATCCAAGAACTCAGATTAAGCATTATGATGGTCTTATTGATGCTGGTCTTATATCTCATGATGAAATTGGTTTTGAATCTGAAGTATTCAAATTCCTTTATTTCACAACAGATAATACAGCTCTTCATATTGAAAAAGCTTATTACATTGTAGCAGCTCAGCCTACAAAGGCAGAACTTTCAATGTATAGTGGCGAAAAGGGTACATATGAATATCCAGAACTTTCAATGGAATTCTCAGGTTATCCAATTACTGGTCCTAAGGTAGACTTTGTAGCTCAGAGTATTCTTAACCATATTACAAGTAGTAGTGCTGGTAACTATAGATTCCATAAAGATTCTTCTGGTGCTGATATTTCTGGAGATACATCATATGGATTCCAGTATGATGGAGTTACTAATGATAATAATACCGGTCTTGCAGATGGTGGTAACTGGACATACCAAACTTCTAATGATGCTAGTAAATCTGCGGCTAGTAGATGGAATTTTTCAAATTCTGCTAGTAAGGTATCAACAGATAGTAGTAATACAAGTCATATATCTAATTTCTCAGGAAATACATGATAATAAATTTATAAAAATAATCCCAGATAGGTATAAACCTATCTGGGTTTTTATTTTATTCTTCTGGTTCTTCCTCTTCAGGAGCCTTTTCTACAGCTGCAATATGCTGTGCTCTTATTTTTAATTCATTTACTATATTAAGATCTATATAGCTACTCAGATAATGTTCTTGCATAAGTTTAGTGAATACATTTTTAACTGTTTCATCTTCCTCATCTATCATTTCCATTTCTACAATAGTATTTGCAAAGTCTCTTGCATTTGTTACTATCTGGTTTGTATTGGTGATATTCAAAAACATTGGAGGAGGTAATATAACCTCAAGAATCTGATCATCTTCAAATTCTGCATTATATATCTTTGTAAATACTTCACTCAATATATGATTGAATCTAGACTGTCTATTATAGACATGTCTTAAGAATTTACCATTTGTCATTACAACCTGAACTGCGTAGTCTGCTGTCTGTCTAGAATTAACTACTTCTATTGGAACATCAGTACTATTTACAGCAGCAGTTTCAAGAATTTCCAATAATTCCTGCTTAGGATCTATCTGTTGACCTGGCATTACTTCAAATTCTATAGCAGTATTTCCGTTCGCAGATCTAGGTATAATTAAATCATTATATCTACCTGAAATATTCAATATATTATTCAGGTTATCAATTTGTCTAACGCCAAAGTTAGACTTTTTAATTTGATTTATTACATTAAGAAGAGATTTAGCTATATTAGTTTCAACAGATTGATTTACGTAATATACTCTCTTATCAAATCCTCTAGTAAGAATACCAAGTACATAAGTTATATATAAACTACAGTACAATTTTGCTGGTATCAAACCTTTATGAAGATCTGATAATCCTCTATGAGTTTTCTCATCTTTCTTGAAGTATGAATGAACCATATCTTCAGGTGGAATGAATGATACTCTAACACTATCTACATTATTAGAATACAAATCGTTATACTTAAGAATCATATAGATTTCTTTTCTAAGATCTTGATTACTATTGATAAAGTTAGCGTCTATCTGTTGAGAAATCTGACCAGCAAGAAACTTAATTGTATTATCTTGAGCTTCTTTTTTATTTTGTTGCTGTAGGTTTCTATTAGCAGCTGTAGTATATACAGCAGGAGATATAAGCTTATTATCAAACTCCATTGGATTCTTATTGAATACTTCTATATAATAATATCCAAGGCAAAGATCTTCAATATATATAGGAATAACTCTAGCTCTATCAAGTATCTTTACAACACATCCAGGAACTTTAAGTTCTTTCTTAGATTTAGATGATTTCTCATTTCCTATGATAAGACCATCCTGAGAGTTTCCATCGTATTCAAATGACAGATCATCTCTAACTGTTTTATCCAAAGGTTTCTTTAATTTGTGTTGCCCTATAGTGGTTTCATCTTCAAGAGATTCATTAAGAGCTGATTCTGATATTACTTTTCTCTTTTCAGATACTATATTATAATTAGATATAATAGATTCTATCATAGAACTCTGATCGAACTCTAACTTAATATCTTTAATACCAGATTCTTTTAATGTTTCTAATGTAATCTCTCCATTAAGTTGCATCTTTTCTACACCAGATTCTGTTATAATTGTTCCTTCAGAGCAATTCAAGTTAGTAGACTGCATTGTAGAAATAGATTTATTCCTAAGAAGTTTAGCCATAGCTTTCTTATAAGGAACAATATATACAAAAGCCTCACCATATTTAGCTGTTCTATCATACAATCTATCTGTAAACTCAGCAGCATCATATGTAGACTTCATAAGATTTATATTATCGGCATAGTTTTCTTGTTTCTCAAGACCTTTAACTTGGATATTATTAATATAATCATTACTGAAGTGATCGGAAGAAAGAACATTGTCTTTCTTTGTACTTAATGCCTCTAATAACTTAGGCATATACTTACAAACTGTATCTATTTCTTGGTCCAAATCAGTAAGATATTTATTTTCTGTATAAGAAGATAATAATCCGTCCATAAGAGACTTATCTTCAAATAGCTCTTCTATTTTTCTTTTAGTTTCAGAATCTCCTGTAACAGTATTAATTCTAGAATACAATCTTGATATATTCGGAACTCCTGTATTGTTCATACTATTATTCAGTATAGTAGATAAAGAGTCATCTATCTTTCCTACTATATTATTCAAATCTCTCGAATTAGGAGTTGAAGTAAAATATGTATTAGATGATATTCTATCCATAAAACTTTGCAGAGAATCCATCAATTTATTTATTTTCTTTGATGATCGCTGTTCTTCTTTTTTAGTTTGAGCCATCGTACATTAACCCTCCTTAAGTTTGTCTTATATTTATATGTTTTCTTGCTATTATATTTGTAAAAGTAGATATTACTGATTGTATATTATAATTATGAATAAGATACATGTATCTTATAGTAACGTCATAACAAAATATATTATAAAATAAACTGGAGGTAATAATTATGACAACAGAACAAGAAAGATTTGAAACAATCAAACGAAGTTCATATTTGTATTCTGCAATATTAGCAAGTATGGAAAACAATGGTAAAGAGGATGGCATAACAGAAGATGCTGCAATGAATACATTCGGTACAGGGTTAATAATAGATTGTCTTTCAGCTCTTAAAGTGGACAACTATATTGATTGGGATCCATTCAAGAAAGCAAAATTTATGAATTCAGCTATAAAAATAATGGAGTATTTAATCAAACTCTATCGTAGCAACAATTCTAAATCAAGAGTAGTTGATTTGTATTATGAATGCAGAACTGCATATAATGTAGCATTAATATATGGTCTTACACAAGACCAATATTTTAACTACATTGTAGAATATGTATGCAATACAATGAGACTTTTAGGAGGAATGGATGAATAAGTCATTGCAGAAGCAAAAAATAAAGAGGACTGACATTTTAGTCAGTCCTCTAAGTTTTTGCTCTATAGAAGTATTTTATTTTTAGGAACATAGTAAATATCCTAGATATATAGATACTTATAATATGATGTAACACACATATTTTTCTTTTTTGTAATAGTATACTTTACTATGAATGTGCCATTATCTGAATCTAATATTTGTAATGAAAGTTTATCAGACTTTGCTAATGGAACCATTCCTTTGAATATATAAAATCTATGATTATCTATTACTACAAGAACAGCACCATCCTTAGACTTTATATTAAAATACATATCACTAAATATCTGTGTATCGCTCACATTAATAATATTTACATAGTTGCCAAATATGCACTGATTATACATATTAATTAGCATATTCTTATTTAATACTATATTTGGCAAAAACATAATATCTTCTACAGTATAATATTCCATATTCATATCTGATAATGCCTTAATATATGATAATGAGTTATATAATTCTTTATCATATATAGTAGTTTCTATTACTCTAATATGAGTAAAGTTCTCATCTGTTCCTATCAGGATTCCAGATGGTATTAAATAGAAATATTCTGTTTTAAGTATTTTTACATACTCAATTAATTCATCGAGTGTACTCTTACTCATTTCTTTATAATTATTCATTTTTGAATTTCTCCTTCATCTCAGCTGTCACAGTATGGTCGAATACAATAGGGTTTATTAATTCTCCGTCTTTAAAAGTCTTAATTGGATTAACTTTATTTGTAAATATAATTCCAGGATTTGTTCCTTTAGTTCTATCTACATATCCATTATATAATACTTGCCAATTATATTCTTTAAGATCATCTATCAGTTCACTAAATGATGCTAAAGCTAACCATCTAGAACAGAACTCTAAATAACATCCTGACTGATAATCTTCTATAAACTGTCCGCCTCTATTATACCTATCTCTATTAAATCTATTATCCAAATCATGCACAGGATTATCTATTAATATCTTTCCTATCTGTGTATTAGGAGCCATATTATTTTCCTGTATAACACTCGGATATAGTCTTGTAAAGTCAAAGTCTACAAGATTATCATATACACTTACTGGAGTATCATTAATTCTAAGCTTAGAATAATCTGTAATCTTTAATGGGTCTGCTACATAAGCTCCAGGGAATTTCTCATCTGGTTTCTTATTATACTTATTAGCATTATTTCCTATTATATATCCAAATCTATCAAACTCTATTGTTCCTCTATTTGTAAGATATACAGTCTGACGATGTATCTTTGAATATGGTGTATTATTCTCTAAAGATTTTGCAAAGATATAATCTATATCATTAGACTTATACTCTATTGAAAGCTGTACTATAACGTCCATGATATTATAGAATACATATGTCTTATAACTCTTATAAGACAATTCTGTAATACTACTACATATATCATGATAATCCAACTTATTAACACCTGCTACTATTTCTCCTATAGTATCCAATTTATAATTTGGAAACTTAGATTGTCCTTTACGTCTTGAAGCAAATTGTATCATCTGGTCTACATATACTGTATATGATGATACATCAAATCTATCATTTCTTTCTTCAATCTCCTTACGTTTCTGAGTTGCTCTATCAATATCATCTACAAAGTAATAACACTTCTTTTCTTTGAAATCCTCTGAACAAATTGTATTTACAACTTCTTCTTCTGGCATCTGACTTATATTACTAAGTCTACAAATTATATATGGAATATCGAATGCCATATTCCATGCCATTGCAAAGTCAGGTTTATAATAATTCATAATTACAAAGAAATCTTTTATTAACTTAATTTCATCCTCTTCATCATAAAATATCATATACAATTCAGGAACCATATTATCTCTAATATATCCTACTCTAGTAGCCTGTTTCCATCCACCAACTGCATCTATAGCAAAATCATGGAATTCCTTTGTTAATTCTCCACTTGCATATTCTTTTTCAAGTTGCGCTATCTGTTCAATATTTTCTTTATCTCTTAATAAGAAAGTAAATATCTTTCTCTCTTTCTCAAGAATAAGAGTTATAGCATCTATGGGACATTCACCTGGTTCTGGGAAATCTCCAGCCATATGCTTAGTTCTAACCTCAATATCAAAATATGCTTTTGATAATGCATATGGTGCATTTGTATATGTCTTTGAGAACTGCATTCTATAATAATCTTCTATATCCATATCAGAGTTCAATATCTCTTTTATAAGATGAAGTTTATTATTCTCTTTTCTATTACCAGTCTTTATATTATCATAAAACCAATCTAAGTTACCTGTATTTTCTGCTATAGATTTTAATACATCTTTATACTTAGTCGTTATTGGTTCTACATCTTCCTTCTTTACACAAAATAAATTATTGGATACATTTACTCCGTCCTTAAGTTTATAATAAGTATATTCTGGATTCTCTATTTGATCAACTAATTTCTCTCCTGTTGTATTATCTCTGGCTACGACCGTTAATAAATCTGGTCCATATTTCTTTTTAATATTTCCGCTAGAATCATAACTAGCATTTATCAGCGTAGGTCGCTGATACATAGTTGATAATATTGTTAAATCTGATCCTTCCGGATAATTTTTAAATAGCATTGTTATCTTCCTCCTTTGGGTATTAATTTAAAGTTTCTAAATTTGTAATTTTGTATACTTGAAACATTCAAGTAAAGTATATTTAAGGAGAGTGAATCCAAATGGGATATTTTTCTAATCTATTTGAGACACGAGATGAAAGACGTGTAGCAGAAGTAGATAATGTTGAAATTGTAGATGCAGCTCCACCTAAAAAGAAACGTGGTAGACCTGCTGGTAGTAAGAATAAAACTGATAATGATAATGAAGGATATACAGAAACAAGTCAGAATAGTTTGACTATGCTGCAATCCAATACACCATATGAATCTTCATATGAATCTACTAATAATGCACTCAAAACTGCAGTTGTTCAGTTAGATTATTTGAACAATGAAGTTATGGAACAGATAAAATATATAAAAGATTCTAAGACACTTAAGAAAAAGTATGATTATATCTCTAATCTTTCTGAAGTGTCCAGTGGTATTATAAGTAGTAAGATATCTGCTCTTAGAGAACTTAATAGCACAATTACAAAATGTCATGATCTTGAACTTAAGCGTGCTAAAGATATGAAAATATCTATGGATACTAAGAGTGATGATGAAAGACTTATGGATATGTATAATGCATACATATCTGCTCCTATGGGACAAACATATAACTTTATTCCACCGCAGTTGGAGCTTGTTCAAGCTAATCCTAATGGAATAAATAGAATGATTGTCGATGAAGGAACCATGTATGATCAGTACCAAGCAAACAAAACTCCAGAGCAGAATCTTATGTTGCTTGCTGATGATCCTAATATTAAAACGGTAGTCGTATATGACCAAGGAACTGGTCAAAGAAGATTTGATGTTGTAGATATGAGAAATGGTCAAAGTGTTCCTAATATGCCACTCCCCGATCCAGCATTCTTGGATGATACAACAATCAATCTTAAGACAGGTACTGCAAGAAACAGTAATATAAATATGAACTATCCACTTATTGTAACTGGTTCGGATCTTAGTAAATTTTAATAAGTTAACATATAATTGAGTGATATATTTCATAGCCTGACGACGCCTATCGTCGAAAAGAACACCGCCCTATAGAACCCAATCTATAGGGTATTTTTATCAAAAAAATAAACCCGTATACCCTTGAGCATGGGTATACGGAATTTATGTTTATTAACCTAACTAGTGCATACCGGATTCGATTTTTATTTTTTGTCGCCAGGTAATAAACTATTTTGTTACATTGATATAATATGTAGTTATATACAATATTAAAAAATAAAAAATAAAGACCCATGGACTCTGAATAGTCCATGGGTTCTTTGTGTTTAATAATGATAAATGACGTTACCATTTATCTCCTTCTTGCCATTATTCCTGAGTACTATAACATCCACATCGGAATTCATGATTTCATTGTTATGAGATATGATTATGGCTTGATTAATACTCAATTTGTTCAATAGTTCGTGCAAGAAGTTAACGAACATAGTTCTATTGAAATTATCAAGGCCTGCGTCTATCTCATCTAGTCGTGGGATATTAAGCTTCGTTGAACTCTGGTATAATAAGCTAAATTGAATAACAGTACTAACCATACATATCTGTGAATTACTCATACTAGTAATATCATCAGTCTTGAGTCCTGCCACCGAGCATGGAATTTTGAACTCTTTCTCATTAATTACGAATGGGAGAATCTCGATTTCTCCTCCAAACATAAGACCAAGAAGATCATTAGCTATACTAAGAATCTTATTCATATAAAGATTAAGGAATATAAGCTGAATACCACTATTCGGAGAACTATAATATTTTATAGCTTCTATCTTGTCATACTTAGCTCTATATTCTGCTAACTCATTTGTATAATCGGTTATAAGACTTAATGAATGTATATACTTATCTCTTTCATCTAACATAGGCCCTAACTCTGCATCTAATCTCTTTAATGCTAAATCATTAGACTCTATAGATGAAATAAGATTATTAATAGTAATCATATCCTTTTCAATCTGATCATACTTCTTCTTAATTTCTTCCTTATAAGACTTTATTTCTTCAAGCCTTAATAAGGATTTCTGTACATTCTCGAATGCCAATATATGTTCATCTAATTCGAGTTTGCTATTCTTATGCTTGGAAATTTCAGTTTGATGAACTTCCATAGTATTCTTTAAACTGTTTATATTACTATTGATAGTTTCTATATCGCTAGTAATCTCATCTATTATTTGTTTCTTATATTCATAACTCTTCAATTCGTTCTCAATCGTAACTAGTCTAGCTTTAGCTTCTCTGTTCAAATCTAATACATTGGCTATATCTAGATAAGAATATAAAAGTTCTATCTCTCTAAAGTCTATACCATTGAAAAGTTTCCTAAATAACAGATCTATATCAGTAAAAATTTCTCCACCTGGGAGTTTAACAAGTATATTGCTTATTGGTTCGATACTACTTATAATAGCATCTATATAAAACTTACATTTTTCTATTACCTTTAAGTTATTATACATGTTAAGATTTACATCTATGGATTTCTCAAGTTCTTCTTTACTAGATATAAGCTCATTATATCTTTCTTCGATATTAGACGAAGATATCTCCACTGCTTTTGATATAAATGGGCAACTATCTATAGTACATCCAGAAGGTCTTTTATCAAGTATTGATAATATAGATAATTGCGCTTCTGCTGTATTGATATCACTATTTATACTATCAAGTGAACTCTGTAATTCTTTAACCTTCTTTTCATATGCACCAGGGTCTTCATAAGTACCACTTAATACTATCTGAGTTGTATCATAATCAAAGTTATCCTTCAATGAGTTTATTGATTCTTTAATACCCATCAAAGACTTAACTCCTGCTACCAACTCAGAACTAGTTATAGTAGTATCTATACTAAGACCCATATTAGATATCATACCATTATATTTAGTAATATCATTCTTGAGTTTATTATTCTCCTCTAAAATAGAAGAATAATGTTCATCAGACTTTAAGTTATTCAGCTTAGTCTGCTTATCTATTATAGCTTGAGATTCTTTCTCCACTTGTTCAATCAGAGAGTTGTTCTTTTCGATCATAGTCTCTATTATTGTTTCTTCTCTAATTGATTCTTTTCTCATATCTTCAAGCATAGAGTTAACTTTATCAAGACTCATATTCTCCATTATAGGAGCCTTAATTGTAGTTTCTTCTAATATAAATGAATTAAGCTTTTCATCATATTCCTTTGCTTTAGATTGAATGGATTTATCTGGATCGATCATATCTATTCTTGCTCTTGCATCAGATATAGCTTGCATTATATTATCTCTTTCTCCACTAATAGAGTTTATTCTATTATTAAGAGATACTAATGCTCCATTAATCATCTCTGGATCTCCTAAGTTTCCTAACTTAGAAGTTATATTATTAATCATAGATTTAAATATAGATGATCGTTTGCTTAAAGTTTTATGAATATTGTTATAAACCTCAAGATTACTCAATATATAATTTATATATTGCTTTCTCTCTGCCGGTTTCTTAGTTGCAAGTCCACGATTCTCACAACCAATTTCGGACAAAGAAACAAAGTTAGAATCTAGTCCTAACTCTGTATATAGTATATCTTTACAACTAGAAATATTCCCGTTAGGATTCAGTTCAACAACCTCTCCACAAATTGTTTTCCTGATAAATCCTTTGGTATTCTCTCTTTTTCCATTAGACCCGATTTGATGAACATATTCTATTTCGTACATAGTTCCATCACTATCTATATATCCTATAATCTTTCTAGCACTTTTGTTTGGCATAAAGTTTATACTATTATCAGGTAAAGGATTAAGAGCACGAATCAACGTGCTCTTTCCGCTACCATTATCTCCTATGATCATTATAAGATCATGGTTACATTTAGTGAAATCTATATCGATTTCTGCAAGATTCATACCACTATATATACCTATATAGTTTTCCAATCTTAATCTTGTTAATCTCATTTTGATTTCCCCCTAAACTTAGAATGTATAATATCTGTATCAAACAGTGGTTTTGGTAATCCGTCTGTCCAATTGATTAAATACGTTCTATTACATTTTGTACACTTTATATATGATAATGGGTACTTCTCTTGATTTAGAAATTCTAAAACCTGAGAAGTGCTAAAATTTCTAACCATAGCTGGATAGCCTATTGGTTTATTATACATATTATATATTTCCATTGTATCTGTCCCACAGTCAGGGCAGTATGTTCTTTTTAAGAATACAATAGGATTCATTTCCATCACCTCAATATAAAGTTAGTAGAATAGTAATTACTTCTCTTTTGTATACTTGATGTCTTTAATATACCCTTTAGTAACTACAACTGTATCTACATATCTACTGCCATTTGGGTCTTTAACAATATCTGTATACTGTTTAGCCACACCATTGACAATAACCTGACCAAGAGAGAGGTTTTTACCTCTCTTTTTAGCCAGTTCTCTTTTCATATCCATCTGTTCTTTAGAGAATACGAAATATACATATTCGTTAGACTGTAGTGCCATTATCATCACCTCCTAAATCTAATGTGATTAAGCCATCATCAGTCATATCAATTGAATTCTTTTCTGCAGTCTGATCGATAACTATTATAGGTTTTATCAACTGCTTCATAGACTGAATAGAATCATTTATTATACACTTAGATTCATCTCCAATTCCTAAAACAGCTTCTTTAAACTCTATAGCCTGTTTAACACCGATCATCTTTCTATAGTCTTCAACCATATTTGAAAAACTCTCATCCCATGTATGAGGTTCTTCAAATTCTGAAAAAGATCCATCATAGATATCTCCTGTTGGACACAATATTCCAGTAACACCAGGATCAGTATTAGAACTTGAATCAAGATCTAATCTTCCTAAATGCTCTGGATATACATATCTATATGACTTTGGTATAGTATTACCTTTCTTCTCTCCAATACCAGCAATACCTTTATAACTAAATTTCAACCCAGCATCATATACATCAAGATCGTTTACCATATTACGATAATTAACTAGTGTACATTTGGTTGATAATTGAGTTAATAGATAGTTTGGTTTAGTCACTATAGCTCTCTTGATATCCATTATATCTGCTCTTTTACCCAAATCTGATATTCTATATATACCCTTAGCAAGTTTCATAGCATATAAAGATGCTATATAATCTGCTTTACGTATTCTCTTTGTAGAAATATCAAGATTATCTTTCTGTCTAAGAGCATCAAACTCTGTCATTACCCATTTAATGATATGATAAGTATCACACTTCATTTCCTCAGGTAAATGAATAGTTTCTTTTGTTATCTGATCATATATGAATTCAAATGAATCCAATATATTCAGACCTTTCTCATAAGAATTATTACTAAACTCTGAACCTAAAGTATCTATCCAATATGCAGTTGTAAACATATTATCTATTTTGCTATTCTTGTTTATAGACAATATTGTATTATATACAAAAGACTGCACTATTGTAGACCTTTCAAATATGAACTTGGCTACACTTACATAGATATCATTCTTCATAAATGTAAAGAAGTTATCATCATTAGGATCATAGTCAGTTATACGAACTACATGAGATGGTATATGGAATAACTCTAAAGTTCCATACCATCCATACTTAGCAAGAAAATACTTAAATATAGATATAGTCTTACTAAACATACCACCTTTATAATAATATATAGAAATCTGTTCTTTCTTTGTAGTCTTGACAGATTCAATAGTTCTATAGATTCTTATAGCCATAAACATCGTCTTCAATGTAACGCTCTGAACCTTAGAATTGCTATTACTATTATTATAAGTAGAAGCATCAACGATTTGATACATAGCACTATATTCATTACCAGATATCTTAAAGTAATACTTATTTATAATTCTTGGTACTGATATATAAACTCTAATCTCTTCTTCTTTCTCTTTGATGCCAATATGATAATCAACCACAAGAAGTTTTATATCAGAATCTTTAAGATTTATATAATCATAAACTGATGTAATCTTCTTTATTGGTTTTCCATCTTTACCTTTTTTAACTTGAGATTCATCATAAGCTTTAAGAGTATCTCTAATCTCTTTATAATCTTCTATTACAGTGAAATTAGTAACCTTAATTACGAATGAACCATTTCTTTGACAAGATAATATAACTTTCTTCAAAGCTTCAATTATATCTTCATCTTTAAAATTAAACAGGGATTCATTAAACTTATCAAAATGCTCATCCCCGAACATAGATACAAGATCACTCTGTGTCATTATCTTCAGCCCCTTCTCCATCTGTCAGTATAATTTTTATTTCCTTTCCTATGGGATTTGGAACATCTGGTCCTTTATCCCTAAACACTAATTCAGCCTCTATATCTAATGCTTTACACATTGTTTTGATCTTACTCAGTGTTATATTTGGTCTCTGCAATATACGTTTATCGTTAGTAAAGTTAGGACCAAATCGTCCTTCGTACTTATCTAAATCGATATTCTTATTACATATTGCCTCTTTCATTAACCTCATCTCTGGTGCATCTGTATCCTTTATTATAGGAGTATAGATATGATCAGGTGAAGTTAATATACTTCTTTCTTGTCTTGATAACTCATTCTGTCTATCTATTATATCCTTCATTGTAGATATATTATCGAAATCTATAACATCTTTATCAGAATAATTATGAGCATCATTTTCTGATGGGTCATTATAAATTAATAATGCATCCCCATCAATTCTAAACCCAGGTCTCGGATCTGTCTGGGTTCTCATTGGATATAATAATCCATCCTTTTGAATTGCAACATCATCATCTATAGAAAACTTACTTCTGTTTTCTATATATTCATCCTCACTCATAACACTAAATATCTTGTTATGAATAACTCCTTTATTATACATGTCTTATTATCCTCCTTCTCCAAATCTAAAAAATAAATAGCTCGTGCATAAAACTGCACGAGCCTTGTATTTATTAGAGTGAAACTATAGGTGTAATGAGTCCATTACTATTTCTTCTAGCATCGAAATCAATTGGAAGCAATGTCAATCTCATTGCTGCCTTCTCACCCATACTGATTGTAGAAGCATTACTTACACTAATAGGTTCTGACTTAGCAATAACCTTCTTAATATTTGCACCTGGAGTGATTGCGAAAATCTTATCATCACCTTCTACAGCCACAGAAGCTGTGAAAAGATCATCCTCAATACTCATTTCCTCTTCTTCATTAGCATTCTTATCAAGCCAATTATTAAGAGTCTTTCCAAATGACTGACTCAAGCTTACAAGAGCAATTGAGTCAAGATATCTGAAATGATTTCTCTTTGCAGCTGCTTCAGCAATTGCAAATTGAAGCTGTGAATCATACTGACTCATTACTGATGTATCTTCAGTAATATCATCTTTATTAACAGACATTGACACAAGCCAGTTATTAACTTCTTCATCTTCTGAGTCTTGATTATATTCTACAATCATACTCAACAAAATTTCATTTTCTGAATTTTTAAGTACGGCAGCTACTTTCTTATTCTTGTCCTTCTCTGATGATAAGAGTTTAGCCATACCATAAATAATGGAATCGAATACCTTATAAGCTGATGTTGCTGATAATTCATATGTGTCATCTAATATAAGTGACAAATAATCATCCATAAATTTTGAATCTTGTAATTTAACTTTTGACATTTTTTGTTCCTCCTTAAATTAAAAAAAGTATAGTATTACAATTGATCAAGAAAATCTCGATCAGAGTAATAATATATATTTATTAAAAAGTTTTAGACTGTGTAATTTTTTACACAAACAAATGAGTTGATGTAATTCAACCCATTTGTGTCACTTTAGATACTTATTTGGATTCTCAACAAAGTCATTATATTTAACTATAGTAGTTCCATAACTAATAGCCTTTGTTAATTTTGAACTTGTATATCCAGGAATATTTGGAATAATCAATATGTCTGTTTTCTTAGTGACAGCACTATCATTTGCATCGTGTCCGTCTCTATTAAGTTTATCACATAATATTTGATCCCTTATTCCTGAGAAACGTATTACCTTTCCAGTTGGTTCTGTAGAGCCAGTTGTCTTAATAACATTTGGCATATCCTGTATAAGAATTATATCCTGGAAGAATAACTCACGTTCATTAATAATAGTAGATGCTATAGTTGGTCCAATACCATTTATAGCTACTAACTTATTATACAAATCTACATCCATTAGTAAAACTAATTCTTCTATTGATATTACTTTAAGAATCAGTTTCCAAGTTTCTATAGATATATTAGTGAATCCTAAAGATCCAATAATTCTATAGTCGAAGATTGGTTCGTTCTTTAAAGACTCTACCTGATCTATAAATTTCTGGGAAGTCAATTCTCCTAATATAGGAACAAGTTCGTCTTTCTTTATTTTAAACAATTCATTTAATGATGATTTGTTTATTCTTGTTAAGAATTCATCACTAAATCCTTTGAAACCTAACTTCTTAACCATATTCACCATTCTAGATATCTTACGACCCGAACATCTTGCATTAGGACACATAATACTTTTCTTAGATGGTGACATTATTAATTCAGATCCACATTCGGGGCAATGTGTTATAAATTGCTCAGGTGGATTTGGATTATTTCTATTATGCTCATTGTCTGGCTTTGTGACATATGGCATAACATCATTTACATACTCTACATCAATTATATCTCCTACTTTGAGTTGAAGACTATTGAATCTATTTAGAGAATGTCCAGAAGACTTTGTATGGACTCCACCATAAAACTCTACTGAATTATAATTGATCATTGGAGTTATAATACCATTCTGACCAATTGTATAGGAATATCCTGTAAAGATAGTTTGCTTCTTCATTGTATTAAATTTGATAGCTATACTATACTTGTTTACAGAATTCTCTCTTCCTAAAGCCTTTATTAAATCATCATCAATATATGAGACAACAACTCCATCATACATAAATGGAATTATTGATCTCATATACTCAGCTTCTTGAACAAACTTATTAACTTGGAATAGTATTTCTATATAATTACCTTCGATAACTACATATCTTAAATACTCCCCACTGTTATAATACTTATTCAAAAACTCAACCTCTGTTAATCTGTCTACATCTTCTATAGAAGTTGCCAGAGGTACCAAGGTTATATAATCTCTGAACTGTCTAGCATCACTAGAACCAAACAATCCAATTATCGTATTCCTTGGATTTTTATACTCTCTGGAACGCATTGAGGCTATCCTTTCCATATTCATATATGTTATAATAGCCTCAAACTTCATTCCAAATGGCTTAGAAGTATCCACAACTCCTCTAGCGTGTCTAAATTGATACCCCTCCAATATAGGAGTGATATCACTAGCCACGTCAAGTTCTGTATCTCCTCTAGTCCTTGCGGAGATTACGTGATCTGTGACCTCAGCCTCGACTGATATCCCATCGTACTTAAGTTCGCATATCATACGAAATCTTCTGTTTGGATCCAAAATACCCATCTGAATATGCTTCTGAATGAAGTCTCTTTCAAATATGCTAACTTTTGGATCATCAAACACTCCACGTTCTATAGCTTGCGAATTAAGAACAAACTTGCATTTGTCCAAAGTCCCCACCAGCTTAGGATACATGTGTGCTGTATTCAAAGTCCTTTTGCTTATATAATAATCCTCAATTATTGGAGTTTTAAGATAACTATATTTATTAAACTCTGGGACTCTAAATAGCTGTTCATCATTCAAAAATAATGACTCATCTATTTTTTCTTGCTCCAACTCCAGTATAGGATTTATCTTTCCCTCTACTGAAGTTTGGAGTGAATCACTAACTTGTGATTCAAATATTACAGGTATGGCTCCTACAGGATAGGAGCCTCTGTACTTAGAATATAATACAATGAGCAAATCATATATTCCATCTTCCAAGAATAAGATTTCTCTATCAGTATTATTATATAAGATATTTGAAATATCCAATATATCTTTCAATGTATCTAGATCTGTTTCATCTAGAACTGGTTTGTTTAGAAGGTCTACCGCTACGGTATTTATTTCTTTAGCATTACTAAAGTTTATAGCTTCGACCTTCCCACATCGTAGATCATTAAGTATATCTTTAATAATCATAGTTCTCACCTCTCTTATGATTATAATATACTATTATAATCAACTTTCGATTTCTTCATATTCTTCTTTCTCCTTTTGTCTATTCATAGCTTCAGTTGAAAGAAGATATTTCTGATCTTCCTCATAGATATACTCTATAGGTTGAGATACAATAGGAACTCTTCTTCTATTTATCTCCTTAGGAAGACTCCTAGGATCATAGACTTCACCCTTACCAATTGGTATTATTGGGCTCCTATTTTGTATATGATATCCAAATTGCATTGGTGGTAATATAGTAGCAATTGGATTAATAATTTTCTTCTTAATCTTCTGGAACAAAATCCTGATTCCTATAACCTTGAAATAACAGTTAATAGTTTCAGCATTTCTGTTCTTATCATTATCATTTACTTTTATATCGAAATTATATGGATCTCCTGTGGCAAGATTTTTTGCTCTTAATCTTGCATTTTGAGATGCAATATATTCCATTATAAGTTTCATTGTAACTCCAATTCCGGTATGAAGTAAATTTCCGATTTCCATTTCACCAAATTTTACAGGTGTCTTAGATATTGTAGATTTGAAGTTCTTTGCATTCTTTGACCTTGAGTTTGCACTCTTTATATTAATAGCTGATAAAGATGTTGCACTGAACTTTTCTTCAGCTCTCTGCTTTAATCTGTGTATATACTGATAAGCTATCAATAATGGTCTATTTGTTTGTACCATTCTTATTGAACCATCTGAACCCTTCATAGGAACAAATGCTCTTTGAGGTTTAGCGAATGGGAAAGCCTCATACAATTCAGCTAAAATATCTATTGTAGGGGATCCTGTTATTGGTTTCAAACTAACTATAAGTCCATCATCTACAACGATACTATTAAACAAGCACATCATTTCATCAAAATCATCATGAATTTTTTCTAATGTTTTACTTATAAACTCTGCTTGTTCTGGATTTATTATCTTATAGAATTTAATTATCATTTCAAATGACAGATATATATCTAAATTATTATCTACTATGAAATGAACAAGTGATGTAGCTACATGATTTATACTCATTTCATCGGTCTGACCATAGTTTTCTCTATTAGGCATAGTATTTATATTGAATATAAGTTCTGCCCTCTGACCATTTGGTAGCATTGGCATCATTTCAGCTGGAAGTATAGATGATACTACACCCTTGCCACCATATCTATTACATATCTTGTCTCCAATTTTTAATCCATTTCTTTCCATTACAGTTATTTTAATAACTGCATTTGAGAATTTCTTTTCATTAATATATTGCTTTCCTTCAAGTAAATCTTTGGAATTGTAATATACTTTTTGAGCTTCGTATTCAAGAGAACAGCCTTCTCTTAATACTAAATCATTTATAGTATCAACTACAGTTTGAGCAAATCTTCTCTGCTCAAGATAATACCCATAGATTTGCTGATAATATGGATTTGTAGATATAAATTCTATATTATTACAACTTACATTAATATCAACAACTTGTCCTTTGATACTGTATTTATCATCAGACATCATTAATGTTTTCAAATTTCTATCAGATTGAGAATATAATATTTCATTCTTATTCTCTCTTCTTGTTCCCATAAGAATGCCATCATCATTGACATATTCATAAAGATCTGGAACTACTTTATATTCGCCATCTTTACCATATATATTGAGAGGCATATCATTTTCATTAAGTGTTATAACAACTTCATGGAATGTTGGAGACCCCATTTTATTTTGAGCAGGCTCTGATAAACGTATTCCATCTTCTGTTGTATCTAATGTTGCTACATAGCAAGTTAATAAGTTTACTCCGTCTTTTCTAAGTCCATTATCTTCAAAAGATGTACTAGTCCTAATAATACTTCCTTTATAAACTGTTTGACCTATATCAAGATCATCAAGATATGAATTATTATATCTATATCCATACTCTTCAGTAATATGCTTATAATCAGTTCTTTCTATCATACGCAATTCATTAGTAATTAGATTTTTAAGCAATACATAGTAGTGATTCATAGGAATATCTGTATTTAAAAATAAAGGTATCTTTGATACTACTGTATAATCATTATCATATACCTCATAAGATGATGAAAGCCTTCCTGCTTCTTTCATATTTCCATGAGGTGCAACTTTTGGTACTTCTGCTTTTTCAAGTACCATTTTTTGGCTATTTTGTGCCGCAGCCATAATTTTTCTAGAACCAGAATTCAATGTATTAAATGGATAATAACCATTTTTACCGGCAATCTGATCTAGATTCTTAATTCTATTTTTTGGCTCTAGCATCGATTCTTTAAAATTTTTCATTTTTCATCCCTCCTGTATGAAATTGGTATGGAGCTGTACCCCATACCAATTTATAATATATCATTATTACAAATTATTGTTTATCTGTGCCATGATATCACTCATTATATTCATAGAGTTGGAGTTTGTCTGACTCTGCTGATCCACAAAATCTATCTGAGCTTTAAGCACTTCAATGCATTTGCTAATGAATACATTAGTTAATTCAGGATTTTCTGCTAATTCCTTTTTAAAATTCTTCTGAGCAAACTTAATATTCTCTGCTCCTTCAATATAGTAGTAGGCTCCAGCACCTTTAACTTTACCTATATTTTTAAGCATTAAGAACATTGATAATTCTGCATCGAATCCAGTATTATAATTGAATATCAATGGAACTGACTGATTGACACTTGCTACTCTAGATTTAAGCAAGCTTACGTCTACAATAGAACCATTAATACCAAATTCTTTATCTGGTTTGAGTTTTGAATTGTCATCGAACCTTATGATATTATTTGACATATAAATTGGAGTATTGCCTCCTGGAAGGGTTTCGTTCTGCTTAAGATATGAAATCTGAGATTTTGTCATCTTAAACTGATTGATTTCAACTTTCTGATTTATATGATTGATAACAAATATGATTATATTTGCCATCTTAAGTAAAGGAGTAATCCTTTTAAATAAAGATGCATTAGCCTTAGCAGTTGCAGTTGCAGACATCTGACCAGACATATCATCTTCTTCAGTATACTTCTCTGGCATAAGCAATGCCAATGAGTCAAGTATAACTACCGTTGGTTCAAGCTTATATATCTTCTCTCCACTAGTGTCATACAGACCTGTATCATACAAATAAGCAGATCTATTTGCCAACTTAGTATCATGTATAAGCTTGATTCTTTCATATACATTCTCTGTATTAATACCAGTATTTCTGGAAACATATCGTTCGTCCAAATCTTTTCCAGTAAATCCTGATAATATTTCTTTTCTACCTCTTGTAATACCACCCTCAATAAGCTCTTCAAATATACAAGAAGTCTTAAAAGGTCTTATTATGTTTGCTGCAGCTTGTTCTACCCATGTAGTTTTACCACAACCAGAACGTCCTATAACCATGTTTATAGAACCATCCTGTATTCCTACAGAATAATATTCTGTATTAACTCCGTTTGTATTTACATGTATTTTACATCCATTCATAAAGTCAAATGGAAGAAAACCAGTTGAATAATAAACATCGAATTCTGTTTCAGTTTTCATTCTTGGGTCTTTCATCTTTGATACTTGTTCCCTAAAACTTTCAGCCAAAATACTCATTACGATTTATCCTCCTTAGAAATAATTTTAATTAAAGGTTACCCATCGTGTAAAAAAATAAAGGTAGATGCTATACACATCTACCTTATTTGTATTACTTATACAATGATAATACTGGGAACCTAAGTCCTGTATTTATTTGATCCTGAATGCACTGATATGTGCGTGGGAATCTATTTGAAGACATTCCCTGTACATCATATAATACTGGCTTTGTTCCTTCTCTGATAAATTTATCTTTGTTAGCTATTATGCTATACTGAGAAAGGATATTCAATATAGATGCTCTTGGTACGTTTTCCAAAATGGTAAACAATCCAATCAGCATATTTGTAATTCTACCAATATCTGTATTTGGCTTTACTATACTGGCATCACATAAAGTATCTATTATCAATGCTGGCAATCTATCATATAATACTTCATAAATCCAGATTACTTCCTGAGCACTAATAACATTTTCTGCTTCCAGTATTGCTTTATTAACCATAGATACTTGCTCATATTCATCAAAACTAGAATGCTTAGAAGCAAGTATTTTGTATATATCTCTTTGAGATACTTTATCTAATCTATTACACAATGAAGTATATTCATTATAATGATAGAAAGATATAAATTGACAACCAATGGCAAATATTTCACTTCTATTAGGTTCATTTATTAAGAATTTAAATAACTTTATTTTTGATTCCTCAGTAAGATTTACTTTATTTGAAGTGACCATATCATATAACATAGATATTACTCTTCTATTTAAGAAGTCTGGACCAATTTTATTTATTGTATCATTGATCGCTGCATAAATAGCTTGTGACAAATCTGCATCAGGAATATTAGGATCATTAGACATTAATATCTCTGGAGCTTTTAAAATCACATCAGGATTTATAAATTCTCTGATGCTTCTTGTTTTTACTTGATTCTTGTCTAGATCTATTTTCTTTTTAAGATCTATACCAACCATTTCTGCGAATGATTGACCTGTGGTAATCATTCTATTTCTTTGTCCTCCCATTTTCTTTTCCTCCTTAAATCACCATTAGAATTTGGAATCATCAATATTCATTCCCATAGAAATTCCCATCTCTGATTCCTTTTTATGAGTTTTATTTACATGTTTCTCCGGTTGTTTATTCTTATTTTTCTTCCTTCTATTGGTATCTCTTGAGTCGATCAATACATCTGTAGGATCATCTTCAAGATCTCCAATAGTATTAAAGAAATTATCATTAGACTTATCTACATAAGAAGACTGTGTTCTATATCTTTCATATGTAGCCATAACTTCATCCATAGGCATCTTCATACCTGAAGAAATTATGCACATATATTCTTCGGTTCCCACATACTGCTTATGTATATATAAATCCAAAGGAAATCCCAAACGGTCTTTAATAACCTTGAAATCATTATCAATATGATTCAAAGTCTTTTCCTCAGCATTAAGAATAATACCCAATTTAAATGCTGATGGTGTTGTATCTAATGATTTGCTATCATCAAGCATATCATTTACAATCTGATTAAACTGATCTGGATTCTTTATCTTTTCATCCAACTTAATATGCTCTATCTGCATATAACCCGGATAAGTTGAAAGATTAGTCAAATCCTGTTTATCGATATTTTGCTCTGATTCAACAATCATGAGACCCTGCAGAATCTTTAATCTCTCAGCAAACTCAATATTCGCTGCCTGCTCTGCTGTCTTTCTATTACCAGTTCCATCAAGGAATTTCTTATTACTTGTAGCTTCTACTGCAATTCCTGGAACTATTTCTTTAAAGAAGTTAACGGTATTCTGAATACCCTTAACATCATCTTCAAAACCAATCAATGCATAAATATGTACATTGAAATATTCATCATCATCCATATCCTCATAAATTGATCTTGCTAATTCTGGTATTGCACCTGAACCGGTGCCACCTTCAGTTGATCCTACAATAACAGTAAGATCATCCTTTTCAATCCATGTAGACAAATCCAATGATTTTGTCTCCAATGAATTTACCATAAGTTCTTTTGCCAAGGCTCTGTTCTTACCACAGCCACCTGGTGATTCTTTAAACTGATGATAAATGTCAATATACTCCTGAGGTACATCTCTAGAAGTACTGTTCAGTATCATACAATTCTCTCTTGATATAGCCTCCTGGTTAATAGCCTCTATAACAGCTTTACCACCAGCAGCACCTACACCTATTACCTTTACCTTAATCATTTTTGTATTTGCCTCCTTTATATTTTTCATAGCAAATCGCTCCTTTCTTATAAATCGTAATATATCATTACAAAAAAATAATATATAATCATGAAACGATTTGATAGTAGCGATGGATATATTTCTATACCCATCACTACTCATATGTTTTATTAACTTCTTATTACATTGTAAGAGTTAATCATTATACTCTCAATATCGTATTCCCATCTTGTGCTTGTACAATAATTATGATTTCCATTTGGACTATATCTCATTGTATGTACAGATGTTTGACCTCTATCGAAATAGTTTTCTCTAATCCATAAAGATCCATATATTATTCCATGTTCTACAGAATCAAATTTGTATGCTCTTGATGCTCCTAAACCATCAAAGCATCCAATACCAAAATAATTATACTTGCCTGCGTGGTGTTCGCCATAACCACTTTCTACTGCCGCATGAGCAAATATATATACTGGATCAAGACCAGATATATCACTTGCTTCTATAAAATACTTTGCTTCAAAGTATGTCTTGCCATTCTTTCTTCTGTAGTGTTGTATAACTTTTTCCATATCATCAAGAGTTACATCTCCTCTTTTTTCAATGGAAGTAAATCTGCTCGGAACCCACTGTGTTATAGTAGTAGTTTCTGTTTCTTCTTCAGTAGTACTTTCAACAGTAGTGGATTCCGTTTCCGATATAGATGTTTCTACTGTAGTTTCTTCTGTTGTTATTTCTGATATAAATTCTTCTGGAAATTGGATTGGTACTATTACTACATCTGCAGTATTTGTTGCTGTTAAATCTTGTACATATGTATGAAATAATTCCATAGCATTAACATCATTAGCATCTAATATTGCATATATGATTAATGCTACACAATATACAGTTAACATACCTGTACCTATCTTTAAAAACGTTTCTAAAATTTTCTTCATCGTATTGTCCTCCTTATAAGACATAAAAATTCGGGAATAGGTGACGAACCTATTCCCTGTGTATAATTTATCTAGCTTCGTTTGTTTCCTGATTGTCTTTGGATGATTTTTTGATAGTCTCCTGTTCGTCCTCCGTCAACACATCAAATCCAAGACCAAGGTCTCCGACCTCGTTAATTACACCGAACTGTGGCATAATTCTTTTCCTCCCTTCCATACTTATAATATATAATTGTTATTATTATAATTTACTTTTACATTAGTACTCTCTTTTTACTCTCTTGCTCTTATTCTTAATAGTATTAGGAAGATAGTAATCATCAGAGATAATGTTTGATTTTATCATACTTCCGAGAAGATAAGTATTTAATAGATTGTTAGATAAAGAATCATCAATATCTTTAGGTAATTCTTCTAATCGTACTTGACCTAGAGTATTTATAGTATTATACATAATACTCTTATCTTGCATAGCATCAGCCCTTGGTCTTGCAAATTCTTCTACAGTTTTATCAAGACCCATTACTATAAGAGCATCCATCTCTCTATCAGATGTCTTACCATTCTTATCATAATTAACAAGAAGACCAGTCTTCATATCTCTTTCATCAATATTTACAGACATAGAATTCTTCTTAGTAATGAACTGTTTAAGCTTCTTCAGATGGAGATAAACTACGTAACATGGTTTACTCCATACAGGTTCATCTTTATCATTTTTATATAAATAATTCAATGCCACTGGTTCAATAAGTGGAACATCAAGAATTTCTGCTGCTTTATTTATAGCAGCCATATCTGGTTCAATTTCAAATGAGTTATATTGGAAATTGAATGGGAACTCTCTAGATACATAAGTCTTAAACTGAGCATCAGACATTCCAGCAAACATCTGTTTATAGTGCTCAGAATTCTTTCCAGTTGGATCTAAAGCATCCATAACTTTAATAACTAAAGCTTCTGCTTTCTTTCTCTGTGGAGTCATTCTGATTACCTCCTTTATATTTTAATATAATGTTTACAAGGCAAAAAATAAAGCACAGGGAATGAACCCTGTGCCTTAGTATTATTCGTCGAATAATCTTTCCTTTAATGCTGCTATAGGATAGATTCTGACTAACTGATCATTATTTAAAATATTATCCTGTATTATTTTCTTGTAGAAATATCCACAAAAATCATTTGTGAAATTATAATCAGAAAACAATGCATTTATATATTCAATCAATGCTCCACGCATACTTGCCCCTGCAAAAATGTAATCTTTATCCATTTCTTTGATCATATCAATTATTTCAAATACGTTATTGATAGCATCATAAGGATATCCATTTGGATCGCAGTGATCAAAATCAACATAATCTCTTTGAACTAAAAGTATTTCTTCAAGATTAGGTGATTCATAATTAACTTCTTCTGCATATTTATAGATCATACCATACATATATAATCCGCAATAATTAGACTGGCACCATTCATCTGACATAAATGGTTCCAATATAGATTTCTCTAACTCATAGTTATTACTATTATAAGCAGTACGAGCAGCCATTACTTTATCATGTACAGCTTTCATATCTATAAGTATAAGACTTCTAAGATATTTAATTGTGCAATCATTTTTAATATGATCGATTTCATTATCTTGTATACAAGGAAATGTATCATTCTTGATTATGTCTTTTAACTTTGTCTTTCCCATTTTCTTTTCCTCCTAAGTTTATCTATCTAATTCAGATACAAATTTTATTATACTTACTAATTGATCTGGTGTAACCATTTGCATGGTTTGTTCATCATATGATAATATTTCATGACCATCCATCTGATCAATAACTTCTTTTGTTACAAATTTGTCACCTTTTAATATAGCAACTTCTGCATCGGTGCAGTCAATATATGAATCTGGAGTTAGTCTAAAAGATGCAATATTTGAATTGAATTTATTAGAACTGAATGTTGCATATCCAAATATTACACTTATTCTGTATAAATTACCCAACTCAATTTGAAATCCACTTGAATTCATTAGCCTAAACATCATAGTTTATCATCCTTTCTTAATTAAGTCTTATCACTACTTCATCTGTTTCTTCATCAAAAGATAAATCTTCAGAATCATATGATATATCATCATAATTATCATAAAATGATACTTCATGATTCTTATTAAAATCCTGAAGACGTGATATAAGTTCACCTACGGTCATAATTTTCCTCCTTTGGTATTTTATTTTGTATATTTCTATACACAGATATAATATACAGTTATACTGAATTTAAATAACAAAAATCCAGAAGGAACATAGAATTCCTTCTGGGAATGATTACTTATTAGCATTATGTATTACTAATGTAAAGTAAGTTAATACTGCTTTATGATAAGATAATTTTGTTGCTAATCTAGATCTTCTTCTAGTATATGCTGTAGAATTTTCACTAAGAAGATCTTCAAGAATATCTTTTTGTCTTAAGTAGTTCTTATCTTTAGAGTTAGGTTTTGCTGATAAAGTAAATGTAATAAAGTCGATATCTCTTACATCTTTACGCTTAGACTGAGCATAGTATGAATATACTATAAGTCTTACTAACTCTCTTATTTCTATAATAGAATCTTTATCATTAAGAATAGATTCTATTATAGACTTAATCTCATCAGTTCTTACATTATTGTCTGCAGCAGCTTTGCAATAAGAATAATTAACAGATGATGTTGTTATATAAGTTACTGCTTTCTCTATAGCACGTTCTGCTTTGAATGAATCATTATCTGCTAAATGATAATCATCTTCACTAAGACTATCTGAATCATATGTAAGATAAGCATCTTTATTCTCATAAGCATCATAATACAATGAAGCTATATTCTTAATGAATGATGCTATTCGATTTCTAAGCTGATCCAATACATATACAGCATCAGTATCATCAAAATCTTTAAATCTAGAAGCATATGTAGTCATCCAAGTTTTAACTATAGATCTTATTGCTCCTATGGTGGATCCCTGAGTCTTGAGATCATATTTAGCACTAAGCATATTATTTATAACATATTCCATTACTTCTCTATGTTCATTAGGAACAAATTTAGGAAATGATCCATAATGCACTGAAGGATAAAACTTGCCAGAGAATGCTAAATATAATGCGGCTAACTCTGCTTCTTTATCATTCTTCTTAATTATAAAATATCTTAATATACATAAAGCTGTTACAGTAAATGGATCTTTAGCACATATAGGACTAAAGTTAGCTATAGTTCCATAGTATGTTTTCTGAATAGCATCTTTAGCTTTATTTATATCTATCTTTACTGTATTAAATAAATCATCAATATCAGTCTGACCAAATGGTATTCTTGTACATGGTCCTATATCATATAAATCATTATGACGTGCATCCATAAATCTAGATAATACTTTTTTATATCCAGTCATATTAGCAGCTAATTGTTTAGCCACATGAGGATATAAGTTTGTTAATAAACTCTCTGTTGGCTTTGCCATAATAAAACCTCCTATTATCAATATTAATAATATGTTTTTGATATTATAATAGACTAGTAAGACAAAAAATAAAGAGGTGTATTTCTACACCTCTTTGACTAACTTAAATTACTGTAATGATTTTTCCTTTATTACATATATTGTCGGTGCTCATATCATTATAGTCTACTAACAACTCTACTATAGTTCTATTCGCAATCCCTTTAGCATACTTTAATTCTTCTGCTAATCCTTGCCAAAGTATACGATATATACCATTATACTCTGAAACTGTTCTTACTGTTATCTTTCTATTTTGATCCTTGCTTTCTTCGTTACATATAATGTTGAATAAATCACGTACAAACATTTTCTTCCTCCGTATTGCCTTTTATTACTTATTTATAGTTTCAATAAACTTACCTATAAGTGATGGAGCTATATCATTATAAAATTCATTTATATCTACATCTATTGTATACTTAGGCTTTCTTATACCTTTGCGTGTTAAAGGATTTCTATAATTATTTAAAATATAGCTAATCTTTTCATTGTTCTCATCAGAATGCTTTATACAATTAGCAATATCATTGCGCAACCACTCTGATGCAGCATTTAATACATTTCCTATAGTATCACCATATACCACAAAATTATCATTATAATATTCCGGTATCTTTACAACATACTGAAAATCTTCGGTTGTATTTGTATTTCCTGAACTGGTTTTTAAATTTTCATAAATAAATTTTTTGCTTCTCCTTTCTACTACAACCCTATAAACCATTTTTGCAATTTTATTTTTTGGTGATTCTGCAACTTTGATATCTTCCTGTGAAGGTATTTCTATAGTTGCTTTTTCATTTTCATTCTGCTTATTATAATTTGATTTAATAAGTTCAAGATATTCTCTGATCTCTTTGATCTCTTCTTTAGATAAAGCATCGTCGTCATCTTCTTCTTTCTTGCTTGACTCTTCGATATCTTTAATACTATCTTTGATATTTGCTAATTCAGCATTAACATGATCCTGGAAATATTCGATCCAATCATCAATCTCATCAAAGTAATTCTCAATATCATCAGACATTGCCGCAGAATTTTCTATTAGAGTTTTAATACAATCAAATAAGTATATAAAACTTCTAAAATAAGAGTTAATATCATTAGCCATTTTGACTTGACTAGTAATATCATGAGCACTTACTTTGCAGTTGCCATTAAATATGTGTCTGTGTCTTAACTTTTTCTGTACGTTTTCGGTAAATAAATCCATTGTATCCATGTCTAATTCCTCCTGTATGGTTTAATAGTTTTTAGTGTGCTATTTTTTAGTCAATGCTAACAATTGACTGTATTCCATTTTTGTTATGTATAGCTTGACTTATATGCGTTCTTTTTGTTTCTACAATATATTGCATAGCCTTTACTATGGCTACCTTTATATCAAATGTATCTGTATAAACAAATGATTTTACATCTATACGGAAATATAATTTTCTGAAAGCTTCTCTCATTTCAGCTTCATAAGATCCAATCATAAACTTATTAGAACTCAGACTCTCTTCAAAATTCTTTATAATATTTATTGCAGTTTCAAATGAACCATCAATACGATATTCGTAATTATACTTCATTTGTTCTTCTCCACAAATACCACATTCGTCGAATTCTTCTTTAAATTCATCACTGAATCTTGTAGTTGTCTTAAAATGAGAATCAAATCTACCAATATTTATATCTCTTTTTACAGATGATTTAATTCCTTTTTCTATCGACTTTGCAACATCAATAAGAATTTCCATTGTAACCTCCATATATTATAGTGGCTCTTGATCTTTAGTATTAATATAATCTCCACCACTGTTGTTTACTTTGTATTACTACACAAATATAATATATGTCTATATATTTTATTAAATATAGCAATGCAAAAAAAATAAAAGCCTGGATGCGATTCCAGGCTTATAATTTTTAGAATTAGTACAATTCTTCATCAGAATGATCTTCTACAATTTTTGTATAGATAGAAACATCAAGATCATTTTCGATGCCATACATAATTTCCATTAACTGATTCTCATCAAATCCTAATTTTGCATAGGTTGATAAATCAATCTCTTTTTCAACACCAAGTATAATCACACGCATTTGCTCTGGTGAAAAATAACGATTAGCAGCTGTTGAAATATCTAGTCCTTTTCTGATTGCATCTTTTAATACATCCAATTGCTGAATATTGAATTCTGATTTTGCGATTTCTGTTACATCGTGATCATCCTTCATCAAATTTCTTATTATAGCCATCTGAATACTGCTAAATTCTGCTTTAGCATAAACAGATACATCTAATTTATCATTTAAACCCAAACGGATTTCGTACATTTGTTCTGAACTAAATTCAAATTTAGCATAAATAGATACATCTAATCCATCCTGTATTCCTAAACGTATCTGCTCCATCTGCTTGTAATCGAATACTTTATATGTCATAATATTACCTCGCTATTATAGTGGCTCTTGGTCTTAGATTTTATTAGTTATTATTAGTATAACCTCCACCACTGTTGTTTATCTGTATATATTACTTATCCATACCTAGGAACATAGTAATTATACTATATGACAATACTATATAAGATACATGTATCTTATTCACAGTTATAATATACAACTAATAATACCTACTTTTACAAAAGTCCATTATGGTTGAAACGGTAAACATACCAATAATAAAGAAAGGAGGATATACAATGAGTATAAACTTAGATCTAGTCGCAACAGAAAATCCATTTGTTGATGAAATAATGTATTATACTAAAATACTTACATATAATGCTGTCGTCAAAGATGAGGACAGAGCTTCGGCTAAAGAAACAGATGAATCAATAGATAACTGGAGAAAATATAGAGCTTGTATGGAAAATAGAGTTCGATTTTCTACGTTATCAGATATGATAACAAAAGACATGCTTACTCCACAAAGAGATGGAGTTCCAGAAGTAGGAATACCAGTAGCATTAGCAACATCAGATTCTGAAGATGCTGTAGAAGGAGATCTTCTTGGTGGTATAACAAGAATCCATAAATATAGATTTGTTGCTTTGTATAATGACGATGGAACTCCAATGGTTGATGATGAAGGATTTGGTATGGTTGATAATAGTGAAATACTCCCAGGAGATCCAGACTTTGTTTTAGAGGAAGAGTATGTGGATATAGATCAATATATAGAAGATCCAAATTTATTTCCTGATGAAATTAAAGAGTATCTAACTGAGTATCTCAAAGAGAAATTTATCAATGAATTCGTTGAATTGAATGATTATTATAGAATGCTTAATGGTCTACCAGATTGTGATGACCCAGGAATAGATATAAGGGATTATTACTCTGCTGTAGGAATAGATGAAACTACAGAAGAAGGTCAATTAATTATATCTAACTTAGAGTCTGTATCTTTTGAAAATCGTATAGACCAACCGTACTATATACATGAATTGGATTCTAATGCATTAGCATTAGTAATAGGATATGGTATCTTTGATGCTATAAAAGAAGATTATCCAAAAAAGAAATACTTAGATCATTTATCAGAAGCGAAGATAGATATATACACTGCTAGATTAGCATACAACTTTCAATTATTATATCTACCAGATGTCGAACTTAATGAGATAAGAGAAAGATATAAAGAGAGATATGAAATAAATAGAAATGTTGTAATCAAAACTGTATATTCTGAAGCTATGAAATATGATTCAGATTACTACAATGAGTTTATCATTATATATATTCTTATACATACAATGATAGACATATTATGTCGTATACAGGAAATTATTCTTAGAAGAGAGTTTATAGATTCTAGATGTATAAAGTATATATTTAGTATGTATCAGATTCCATACTATGAAGAAATTCCTGTAAAGTATCAAATAAATCTTATGAAGAATATAAACAATCTTCTTAAGTTTAAATCTACAGAAAAGAATATGACTGATATCTGTGCATTATTCGGATTCAAGAATATAGATATATATCGTTACTATATTCTTAAGAGAAGAAATAGAACAGAAGAAGATTATTATGTAGATGAAACCATAGGAGATAATCATGATCCTTTGAGCGAATATGAGATGAACTTTATAAAAGTCCCATTAGGAGATTCTGCTGATTTATACATAAAGGAAGATGAAAATTATCTTAGTTATGATGAAGTAACAAAAGCAGATGACTATTGGGATGGAGAAATATCTCATGATAAAATTAAAAAAGAACATGCATTGGAAGAATTTGTATACAGAAAGAGTAAATATCTTTCTGTAGATACTATAAATGATATTGCTAAGAGCTCATTTGAATCTAGTTATTTCAATGGAATATTATTCGATGAATTTAACTTAGATGGAGTTCATAGTAATGATGGAGAAGAATATCATATACACTCTCAAAGAGAGGATAATTTATTGATATCTGTTCCTTTGATAAGCACAAGCCAGAGTTTCCAATTAGCACATTTATTTGTGCTTATGTATGATTTAGCATTTGCTTATTATGGAATAGATTCTACAATACAATATGATATAGATAATATACTTTATGTCTTAGGATTTAACTTTACTGATATCACTAATAGATTTAATGATTTAGCAGAAGATCTTAGACGTAGAGGATATAATATACAAAAAATGCTTGATAATGACAATGATGAATCTACAGATCCATTACATATTCAAGACACGTTTAATATAAAAACCAGTTCTGAAACAGATATGATTTTTACAGCAAAGAATCTTGTAGAATTATTTAATTATAATATGGAATTCAGACAATATCTTTGTGAAGAAATGTATAACGCTCAGACATGGGAAGACTATAGAGCTTTTGAAGAAATATATGATGCATTTATGATCTCTAAGTATAATAGAGATTACTTTGCAAAGAATGATTCTCCAAAAGATATAGGTGATTATTATGAAACATTGACAGACTATCTTAGAGTAAAAGACCCTAAATTGTATAACTGTGCTATAGAAGTTAGAAATATGACAGATGAAAAGTCTAAGATAAAAAGAATAAATGCTCTTATGTATAATATTACACAGAGTATAGATCTTGTTCTTAAAGATGAAGATTTATCTAGTAGCATATATACTAATCTTCCAGGTGTTAGTGCAGAATTCGTTAGGGAATATATGGCTAAGATAATAAACTTCTTTAAGTCATTTAGAGTTCAAATATATAATGTAAATTCAGTTCTTCAATTCGGATCAGATGATTATGGTAAGTATCTTACTTATATTAGATACAATGATCGTATTGGAGATATTACATCTTATATGAGAAAATATGATCACTATGATATGAAAGATGACATGCAAAAATTAATCAATATTGAAAAGACTGATAAGTTCAGCATGTTTGACAAAATCAAAATAACAAAAACATATAAATAATATTATTGGAGGTATACATAATGAATAAAAATAGATTTCTAATTGATAATTTTGAAATGAAAGATAGCTCTACCTTATCTACTCCTCCACATAGTCCCTTTAGAAAAACAGAAGTGACTTTTTATGTAGCAGGAACAGATAAAGTTATATGGAAAGGTAGCAACAGAAGTGTTTTAGGTGGTGCTCCATTTACAGCTTATGATCAATTTGAAATAACAGACCCTAGTGGATACGATCTTAGAGAATGCATGGTTAATTATGATTATTTCTCTACAGATGGTGGAACAGATGATTCATCTATATTTAAATTAGCCGATACTGAAGTTCTTAATACTCAAGAGGCTAAGATAAATGAATCTAAATGTTATTTATGGTGCATAGGCAAAGGAGGAACAGTATCTAATCCTACCCAGCTTATAGCTAATGAATTTGCATCTTGGATATGGCCTACAGATCTTATCCCATTTAGGACTCTTAAAGACCCTATAGGAACAGGATCCAATGAGGACTTGATTGGAAAGTATTATGGATCAAGATATATTGCAGGAGTAACAGATTCAGATCAGACTTATTATGCTTATTATTTCAAGAAGATAACTAACGCTTCAGCTAAAGTAAGAATTAATGGTGACGGATATTCTATTACTGATGCTGTAGCAGATTCTTCTGCAATTAAGAAGCAGCTTGAGTCTAGATATAGAGCTAAACATGGATTGGGTGTACCTGAGGACACAAATAATCTTGGCTTAAGATATTATAATACTCATGAAACAGAGTTTTATACAGAACTTAAACTTAGCATCACAACAACAGAACTGAGAGAGTGGTTTCTTATTACTGATAACGATAATGTTAATCCAGATAATACACCTCTCAGTAGTGCAATTGTAGATTCATTATCACTGTGCCAGGCAACTCCAATATATAATAAAGATGATTATACTAAGCCGGTGGCTTTTAAAAATATAACTCCAATGACCAAGCTTAATTTCTATTCAGAAAATATTGGAGACTTGGACAAAGGTATAGATATTGTATACCAGCTATATTATTGATAAATTGTGGGAATGTAGTTCAATACTTCATTCCCGATTTTTATTGGAGGGATTAAAATGTCACAAAAAAGAAAGGCTAGAGAGATCACCAAGCAAGAGGAAATTGATTTCTTCTTGAACTTGACAGAAGACGAATGTATTAAAACTTCATTTATCGCAGAGAATTTTGGTATATTTGAAAACGGTAAATCTAAATACAATACGTACGATATAATAACAATACCACCAGGATCATATAGTTTAGGTGATAAGAAAAATACAAAACCGTTTAGAACAACACTCGGATTATGGGTGTTTAATAAAGGACTAATCGAGAAAGACTTTGGTAATATACTTGGTTACATAAATACTCCTATAACCAAAAAAGGCTTAGGTAAGATCAATAAAGAATTATCATATGCCTTAATGGAAGATAAGATTACTATAGATCAACTGAAGACATTTATAATGAAAACACAAAAGTGTCAAGCATTTGTAACTATACTGTCTTCTAATCAAACATTAGATATTCTTTTGTGCTCTAAAAGGATTGAAAGTAAGAAAAAAGAGCTCGCTAAGAAATATGAAAAAGAATTAGCTGATGGCGATTTGGTAACAGTAACAAAAATGGAAGAAGAACTTTTAGATTATGCTAAAGATCTATTGGATGGCGATCCATCATTAGATTATTTTGATTCTGGAGCTGCCGGTTCTTATGGCAATAACTTCAAGAATATGTATGTAATGAAAGGTGCCATGAAGGATCCAGATCCAACTAAAGGTTATAACGTAGCGCTATCATGTTATTCTAGCGGTATATCAAAGGACGAGTACCCAATTGTGGCAAATAGCTTAGCAGCTGGTCCTTACGCTAGAGGTAAGAAAACGAAAAATGGTGGATATTTGGAAAAGCTTCTCTTATCAGCTTGCCAACATATTGTTCTTGATGAACCAGGTTCAGACTGTGGTACTAAAAGATGTGTTACAGTTCATTTAACTGAAGCAAATGTTTCAGATTGGATGTACTCATATATATCTGAAGGATCAAGATTAATAGAACTTACTTCACAGAACAAAGATAAATATATTGGTAAAACCGTTAAGTTCAGATATTCCAGTCTATGCGAAAACGAGCATATATGTAATAAATGTGCTGGTAATCTTTATTATAGATTGGGAATTAAAAACGTAGGAAGCACTATGCCACAGATAGGTTCAACGCTTAAAAATATAGCTATGAAAGCATTCCATGATTCAGTTCCGGTACTTACTGAAATGGATCCCATGAAGGCTTTCGGTATTAATTAAGAAGGAGGTCCTATGTATGATGGCAGCATTTGGGATTTGTATATTTATAATGGCAATAGTTTTGCTATAATTTAGCAAAAAATAAACCCCGTAGGTAATAATACCTACGGGGGACTTGTTATCTATTTGAGAAATACATATTAGATAATAGCTTATATAAATATATAATTATGTTCATATTATAAGATATATCTAAAGATCTTTTATCTTCTTCTGATATATGATCAGCATAATATTCGCCTGAGACGAGATTCATACCAAATTTATACTTAGATATAGATGAAAATTCTCTATAGAATTGATGTACGAATTCATAGTTAGTATAATTACTATAAGTATTTTTTACTACATCTATTGCCTGAGGAATATCATCAAATCTTTGTAATATATAGAACACTACTGTTAAAAAATCTAGGAAATATCCTTTATGATACTCTAGTGCTTTTTCTCCAATACCTTTGACATCTAAGATATCTTCTTTAGAGATATTATCATATCTATAATAACACTCTAATTTGTTTCTAGGTGTTGGTATTTTATAAAAACTATTATATATATTTTTCAAAGAGAACCTAAAGTCACCGAAATGTGTATACTTAGGCTCCCTATTAATCACAAAAACAGCATCATTCTTAATAGCAAGTACATCATTATTTGAAATAGCATTTTGCTCGAAAAATTGCCGTTTTGCATAAATAATACCTTGCTGAATAGATTTATATATAGATTTATCATTCTTGATTTTAAGACCTACATATACTTCCCTTGAATGTTTATCAAGGGAGTTTAAATAATCATATTCTGATTTTGGTATTCTTTTTGTAAAGAGTAATGCATTTATATTAGCCTTAGATAAATCATATTCTATTATAGTTGCATTCTTAATATAATCTATATCTAGCAAATAGTTTACATTCTCGTATAGTTCCATTATACAATACCTCTTTCTATTAATATCCTAAGATATCTATCTCGATCTTGTCCGAAATTGTATAATCCTTCTAAGCTAAGAGAAGTATCAACTAATCCTTCAAGATCAGATGTATCATGTATATAATTTGCTATAATTCCATATCTTTGTTGAAGAATCTTTATAATAGATTCTGTTAAAATATCTTTAGAGTTAGTATCATTATCTATAAGAATATATACGTCTTCTCCTTCATATACATCCACTACTATTGACATAATCTCTAAAAAAGAATCATTGTTGCCATATACATAATTTATATACTCATTGTCGAATAGAACTTCATCACCAAAATCTACTCCATTTATACGAAAAGCAGGAATCAGATAATGTAATCTGGTTCCTGCCTCTACTATAGATAGAAGATTATAAACTTTGGTAAACATATTTCCACTTCTTCTGAGTATATCTATATCTCCAAATACAATTTTCATATTATACCTCACATAACGGGTTCTTTAAAAGTTTACCCGCTTTCTTACTAGATTCAAAGATATTATTGTAATAATCACTAACCTCAGCAAATGTAGCATTACCATGACCAATAAATGGCCTATATTTATTATACAGTATTGATACTATTTCCGGAGGTAATAATATATTACGTGAAGTATCTATAGTATACTCCTTATATAAGTCTTCTGTAGACATATATCCATATATAAATAGATTTGCCACTATTGCATTGATTGCAAGTGGTGGTTCTACTATAAATGAAAATGTATGATTATTCTGAACACAAAATGCAAACTCATTTACATTAGTCAGCATTGGTATATTTATACCATACTTTGACATGATATATCTTGAGAATGTATCAAAATATCCAGCATCTTCATTTCCACAATAGAAGATAATATTAGTTCCTCTGAGAATTGTAGCTGCAAATAGCATACAGATAAAATCTGTTGGTTCTCTAGAATCTAAATATAATGAATATTGATATTCATACTCATTTATATTTCCATTTATCATATAATCCAATGCAGTATAAGGGGGGAGTAATATACTCCCCATAAATGCATTTGGATATGATAATAAATTAGAATACTTTGATTCTTCATCATCAATTATAATCAAACAAGCTTGGTGAATACCAGCTTGTATTATTGAATTAATAACTTCTGAATCTTTAGTTACATACAACATATCCTACACTCCTTAAAACTTATCTAAGTTATAATTTCTCTTATTCTTGTTTTTCTTTGATTTCTTTCCACCATATCTTCCACTATTAGAATCTTCACCATAATCATAAGATTGAGAGAATGTATATGATGGCTTCTTTTCGGGTTTAGTATACTCTTCCTGTACAATATCTTCTTGAACTACTTTTTCTTCTTCATGATATTCCTGATTAACTTCTGCAGTTTCAGGTTTAGTATCAACAGAAACTTCAATATTTTCAGTCTGATTTTCAGGATTAGGCATATCATCATTATGAACATCAGATGTATTATCGCTCCTATTATAATCAATAGATCGTTTATTAATCTTAAAACCATGTTCATTAGAATCATTATCCCTTCTACTATTAAAAAATCTACTAGGATCCATTAAAGCTTCATCAGTTTCAATATTAAAATTGATTGCTTTAGAAGATTTAACTTCTCCTATAACCTTTGTAAACTTTGTTCCATCTTTCCTAGTTAAATTAAGTTTCATGTGTTTATTTCCTCCTTCTTTATAACTGTATATGAACTTATCTTTAACAAACTTTTGAAGTTTGTCTGGTTCATATACTTTTCCACATTTGTTACATACAAGATTGTTAAACCCATAATCATAATCTATTTCTCCACCACAATACAATGGAGATTTAGTATCATCATTTAATTGAGCAGAACAATATAACTTGTTTCCATCAAGTTCATATACATATGGAAAGTCTAAAAGACACACTCCAAATCCAGGACGAATACCATAATTCATCCAAGATAAAGTTCCTATATCATTTAGAACATACTTTCCAATTACAAACTTGGTAAGTAAATTATATACATCTTCTGAAACAGATTTGAATTCTTCTTTATTGATAATTGGTGTTATCCTTTCGAATAATCCTACTGTTCCACAAGGACTTACTTCAAAACATCTTGTTACAAATGGTTTGAGTAAGAATTGATTTTTATATTCATCTGGATTATCTGATAATCCAACTTTATCTAGAGCCACTTTAACTATAATACTACTATTCTCATAATACATATAGACAGCTCTATTAGTACCACAATGAAATCTTTTAAAACCTCGTTGTGTCATTATATCATCTATCATAGATAATTTTAGTTTAATCTTTCCAGCATATCTTAATGATGTTGCTACTTTGTTTAAACTCTGTATATCATAAACAGATAATAAGCTTAATAATGGAGGAGCGGTTAAACTTTCCCATTTAAAATCTAGTGGAGATTTATCTTTAGAATAAAGATAATCTAACACATGACTCCTTTGGAGTTTCATACTAACCACCCCCTTAATTATTCATTATTGCCTCTAAGAATTTAGCTTTTCTCATTGCATGCTCATTCTTAAGATGATCTGGTAATGAGACTGTTAAATCATCAACATTTGGCCCATTCAGTAATGCATTATACATTCCACTACTAGAATTATTAGAATGCATATTGATAAGATCATTATATTGAGATCTATTATATATAGCACCGAGATTGGAATTCTTCTGTAATTTGGTTGACATAATTTCATCAGTATATTCTAATCCTTTGTCTTCCATTTTATTTCCAGTCATAAGTTCACCAAGACTAATATCTCCAAGCTCTTTATTTCTTTCAATATTTCTATTGATAAGTTCCATAGCTTCGATTTGTTCTCTTGGTATCGGAATAGGATATTTTGGATAATCATTTCTCATATTATTAATAAGCTGCTGTTGTTGTTGCATTCTTAATTGTTCTTCTTGAAAAGCTTTATATCCAAACTTATTTTCAAAATCATTATCAAATTCTTTTTCTTCTTCTGGACTAAGTGGTCCATTATAAAATTGGTCTAATGATTTGAATATATCTCTGAGTTTATTATATTCAGAGTTATATTGCTGTTGCTGCTGTAGTTCATACTGCTGCTGTTGTTGTTGCATTGTATATGGGTTTACAAACCCTTGACCATAATAACCATTGTACCCCATATTATTATTGTACATATTATTTGGTCTGAAATAAGAATTATTGTTATTCAATAAACTACCAATCGGTGCCGGTTGTGGCTGCATTGGACGATCATTCATATACGTTGCTGCCAAAGGACCTCTTGGTGGTCTGTTGTATTTTTGATTAAAGTTGTCCATAATAAGTTTTGTCCTTTCTTGTTTCGACTTTCAACTTTATAATATGTATTTATAAAGTAAAATACCCCAAAGCGTAACTAAACGCTTTGGTATATTCTTTATTCTTAAGTTTGATATTTTATAAAAAGTTACCCACAAAGGCATTAAAAGCCTTTGTGGTTTATTAGCCTTGAATACACATCCATCTCGTCCCTCGAAGGTATACATACTATAGCTTGAGTTGGATGATTTGGTGGGTCAAAGCAAGACAAATAATTATTATAATATTCTTCTAGAAATGTTCTTGTATCGAAGTCTATTTTGTTATTATAGTAGATAAACATCTCTAGAGTTTCTCTATTAATAGCGAATCCATTTACTTTAATAAAACTTCTATAAGCTTCCTTAATTTTGGATTCATTAGATAATAATATATGTCCTCTTATATGATATAGATTGAACTTAAGATTATTTTGTATAATAAAATTAACACAATCCATAATTATTTGCTGATTCTTAACTGGCTCATCAGATGATGATACTAAAGTCAAATCAGGCTTTATATTATTCATCCATCTATAAATCCAGTCTTTAAAAGTTTCAACACATAATCGAGAATCGCTTATTATATTTATTTGATCATATGATTCTCTATACTTTAAAGCAAGTTGAAGAGCCATTTTAATTCCAGTAAGTTCTGACATATTATTTGTAAATCCATATAATACTTCTTTGGTCTCTTCAACTACATCTTTATTCCCATAAACTGCTACTGCACCTGCACAACCGATACTAGTATTATTTCTAGGATCCGTCATCATTGATGCATCACTAAATATGTTTAAAATTTTCATTTTCTTTATCTCCTTATTAGATTATTCTTGGTAAACTAATTCTTTTCCGGTACTCCTCTCCCAGAAACTTATGATTGGTTCAAATATTGTTTTCAAATCATTGTATACAAGATCTATACCAAAATAGTCTGCACCTTTATTAATATGACCATTTTTATCTATATGAAATATAGCTAGATTAAAGTATCTCTTATGACTATCATTTTCAGTGAGTTTAATACTCATAAAGGTTCTACCTTTATCATCATATCTCTTGTTGGACATCTTCATCTGAATATAATATTTTCCAGTAATATTCTTCCATTCATATCCATATTTAAGAATAATATTTTTGATATATGCTAATTGTTTATCTGTATCATCATATATTTCCTTAGACATCTTTCTATTTGGTTCTATGATTCCACTAGTAAACAAATTATCAGCAAAGTCTTCTATACTGATTTCAAGGCCATCGTCGTTGGTATCTTCTCTTATCATTTTAATAACACTTATAGTTTTCTTAAAATGCCTTCTATGATGTTCATCCTTCCTATATAACTTCATCAGAGTTTGTTGATTTCTCGACGAAACTTCTATATCGAAATAAACACTATTATTATCCTTGGTCCATTGATGGGCCCATTTGTAATATTTCTTAAATAGCATGCTATCATCCTCCTTAAGTATTATTAAATCTATAATATACAATCTCTTTTTACATTATAAAAGGCTTTAGCAGTATAAAACCGCTAAAGCCATATGGAAAGGAGAAAGTTAAAATGATTTTGACTTTACAATCTTAATATTATTCTGTTTGAGATCGTTAATAGCAGAAAGCATACTACTTGCTGCTCTAGACTTTCTCTGTTTTGGTGCGGTATTTTCTTCAATAAAGTTTCTAATACTTGCATTTGATTCTATTACTACAAAACAATTGTCTGCATTAATAGAATTAGCATTAGCTACAGTAAATACTGCTTCAGAGATACTCATATTCTGATCTTTAGCAAGTCTAGCAACATTCTCAATTTCCATAAAATAGTTACCTTTTGATTCGATTACAGTTACCATTTCTGGAGTAAACTCCATTACACTTTCTGGTACAGTTCTACAACTTTCAACTTCGTTCATAAGTTCATCAATAACATAACTATCTGTAGCATTTTCTACAACAGAAGTTTCTGCTTTGACAGATTCAGTTATGATGTTATATGCACTATTAAGCATAGTATTTCCTCCTTTATTTAATCTTTATTATATGTTTCCTTAATTTTATGAACTAAACGACCATTATGTAGTTCTACATAAGAATCGATAATATCCTCATACCTTTTCAATATTCCAGAGCCAGTAATATATGCATTACCATATACTTGAATAGCTCCTTCTAATTCAACATCTTCTCCAACTCTTGCACATCCTTTAATGCAGCAACTTCCCCCAACAATAGCATTATCCATCAATATAGCATTACCAGATATGCAAGCTTCATCTTTAAGTATGGCATTATTTAAAACGATTGCTTTAGAGTATGCTCTAGCGTCCCCGTAAATCCAGCTTGTACCATACTGGGAAAGATTATATTCAGATTGAACATATCCTCCGATATCCCCTGCCTTCACGTCATTAAAATCCTTTAATGCTTTTATCCTATGTAATATCATACCATGTCCATACTTATGTATCGTAATATATAAATCTGGACATATTATATACTTTTCAGCCAACCTCTATCCTCCTTTCAATCAGAGACATTTAAACCAATACTTTCCTTACTAGATTTAGACATAATATCTTTCATCATATTTATAATTTCCTGTTTTGTAGGAAGATTCCAAGATCCAGATGCATCTACATAGATATAGTGTTTATCTAAGAATTGATAAGCGTCAGAGCTATTCCATATCTTAGTATATTCTTCTATTCTATTTAATACATCCATCTGATCTGGAGTTATAAAGTCCTCATACTCGTTAGCGAATTCTCTATACTTACCCATTACATGTGTTGTGGGGATAAATATGTACTGATTATGAACAAGTTCATGAACAGTTTCAGATAATGGTATAAGACCAACTTTAAGTTGATAATGAAGTTTAATAACTTCTTCTGCAACAAGCTCTACATCTAATGATTCATACATAGCTTGTCTTTTTCTTACAACAATCCATATTATATCTTCAATACAAAATGGATCATGATGTATATGTATCTTTATATTAGCTGATTCAGCATTAGATACACTTTCATAAAAACTACATTTATTCATGTCAAGATTTTCTCTCATAAACTGAATCAATGTTTGATATTCAAAAGATCCTCTGCATATACGTTTAATATCTAATATATACCTTTGAAATTCTTTATCATCTGATAGATTATAGTCAGGGATGTCATAGTCAGGAACTTGATTAAGTTTAACTACGCTGACTCTATCGGAATCAAATACAGGCTGTATAAGATTACTGGGATCCCTCATTTGTACCACCTTCCTTATATAAATACTTTACTATAATGTTTAATGTACCGAAAATGGACAAAAAATAAAAAAGGGGTGCCGTAGGATATCTATCCTACGGCAAGTTCTTGTAATGAAAAATGACTATAGTTTAAACACTAAATACTTAAACACAAGGAGTATTTATTGCTTTTTACTTCATCATTGTATAGTTAGTATTGTAATAATTTATTACACATCTTGTATTTTGATAAGTAAAGACTTTAAGTAGCTTAATGTATCAGCTGCAAAATAGTTATACTTTTCAAATTTAGATTCAAATAACAAAGAATTTTCATAAAGATGTAAATTATCCAAAGCATTTTCTGGATCATCAATGTTATTTACTCTATAGTTTAAAGATAATAACACATCATGAAGATATTGTATTAATCTTTTTGCTTCTTCTTTATCTACATTATCAGGAACTCTATGATCAATATTGATCTGTGTATCACTTGTATCTTTTTGCTTAATAGTAAGCTCGTAATCTTTAAGAAGATCTAATGAATAATTATATAAGAACTCTGTTGCAATATTAAGAATATCGCATATAGGTCCTTCTTTCATATTGCTACTATTTAAAGATCCAGAATTTGTCAAATCAATAAATCGCCTAATATATTTATCTTTTTTAGGATCATATTCTTCCATAGATATATTTCTATCAAATTCATGCTTATCTACTATATACTCATCAAGTTCCCAACCCCTTTTCATAATTTGGTGCATCTCAATATTTGAAATTCTACAAGCATGAATTATAAGATGTATTGCATCTACATAACTAAATTTAGAATTCTTTATATACTTATCGTAATCTATAAGTGATACTAATTCATAAACAGATATAATATCTACATCTGTATTCATTGCCTTCTTCAATATTGAAATTGTTGCTTCTTTAAGTTTCATGTAGTTTTCCATTATTCATCCTCCTCAATATTCTTTCCCACAGAAGGTGACTTTAAATATCCGATTATACTAGATGCAAATGCTGCGCATTGGGCACCTGATAATTCTTTTGCCTTGGTTTCATAAAAATTTAAAAAAGATAAAGTATTTTTTGCATGATGCTGTACTCCATCTAAAACTTTGTTTACAAATATTAACATGTCTTCAGCATCTTCTTTAATTGATGATTTTATTACTGAATATAATCTTGATTCTATGTTTTTCTGAATATGCCTTGGTTCTTCAATTCTATTCTTATCTGGCATATAAAGAATACTTATAAAGAATTCATAGTTATCTTTAAGTCTATATTCTAAATCATACTTGAAGAGATAGTCTGCTCTCTGTCTTAAAATAAATTTAATAGCAGAATAGTATGTGTCTTTAAAATCATCTAATAATACCATATTGATAAATCGTATAGATTTAGATGATTTTAATTCATATATTGATTCTGTTATATCATTTATAAAAATATTTATAAAATGACTATACTTTAATTTTATTAGCTCATCATCTATATTATAGACTGGCTTTTTGAAAAATACAGAATCAATATATCCGTTTAATATACAATTGCTAATATAATTAATTCTTTCTCTAAAGAAATCCACGTAATTATCAATGATTTTCATAATACCATCATAGTCTTCTTTATATTTATAATCATAGATATAATATTTATTGATAAATTGTCTTTTGACACTATCCATATCAAATTCTGCTTTAGAATCTTGTGAATCTGTAGAATTATCAGATTTCTCATTATCAGATAACCAATTTTCTTTTTCTGATATTCTCTTAATCATAGATTGAATATCATTACAGATATACTTAATCATATTATATAAAGAAATAGCATCTTTATTTTCTAAGCGTGTTCCATCTGGAACTTTTGTTCTACTATAGACATATTCAAATAAATCTTTATCTGTTATAAATCTTTTTTCTTTTATACACTTTGAAAGAATTTCGTCTGCTGCCATTATACTACCATATATCATATCAAAAAACAATGTGTCTCCACCAAAATAAATATTACAGAAAAGCGTTGCTTTACCGCCTGCAAATCTTCTATAATATTCAGCATCTTCAGAATAGCATGAAATGAGATCATCTAATTCTTCATCTAGTTCTGTATTGCCTTCATAATCTTTAAGAAGATTTAATGAATGATCATATAATAATTCTGTTGCAATATTGATTATATCATCCATAATACTCCCTATACTAGGAATACTATTAACGCTTACAGTATCAGGAGATTTATTCGTAGATAAGTAATGTCTAATACAATTATCCTTCTTAGGATCATAGTCTTCTTCTGACTCTTCTTTACAGAAATTATGTCTTGAGCAAATATATTCATAAAGATCTCCATTATGCCTTATAATACTCTGCATTTCTTGCTCTTGCTTACAGCAATAAAATGCTACATTAGCTATATTATGACACATAGAAAATCCTATTTCTGATGCAAATAATGGACCTCTAAATATACTCATTTCATCATTATCTGGAGCAGTAATAGTTGATACATAATCAAATATTCTATCTGCAGCTCTATCTGGTCTACCTTCATTCATTGCGTCTGTTAAAGCTTCCTCCACTTCAACTCTAAGTTGATCATAGTTATAGTTTTTCATTTTCGTTGTCCTCCTTATTGATCTTATAGTGTATTATATAACTTCTGTTATACAGATCTATAATATATAGTCAAAGCATATTTAAATTATAAAAAATAAAACCCTAGAGCTATTACACTCTAGGGTTATTATTACAATAATATCAAGACTCATGCTTTGAATCTATTCATTCTTTAACATGATTTTTAATATCAATATCTTTATCTGTAGTACTTGATGTTGGATTATTACTTAAGCCAGCCATACTATTATACAAATCCTGTTCAGATGGATCTACTACAGGTTTAGGATCACACTTAGGTCCAGTATATGCAGTATTCTGATTAAAACTATATATGGGTGCTCCATAGTTAAGCTGCTGACCATAGTCAAATGGCAACTGCTGATAAGGTTTAAATCCTGGATAATACTGCTGCGGCTGACCATACTGCATATGTGGGGTAAACGGATTCCAAGATTCATTCTTACTAGGATCATTACTATAGTATTTTCTCTTATCTTCAAGTATAACCCTACAGCATTTATGCACCTCATTCATTATTCTTTCATCAAATAAATACAATAAAAAGTTCTTTTGATTACCTGATAATGACTCGTTATCATATATACTATGTCTTATTTCATCGATTTCAAGTACTACACAAGAAAATGCTTCTACCTTGTTATTATGCTGTATATTGATACTTGCATACAAATTAACAGAAATATTAAATAATTTATCGAGATATTCACGTAACCATTCAAAGCTACTTTCATTTTTACAATATTCTGAAAATTTGTTTTCTATATCATCAAATTCTTTTCTGATATAACCAGGTTTATTTAATGATAATACATAACCAATACAGTCATATGCAATAGAATACCTAGATCCGAGCAAATTAAAAAGAACAAAATCAAATGATATTTTATTATGCAGTTCTTCTATGAATTCATCATACATTTTCAAATTGAAGTACTCTTTAATAATATCAGGAATGCATTTTACTAAATATTCAGTAAATAAGATTTGAGTAGACTCTTTATAATCTGCTAAATCTTTCTCTATATTAATAGCAGTATCCATCCTATAATTTATATGATCCATAAAGTATTCAATCCAGTCAGCGCTATAATTGCTGCATGAAAATGGAAAACGACTTTTTAATGCTATGATTCTGTCATTTAATGAACTTTCTGAAGAGTTTATACTTGTGCATCCATGATGCATAAAATCTATAGCTAAAAGTTTTTCATAATTACGATCATACATAGAATCATATAAACTCATACCAATCAATATATCATGATCGTTGAATCTTAATGAAGAATAAGAATAGATTACTGCAGGATCCAATGATACCATATCTTTTATTTTAGATACAATATAATTAAAAAGATCATTAACTTTAGCTATTTTCTTATCCTCCAATGTAATTCTACAATATGATTTTCCATTAGAATCTGGTGTATAGAGCAACAAAGCTACATCTTTTGTAAATTTCTTATAAATGTCTTGATCATTAACAATATTATCAACCGAATATACTACTTGCTTTTGATCTTGATAAATAAAATCACCCATCTCCATTACTTCGTTTAAAAGTTCTTTTCTAATCATAGTAGTTTCCTTTCTTGTATCTTAGTAGATACCTATGTATTATTATTTAGCTCAACATAATTGCTATATTATTACTATTATAATATGTAACCATATGTACTAAGAATAGCAAAAAATAAACCCTAGTAGAATGAACTACTAGGGTTATTATTAATCAACAACATTAGTGCTTATGATCATTTATTTTCTTCCATCATATGATGGAAAATTCTTATCTGGTGCTACAGTATTTAAATTATCCATCCAAGAAGTATTTCTATTATTAAATAAAGCCGCACCAGCATCATATGGATTATTAGAATTAGACTCTAATGATGAAACTCTATATTCATCTTTACTTAATGAGAATATAGAATCTTTTATAGATTCGATAAGCTTTTGAGAAATATATAATAAAAATTCTTTTTCATTCTTAGACATTCTTGATCTTTTAATAGAATCTTCTATATTTTCAATTTCAGAAGAAGCATTTACATAATTACGTTTCTTAAATATAGTAAATCGCAAATTATCTTTAATTGAGTCATATGGCATATTAAGTTCTTTACAAGAAGATATAGACTCAAGTAATTTTATTATAAATTCATATGATTTTTGTTTTGGCTGGTATGATTCATCAAAGTATTTTGAATATTCATCATCAAATAACTTAAAATACTCATAAGTTTGTTTATCATTATTACGACTCTCTAAATTAATCATTAGATCATATATTCTTGAATAATGGGCTGGATTTTGTCTATATAAAAATAAGGTGAATGGTATTTCATCTGTTTTATCATCCAGATTATAATTAGCAACATAAGTTGCAAGATAGTATCTAAATATATCTGGTATACTATCATATATAAACTTTGCCAATAGTATATAATTAGGAGTTTTGCAATCTCCTAAAAATTGTTTAATATCAAACTTTCCCTTAAAAGCATAGCACCATGAACAATTATATATTCTTTCACCATTTGCGCCAGTATAATTAGTATTATATAAAATACTGTATAATATATCTACTTTATTTACATTAACACCCTGATTATATAAAGATTCAGCATTTAAAAGTTCATAATGCGGTATTTGAAGATATTTAGTATAAAAATCATCTGATGATCTTATATATTTACTGATTGGATCAATAATCCTATAAAAATCATCATTTATGGTTTTATAATTTGAATTATCAAACAAATCTATAGTTGTACCTTCATATAAAGCAATAGTTAAACTACTCATAAATTCATGATATGATCTTTGATTAGAAATGATATCATATAACTTATAATTATAATTTTGAGTATTGTTGCAATTTTCTTTCTTGTCCATAATTCTTATCCTTTCTTGTATCTTTTAAGATACTTATGTACATATTTATTATTAGCTTAGTACAATCGCTATATTTTATACTAATATAATATGTGGTTAAATGGCATTTAACAAAAAATAAAACCCTAGTAGTATGAACTACTAGGGCTATTACTAATCATAATATTAATATTTAAGTATTTACTACCAAATTCTTTTTCTAAATCTTCTAATATTTCATCTAACCATTCCATACGATTGTAAATAGGTGTAACAGGATAAGTATTATTATTTTGCTCAATCTCAATAATAGGACTTATAGTAGGAATTAATGTTTTAATAGGTTTCAATTGATTATATTCTTCTGATCTATGAATTTCAGCTATAACATAGTAATCATAGAATCTATTTTCTCCTATATCATTAGCAGATTCTATAGTAGAATAGTCATCGCCTATATCTATAATCTTAAATCCGTATCCATCAATATTGTTCAAGGAACATAGTTTATTAGTAATTCCAATACCAAAATCACTATATCTCCACTTTACATATTCATACTCTATATAATAGTATGGAGTTTCTTTTCCATTACCACTATAATACTTTATTGTATCTGCATAAGATAACTCTCTATAAAGATTCTTTATCTCTTCAAATGCTTTATTTTCGCATAATATTATTACCTGAGATCTGAATCCCATAATTGATCATCCTTTCTATCTTCATCTTCTTCATAAATTATAGACATTGCTGATTCAATATCAAGACTAAAAATATCAGTTTTATCTTGATATATAATTGGATATACAACTACAGACCTAATAACACAATCGTATTCGGGATGAGCATCACTAAATATATCTTTATTATGATTGTATAATGCTATTGCTTCTGTTTTTGCTTCGTGCAGTGATGTGTAAATATCAGTACTATGACAAACAAAAGTACCCTGTCTAAATCCATCTACATGAAATACTTCTGTAAATTGCCCAAAATAGTAAGTATTTGATTCTGGTTCCAGAAGCATTATAGTTTTAATAGAAGATTCATCATCATCCCATCTATCGGACTCTTTTAAATACTCTATTAATTTTTCTTTAGACTCAGAGAAACAATCAACAAGTCCATATACATTATTATACATTTTATGATAATGAATATAGAATAACTTTCTTTTGATTTCTCTTACATTGTCCTTGGTTTCAGCATCCATATTTAATCATCCTTTCTATTATATCCAGTTGTAAAATAATTGTAACGTTGAAAATGATAAATGCCATCTTCTTTGAATTTAACGCTTCTGTATAAATATATACATTTATACATATACTCGACTCTTTCATATCTAGAATCGCATTTACCATAAAAATTATCCATAATCCTTTTGGTATCCTTTATTGCTTCTCTATATGAAACATATATGGTTGGAGACCAAGCGCTAACAATAGGATCATCATCTTCACTAGTATTTGAATACCAATGGCTTTCTGTAATAAAATATGATGATGATTCTGGAACTCTTATAGTACTTATATAGCTATCATTATAATAACCATCAATATTATTACGTTTATCTGTAAGATACTCTATTAATTTTTCTTTAGATTCTGACATTACTCTGCATGCATCTCTAAAATAAATATAAAAAGTTTTAATTTTATTATCATCTACATTATCATCGTAATCCAGGAGTTCAATATTACTATCTTCATAATAGTCTCCAATTTCTTCAGAATGAACTTTAGATATTATAATAACAGTTTTATATGCTTCCTTTCCTTCCTTAAAATGATTATTATACAATTCATTAGATTTGACTTTTGCATAATCATAATCTGTATATACATTATCATAATAGTTCAAAGCATCACAATTATCAGAACATATTGTATTCCAATAAACTGCCTCTGTATATCCTGACTGATAATAAGTTTCAGCTTCAGGAAGATATATTGTTTCTACAATAGGATTATCCACACACTGCAGAAGATTTGATACTTGATCTTCTGATTTGCATATAAATCTCACTCGCCTACCAGAAACAACATTAATTCCCTTTTCATATATTGCATAAAGCATCTCTACGCAATTATTCTTTATTGGATTGGTTTTTCTTTCTTCTTCCATAATTTGTCCTTTCTTGTACTTATTGTACTTATGTATTATTTAATGACTCAACATAATTGTCATATTATACAAATCTATAATATATAGTCATATGGTATTTAAATTATAAAAAATAAAACCCTAGTAGAATGAACTACTAGGGTACTTTTATTTAGTCTTCGATAGTGCTTATAGTTTCAAGAACATAAGCATCTTCTCCTCTGCCTTTGATAAGCATATATAATGTTTTCTCTGATGATTGCAATTCATATGTCTGATTTTGTCTGCAAAACATACCTTTATTATTTCTATAAAGATCTTCAAGATTCTCTTTAGATTTAGTAGATAATATGCAGATATTTCCATAATATGGAATAAATTTTTCGTCTCCTTCATCATTAGAGACCCATTCAGCATATTCAGCTTGATAATATGCATCTTGTTCTGGAAGTCTCAAAGTTATTAATCTTTTATTAATATCTTCTTGATTCTTCCATCTTTTGCTTATATATTGATATACTAGTTCTTTTGACTCAGACATGTATCTTACAAGGCCTCCGTCATTATAAGCATAAAATATCTTTGAATTTCTATCAAATAACATAATTAGTTATCCTCTTTTCTTATTACTTTACTAAGACTCTTATAGTTGTTAAGACAATAAAAGCCGTCTCCATCTTCTTCATATGAATATATAGTCACGTTACCAAAAAGATATTTGTATTTATTAGAAGTAATTTTATTATCTTCATAAATATCAAATGCTCTTCTTTCTGCTTCAGCGGCTGATAAACAAACGTTAGTATTATAAGATTTAGACATAACAGGATTTTTACCAAAACTAAACCATTCTTCATAGCATCCTATATAATAAATATCACTACTTGGAAGTTTCAATTCAATTATTGCATCTTTATTGATGTTATTCCAACTTGATATTTCACTAATAAGATCTTCTTTAGACTCTGACATTATTCTTATTACACCCTGTTCAACATAAGCATAAATCGTTTTAAAATCTTTATTATCAGTATCCTTTTTATCATCTATATATTCAGTATTAGTAACTGCATAGTATTCCCCAATATAGCGAGTATTTACTTTGGATATTGTGTTTATTACATTATATGACTCTACTCCTTCTTTAGAATGATCATTATATAATCTTTCACCATCCATTACAGCATCATTATAGTTTGCATATACATCACCATAATATTCAATAGTATCACGAACATAATCTCTATTTACTTTACGATAAATTACTTCATGATATCCCGCCTGATAATATACATCTGATTTTTGAAAGTGGAGTTTCATAGCACATAAATTTTTATTTCTCAACAGTTTAAATGCCTGATCCTCTGAATCACTTAAATATTTGATTTTAAAGTGACCTTCTGATAATGAATAACGTACTACATAATCATCTTTAGTTTCATTTGCATTTTCGTTTTCATTAACTTTCATTTCTTCATTTTCTTCCATAATCTTGTCCTTTCTTGTACTTATTGTACTTATGTATTATTATTTAGCTCAACATAATTGCCATATTATTATACAGATCTATAATATATAGTCAAAGTATATTTAAATTATAAAAAATAAAAGACTGCCATAAGACAGTCTTTATTTATTAATCAATCAGTAATGTACATTATACATATTCTCATAATCCCGAACAATACTATCCATGAAAATTAATTTTTTCTTTTCTTTGTTTAAATATGTATTATTATTAAAATACAACTTATCATACATCTCATCAGAAATTGTATCTTTGATTGATTCTTCATATTCTTTCATTACCCTATAGCACTCCTTATAAAGTTCTATTAATCCCTTTCTAATACCAGAATTATAATCTTTATCAAAAAGACTAATGTTTGATATAATATAAATCATTTCATCAATAAACTTTGTCATATCTTCAAAATTAACCCTATTTATTATTACAGGCATTGAATTTTCTGATGATGGCTGCTTTACTACATATCTATGATGCTTATAAATCAATATAGCCTCAACCAATGCGTATATATATGTCAGCATAGCATTTAAAGACTCTTCATCATGTAAACCACGACTTTCATTAAAATAACTCTGTATTTTGTTAGCATCTATTGTAGGTTTTGGTTTATTGTTTAATGAAAAAGGATCATAGTAATCTGGTGCTGGATGCATTATAGTATTGTATATATCAGTATGCTCAGATTCTGATATTTCAATATATGAATGAAAACTAATAACCCATTTAAAATTAAGCGGATTTCTCTTAGTAAATTTCTCAAATATATTATCAAAATGTATATGTATATATCTTTGAATAATACTAGGAGCCATGTATGCAAAGATTGACATAAAAGCGGCAGAAGAATTAGTTATTTCATCTTTCTTATAATTTTCATAATTTCTTATATTGGTATATCTAATATTATTTGGATTGATCAAATTACGAGCTATATTAGTATAGAATATATTGGATCGATTATCATTTATCAATCTATCCTGTAAATAATTAAAAAATCCATCAGGATCACGATAATTAGATTTATTGTATTCATAGTGGTATCTAATAAATTCATCATCTGAAACAGAATACAGCATTTTAAACTCTTTAGAATCCACATTATCTTTAATAGTATTTATAAATTCTATAAAATAATTATAAACTATTGGATCATCAGACATATATGGTTCTACGTACTTCCAAATACTGTCTACATCATTTTTACGATATATCATATTTGCAATATCTCGTGTAAATTTGTAATACAGTGTTGAACTTGTCATGATACTAAAAATAGTTTTCTTTTCTTCCATAATCTTATCCTTTCTTATATCTTCTTAAGATACCTATGTATTATTTAATGACTCAACATAATTGTCATATTATTATACTACTATAATATATAATCATGTATACTAAAAATAACAAAAAATAAAACCCTAGTATTAATTACTAGGGTTATTATCTTGTTTAAACTGATTCTTTTTCAGTTAATAATCTTAATCTGATTTCTCTCATCTTATCTGCACTCAACTCAGGTTTAGAATAACTGCTTATATTTATATTATCAAATAATCCAATAGCAAGTTGTAAATCTTGTTCATAAGTATATTCATCTTTTTCAATATCAGATTGGTACTTCTCTTGGTTGTGCACATGATGTTCCTTAAGAAGTATTAATGTAATCCCTCTTAAAACATTTTCAACTATATTACCATAAATAATATGATAATCGCTAGGTAAATTTTCTTTAACTTTACTTACAAGAATATTATGTAATTTAGTTATGCCTTCATCTGTAAACATATCATCAATGTTTCTATCTTTTGACAAATAATGAAAAATATATAATTCCTTTAATCTATTTTCATAAATCTCAATAGTATTATTGATACATTGTTCTACTTCAGCCTTGATATATTCATCAAAATTAATTTGTTCAGTTAATCCACGTCTAATACGTTCAATTGATTCTTCGCTTAATTTTCCATTACACATGTTTTCTTTATTCATAACTTTTTCCTTTCTTGTACTCATTTGTACCTATGTATTATTATTTAGCTCAACATAATTGCTATATTATTATACTACTATAATATGTAATCATTGTAATTATATTTAACAAAAGATATCCCTAAGGAATTTACTATGTTCCTTAGGGATAAATGTTTAGTCGTCTTTAAATGCTACATTTAGAATTCTTAGTCTTACTGTCTCATAATACTTAATAAGCATATTTTTTCCATATCTTACTTCCATGGTTTCAATATCTTCTATAAATTTTCTTTTTACGTTATATATGATTCTGTTAGCAACAGATTCATCTAATCCAAAATCTCTAGCTAATATCATTAGTTCTCTATCCTGAGATTTAAAATCATGTGTAGTCATAGAGTTTAACTTCTCTTGAGAATATGACATATTAGCTCTTTTATTTTTATCATAATATTGATCTGGTCCGTATGTATAATCATATTGAATTGAACCATAATGGGTCGACATACTTATACCTCCGATGTGTTATTTTCGACTATCAAGTCAGTTACTCCTAAATATATGTAATGAGCAATTATATCAAATGGATCACTAAAATACATAAATAATACAGTTAATATCTGATCTGATATTCTATATTTAACACGACTGAGGACTTGCTTTCGAAGATCCATTTCATCTTCTTCTGTAAGATATTCTTTATTCTGAATCGTCGTAGGATTCAATATTAATACTTCTTTTATAGATTCATCTACAATAAGCTTTATATATTCTATAGTATTCTTATATCCTTGAACTATATCAAGCTGAGATACCATAGTATTAGATGTATATATAGCTTTTCTCTCAAAGAATAATGAGATAAGAGCTTTTCCAATGAAGTACATTCCTGTATATAATATTACAAAGAATACTATCATCATAATAGCCATAAATATCTGGTAATTAAGCATCGTATATGTCACCTCCTAATGATCTTATGTATGGAGTTAATACTTTATCTAAAGACAAAGCATACTTTCTTATCTCATCCTGAGCATGTGGATCTGTTCTTAACTCTATAAACTTCTTATAATTACCCAAAGTCATAGTCATATACAATTCATAACAGTTTGTATTATTAAGAAGTACTGCTCTAGCATCTTCTTTTTTAATACCCTGTGATACTAAATTTGAATAATTATTAGTAGCATTGTAAAAGAGAAGATTACATAACTGACTGAATTCGAATTCTCCTTCAAGACCTTCAACACTATATAACTGTCCTTTATAAGCATCCGGATTAGGAACAGTAAATGAAGCATGAGAAGAATCTACATATCTCTGACTCTGCTGAGTAATACCATTTCTATGTCTTACTAATTGATGAGTTGCTGTTCTAGAAGCATTAATGAATCTTACAGTTACAGTACTAGTATTAAGTATATCAAGTGGAAGATTTCTATATCTATTATTAGATATCTCAGAAAATGTAGTATCTCCTGATATAATCTCTACATACTTATCATCTACACCAAATAACTTCTTTCCTTCTTCTTTCAATTCTTCATTAAGCTTCTCTATATCTTCTGGACTATATGTATTCAAGCTATCTGACTCTGAAAATACATCAAATTCACTAATCGGGAATGTTTCTGCATAATCAACAGATCCAAATAAATCTTTTCCCCATGATGTATTTTCTATTATAGCTATAAGCATTTCTTCTATAATTAAGCATATTGAATCATCATCATATAACTTTGAATCTGCATATACCATATTAAATAAATGGATATATCCTCTAATAGATCCACTTATAATAATAGATGCTAACAAATCTTCATTCTCATAAGAATAATCCTTCAACTGGAATACGTTAAGATATTTACAATATGTAAGTAATGTAATTATATCTTCCAAACACAAAGCATAAGAGATATCAACTCTCATAGATATATTAGAGTGCTCTAATACGCTAGTATGACCACTCTTTATTCTTCTCTTAATATAATCAAGTTTACCTTCTCTATCCTCAGGTAATTTAGTATTATAGCATGATGAGCATGCCTTACTACAAATATCAACAGCATCATTATATCCTAAAATCTCTATATCTACACACATATTATTTATCCTCCCTTGATTCGTCTATTATACGTTTTATAATATCCATTACATATGAATTGAAATAATCAGTAACTTCTCTATTTTCATCAAAACATGAAAGACTATCTACAAGCAATAGCATACTACGACCTGGAATCTTAGCATAGTCTTTTGAGTATTCATGTATCATATAAAACTTTTCACTATAGTGATAGTCATATACTTTAGAAAGATAGTCAGTATTACTCTCTATCTTATCTAATTTATCTGTTCTAGCTTTCATTAATTCTAAAGCTTTATCATAACTTTGTCTAAGAAGAACTACAAGATTTGGTAATGGTATACCAAATTCATTGTGTTCCATATTAGTTATGATATTATAATCTTCTATATCATTAGCTTGATATATTATATTTGATAAAGTCCATCTATCTGTAACTATGATAGCATTCGGATCTTCAAATATTTCTTTATTTTTCATAACAGTATCGAATCTATTCATACAATAAAAGTATGCTGGGATCTTGCCTGTAAATTCAGATGGATCTCCATATACTCCATTTACATAATTCCTTACAAATATAGATTCTTCTGCTCCATATGTTATACTATTAAAGAGATATACCTTTGCCTCAGGATATATCTTTTTCAATAAACCTACAACAATAACTGCTATTGTTGATTTAAAACTGTAATCTGGACCTTCAAAGTCTATTATAGTAGCTTTACAATCTACCATAGGACTTGTAGATCTAGTATTTTCCATATAAATCGACCTCCATATTTTATATTTATTTTAAAGTTCTTCCAGTATTATATTATTAAACAAAGGAGCGCCCAGTAGACCGATCCTACTGGGCATAATTTGTAACAATACATACAAGAAAGGTTTAATGGAAATCTTATATTCCAACTTATGAAACTTAAGGGACATTTATGGACAATATTTTATTGACCCTCACTTATATGTTATTAGTTTATAATATTTTACAAAGTGTATCCCGTATGGGGTCATAACTTCCATACGGGATAGGAGAAATTGTATGCATGAACCATGCCATACCTGATACGCATTAACCAATGGAATGGAAAATGTGTTTTTGTTGTAAGGTTTAATTTTATCGCAATCTCAGGAACAGAGTAGAATATGATATAGTATTGTGTATTTTTATATTGATTTGAGGATTGTTATAAAACATGTATAAAAAGTAACAATAAAATTTTGTAAAATCTTTATACTATATCAATCTTCTGTTATATTAAACCTCAAATATATGTTATTAGTGTATAATTTTTTACAAAAGAAATCCCGTATGGCTCACAGGTACCATACGGGATATATCTAAGGAAAATAAGCAGCAAAATGGCAAGTCAAGTCGCTTTCCAAAGGGTGCACCTTTATATATTTACAAGGAATTTTTATTGAATAGAAATGTATTAGATTTGTAAAATTAAGTAAATGCTACAATACTACATCCTTACCGGAAGCAAGTCGGCTATTTTATACTTATCTTCAAATAAATGTTATTCTTGTAATAAATTATTGTAACTTCTTTTCATGAAGCATTGGTTCGTATTTAATACCCATTATATCTTTTACAGACCTTGCCAATTCTACAAGAACTTTATTTATACCACCAGATACTTCAATAGAACATACCATTCTACTACTTACTGAAAGTGTAGATAAGAATAAGTCTATTGGTTCTTCTGGTCTGAATGAACTATATGGTTCTTTTCCTTCTGGGAATATATCTTTACAAACAGCTTTAAGAGCTGACTGAGTAACAAGCTTATCACCTACAGAGAAGTCATCTTGGTACTTAATGTAAAATTCAATCTTAACACCATCTGAAGTATCCTTTAATTTACCAGTTGGAGCAAGTTTTTCATCTGAACCAAAGTTTGGAGTTACAGCATAATCATTAACAGATCCTTTAGCTGCTTTCTTTAATTTCTTAACTCCAGATTCATAAGAATTACATATCTTCTTCAATGAAGGAGATAATTCTTCTGTATCTACAGTTCTATATACTTTAATATCTTGTACAATACCGGTATTCTTAGACTTTATAGGAATTCTACCGATATCTGATACTATTTCTTCATCATCAGAAAGTTGTTTAAGAAGAGCATTCATATCATCTTCATCAAATGTATTCTGGAATAATATGAGTGTTTCGCCTTCCTGAATATTCTGTCCTTTCTTTACCATAGATAATACATTTGTCGTCTTAGGTAAAGTTACTTCTTTCTTTACTACTACATCTGAAGACAATGCTTTAGATAACCATGGTGATACAATACCAGAGTCTTCATAACCTTCATCTGTAGTTATAATAGCTACTTTAGCAAGAGTACCTATCTTATATCCTATACTATTAGGATTTCCTATTTCATTGGAATATGATGATTTATCATATGCTAATATCTGATTTGGTTTTACTTTAGATCCTTTCTTTAAGTCAGAATCTAACTTAAGAGTTACATAGAAACCACCATCAGAGTTCTTTTCAACTCTTTCTCTAAGATCTATAAACTCTGTTGTATTATTATTATATTTCACTTTAAGATATTCTGGAGTTGCTTCTATTACTTCTCCAGCACCTTTAGCCTTATGAGCAAATATATCTGTAGTCAAATATGGTAATGCTTCGTCTGCACCATTGGTAATCAATGCAGGAGAAGATTTTCTAACTCTCATACCATGTTTTGCTGTCTGTACAAATGTCATAGCAGATCTAAATGGATCATCATGCGTAGTACCAAATGGAGTAAGTGCTTCTGTCATACACATAGATTTAACACTACCCATATCTTCTTTAGATCCAGATTTTAAATATCCTCTACTATTACCAACACCCATATCTATAGTAGCCTGTCTAGTAATACCTACATTGCCAGCAAAACCAGTAGACATAGCTAATACATTTGTCATTGAATCGTCAAACGTACGTTTATCAAGACCATAGCTTCTTTCTGAGTTCATACCAGATAATCCCTTAAAGGTTACTGCATTAGAAGTCTCTATTTCAAGAAGTGGTGTAAGAATAGATGCATCTGCCATCGTAGGATCAAGCATTACAAGATCTATTACAGCAGACTGTTTCATAGTCATAGGAGCTTTTTTAGTTCTCTTTAATTGATTTCTATAAGCACCATATGATTGTGCTAAAGCTTTATATACATAACCAGCAACAATTTCATTCTTTCTAAATCTATTACCAGATATATCTACATGCTTATTATATTTATTATCAGTAAGTAATCCATTAGCATAAGCCAATGCTGTTACATAATCTGACGGTAAATCAAAGTCTTTACATACAGATACCGTTATAGGATCCATCATCAAATCATAGAAGTTATCAAGACCATCTGCTTTAATTCTTCCACCAAAGTTATCTAACTGTTCTACCCATGTAGATTTCTTATTAAGATCTGCTATACTCATTTCATTAGTATCACATATTCTAAGACCATTCATAAGAAGATCTGCACTTGCTGTTGATTCATAATATAATAAACCATCTTTAAATTTGATTTTATCATACATACTAGTTTCAAAGTCAGGATTCTTCTTTTCAAAAAGTCTATAATTTATATTAGCTTTATTAAGAGCTGATACCAATCCTTCAGCATGAGCCATAACTACTATAGTTGGTATCTTTGAATCAAGAATACTACAAACTGAATAAGCACAGTTGCTTGGTGCTGAAGTATCATCATAATCTCTTTGGAATTCTTCGCTAGATTGACATAATAAGTTAACTAAATATGTTGAGAATCTATCTCCAGATTCTTGACCAAAATATAATAACTTACTATTCTCTTTAGTGTAAACAACTGGAATACCATATTTTAAATCATACTTATAATTCTTTCTGATCTCATCTTGGTTAAGATATATAATAAAATCTTTAGTTTCAATTTTACTAAATGCTCTTCCTATATCTACATAATCCATTGGAAGATCGTATTTAATAGATATCTTTTCTGTATTACCTTCGGTAGCATCAATATCTTTATATCTATTCTTTGTAAGAAGCTTAATTACTTTATTAGCAGCTACATTAGATTTACCAACAGAATTATTTTGTATCTGCAAGAAAATCTTATTATAGTTTGATACAATTTGGCATACATCTGGGTCTGTTTTTATTATTGGTAATAATAATAATTGACCCTGGATTGATTTTAGGTTGCCTCTGAGCCTCATAAACTGATTGTCTACGAACAGTGGAACGTCAAATTTGAGCTTGAAGCGCTGTCCAAGTGCATCTTCACAGTCAAGTGTCCAAGTCTCTATTAAATCCTCAGATGTGGATGTATTTTGTACATCCATAGATCTAACCACTACAGGTATAGTTTTATCTTTAAAGCTATTTATAATCTTTACAATATCTTCATTTATATCATAAGTCTCATTAAATTTAGCATAACTAAGATGTTTCCATTCTTCATTAATACTATCCACAGGAACAGAAGTTTCTTTAATCTCTTTAGGTTTATCTTCTTCAAGATAATCTTTTACTGTTTTATTATGGACTTTAATATTATCAAAAGATTTACCTACTTCAGATAATCTCTTACTTCGAGCAGCATTTATCTTAATAGTATTTTCTTCATCTTCTGATACTGTATCCATAATTTTAGATATATATTCATTATTAGATAATTTATCTACAGCATCTTCTACAGAATTACTAGAATTAGCCACAGCTTTAATATTATCCAATAATTCTTCCTTAAGTTCATCAGATATTTCTTTCTTAGCTTTAGTTTCATTCTTATTAATATTTGTAGTTTTTTCTGGTCTTGCTTTCTTTACACTTGTTTGCTTTTTATTATCTGGAGACATAGAAAGTACTGATATTTCTTTTGGCTTAATTGTTCCAGATTTACCAGTAAGTCCTTTATACTTAATTGGTCTTTCATTATTTTCAAGACTATCAGTAATAGTTGCAATAATAACTTTTGGAGAATCTGTATCTGGGTCTCCTAAATCATCTGTATTTGCATCTTTTGCTATTACTCTTTTTATAAGATTAATGAACTTTATAGATTTAGTTTTATCAAAGTCTTTAAAATCCATCTTAAAGTAATTATTTTCTCCTACGAAGATTATATTAAATCCTTTAAGGGTTTCTTGGACATGTTCTGGATATCTATAAGCCATTCTTATTATAACTGATACTGGATTAATAGTTTTCTTATAATCCCACATATTACCATTCTTAATATTCCAATCCAATATAGGAATAAATATAGTTTTATGTGTATATCCATATTGATCATATCTGCCATCATTAAGAAGTCTTATCATAAAATCATAATAAAGCTGTACAGCTTTGTCAGCTTTCCAGAAATTATTCTTAAAGAATGCTTCAGTATAATATGATAAATCAGCAAATAAGTTAAGTCCTTTATATAATTTAAGATTACTAAAAGTCTTCATTATAAATGGACATTCAGCTTTAACCTCTTTGTATATATCAAATACATTCTTATTAGTTTTAAGTCTTTCATTATATAATAACTTTCTTAATTGTGTATCATTCTTACCGTCTTCGGTTAAATATGCATCTCTAAATATAGTAATAGCATTTCTTCCTCTGAGATATTCATCTGTCATTTCACAATCTTTAGATATAAATGTAGGTCTATAATCTATATCTTCATTTACAGATTCTACATTATTTATTATATCTGAATTATATAATAAATCTTCAACAGATTCTTCTAATTCTACCGATTCAGAATCTGGATATAATATATTATATCTATTATCTACTGGAGCAGATTCCTGTAGATAATTCTTACTGTTTATATAATAAGTAACATCTTTATCAAGATAGTAAGCCTGATAAGATTTTGCTCTATTTATAAACATTGGATTTTTCATAAGATTAATACTAGATTTAAAATTTGGAGTCAATAAGTAAATCATAGCACCATGTTTCTTATCATTCTCGTTTATTGGTAATAAGCATTTCTTCTTAAGTAATTTATTTGGAATTACTTCATCTAAAAATAGCATATACTTACCTCCTTTAATTTATCTTATTTTATAGTTCAATTTGCAAAAAAGGATGAGATAGGCATTTCTGCCTATCTCATAGAGGTGTTCATTTAGGTTAAATAATATATATCATATCATAGTCAGTGTCTGGAACATTGTGTGCGATTGTCTATATTATTTTAATTTTTCGGAGGTTAACTTTTGTAATTGAAAGCAATTCGTGAAATTTTTAGTTATTGCACCGAAAGCGTTGTTATATTTTGGCATTTATTGTTTGTTTTTATTTAACCTAAATGTGAAAAATGTCTATAGATTATATTTATCTCAATTATATATCTATCTTTTGTGCATTATTTATAAATACTACATAATTGTGTACGCAGGTTTTAAAAGGAAACTTTGTAGTATCTGATCCTATATAATCTATTTAATTAGATGTTAAGTTTGGAATTATCAGATTTGGTTTTCCCTCTCTCCCCCCTTACACCCCCCTCTCTCTCTTTCCATCTTAATTTTTATTATACTATATTATGCCTCATTGGACTTTTACTATATTATTTTATCCTTCTCTCTTTTATACGTTTATTTCTTAAGTATTATTATTTTATTACCAATTGGTATATTACTATCTGCTCGCTCGGCGCTCGCTTTAGGGTTTTCTTTTTCTATACCTATTGGGCTCTCTACTGTTTGATTTTACCCCCCTACCCCCCATGGTAACTTTTTACCATGAGGAGTAATGAGTGATTTGCTATCCAAAAACTGGTACCAATATAGATACTATAGCCCCTATGGAATCTATCTTTGAAATATACGGTAGGTCTCCAGTCCAACACAATAGCCAGTCCGTCGCTCTCTATACTTTTTAGTTATGTACTAAGTATTTTTTTACAAAAGAGGACCAGGTAGTCCGAGTGACTACCTGGATTTTTTGGATGTTTGAGATCCACATTTTGGCTGAGTGTGTTAATTTGTGTTTCTCTTTGTTGACATGAACTAAGAAAGGAACAAACCTTGATGTGCGTAAACAAGTGAAAATTACATTCCGAGAAGGTACTTTTAAATAGCAATCATATAATAATCCCTTGTATTATAATGTTATGTACTGTATAAAATAAAACCCGAAGGATTTTTATTATCCTTCGGGCATAATATTATTGATTGCTGAAATAATTGTTATTGTTAGCATAGAACTATGCTTGTATAAATATAATTTTACTTATTATTTTTCCGCATATTAAATTACTATAGTTATAATCTGCTGTCTCGCACGAAATATAGGTACTATTATATAGTAGTATTTCATATAAGCGTTTTTGTTATTCACACTAAATAAAGCAATTAATATTTTTGTTTTTGTTTTTGAAAGTTACTGTTAATTGGGGACAAAAACCCTTGCTATGTCTTTGCTTTATAATAGTAGTTATGAGTAATAACATGTGAGTGTTTTTTATGTTTTTACGCATAGTTTCAGCAATAAATATTATGGATACTTGATACTTTGACTATAGATTTATGACGTTCCCCTCTTTGAAAATGATTGAACTTACTTAGTTCTTTAGTGTAATTACTTTATGAGATTGCTAAATCACAATTTTTTCGGTCAAATTATTTTTATACCTACTATATTGTTAAGATACATATTAAAATATAAATATATATTATAAACCTGTAATGTAATAAATATATATTACAAAAACTATACAATAAGAAAGAGGTGATCTAAATTGACTAAGAAGGACTTTTTAGACATAATAACAACTTATGACCCGAAAGAACTAAATGATCTAATCAAAGAGAAGGGTAAAAAGCCTAAAATCATAACCCCAATTATATTCTTTGATTGATATATAGATCAAGAGAGGGTAAATAATAGAAAGGAAAGATAACTTATGAAATCAAAAATTAATAAAACAGTACTTACAGCTGAAGAATATGTAATGTTTATTACTGAAAAATCTCATACTCTTAATACCAAAGAGGATGATGAAATTCAGATAGAAAAAATTTTAAACGATGAAGGATATGATATATGGTCTTATCCTTTAGATGAAGTTGACGAGGCTATGGAAAATAATGATCATATTGCTCTTGTTAAGCTTAATCATTATAGGAATGGTAAAGTCAGCTATTCTGAACATAGATGGTACGAGGTACCAATATTAGACTAATATTTACTTAAAGGAGAAAACACATGAAAAGAAATATAGATTATAATAGAATAAAAAAGAGTCATGTCATTTTTAATGACATCAAAGGAAACGAATATGAAGGAGAATTTACTTCAGAAAGAGTAGAAAGAACAACAGTTCCAGAAGGATTATATACCTATGAATGTAGGCATAATGATGATGGATATGTTGATGTTCCTGCAACTATTGAAGACAAAGTCTTTGTAAACTTCTGTGGAACTTTCTTTACAGATAAGAAAGTGTATTTCCCAGATAAGATGGACCATTGTATTGTAATAGACAAAATAAACTACAAGTAAGAAAACTATCCCCTAAGGAATTTACTATGTTCCTTAGGGAGTTTTATATATCATAGGAGGAATTAATTATGAAAAAGAGAATTGCAAAATACGATTCCGATCAAATGGAGCAAATCCGTTTGGGATTGGAAGATGGTCTGGATGTAAGTTGGTATGCTGATCCAAGATATGATAGCGAGCAAATGAATCGTATAAGAACTGGTCTTAAAGAAAATTTGTATGTAAAATGGTATGCAAATCCAGATTTTAACAAAATGCAAATGAGAGAAATCATGATAGGACTTAGAAATGGTTTAGATGTAAAATGGTATGCTAAACCAGAGTTTAACCAATATCAGATGGAACAGATAAGATATGGACTTGAAGAAGGACTCGATCCAAAATATTATGCTGATCCTGCATATAAGCCATATCAAATAAAACAGATCATTCTCGGATTAAAATCCAAGGTTGATGTTTCTATATATTCAGAGATCATTGAGGTTGAAGAAGAGGAAGATAAAGAAGAAAATAATACTTCTAATCCTTATTATGCTGGTATAGCTTTATTTGGAAATTCAGAAAATAAATCTAATGATAAGAATGAACTTTTTACTTTTGATTCTGATAATAAGAATATTGTTAATATATATAAAGGAAAGGGGGTTATAGAAGATATATGTCCCGATTTCGATATTAATATAAATGATATTATTAATAAAAATCCAGAAGATTTAACAGATGATGAAAGATCTGTATTATTGGATATTAACTTATTTAGTAATCGTAGTAGATATCTTGATGGAGACGATTCTTTTTATCTTGATATTAAGAGAATTATTCATGAGCGATTTGGAATTGAAGATTCTGATGATTATATCCATCAGATGATTAAAATATCTAGTTTATCTGAAGAGTCAGAAGAAGATGAAGAATATGAATCTAGTGAAAAAGATTATGAAGAATCTAATGAAGATAATTCTTCATCTGAAGACGAAGATGCTGATGATACTTCAACTACAAAAGAGTCTCCTATAAAGAAAGTATTATCTTTCTTATCAAGAGGTGCATATAACGAAGATCAATTACATCAGATTAATTTAGGAAAAGAGCATGGAGTTGATACTTATGTATATTCTGATCCAAGACTTAATGCTAAGCAAATGAAACAGATAAGAAAAGGATTAGAAGATGGACTTGATGTATCACTATACGCAAAAACTTGGGTTGATCATAAGTACATGAAGAAAATGAGAAAGAAACTTAAGAAAGTGCAGAAATTTTTTGAATAATATGATTTTTATATAAGAAAGGAAGATTATTATGGACAATACATTGAAAACATTTTATGCAGAAATAGGTACAGACGATTATATATATTCTGTATCTCAATCAAAAGAGAAAGTATTAGCAGAAGCATTAAAAGAAAAGGGTCATTTTAAAGGAAGAGTTGCAAGGATTATAAGTATGCAACTTCCAGAAAGAGATATATATTATCAACCTATGTTAAATGTAACTCTCAATGATGGTGAACTTTTATATCAAATTTGTGAAAATGAAATTATAGATTCATGGGAAGATGCAGTAAAAAGATCTCATGAATTATATATTAAATATAATTCTAAAATTGATAAAGATTATACATTAGAAGAAGCAGTTTCTTATATGGAAGAATTAGAACCTGGTAGTGGGCTTTATATGGTTAATTTTGATGATCCTGAAAAGGTAATTAGAATAATAAGTTCATCTGAAAGAGGATGTGATATGAAATTAGGTAAGTTTTTAACTGTAAAATTAAATGGAAAAACAATAGAGCCAATTACTTTATCTAATTTAAAGAAACGCATTGAGTCTATTAATAAAGAATCTAGAGATGATATTTCTATAGGAATATCATATACTGTAGACCTTTTGCCAGAGGCAAAGTATAATGCCGATCAATTAAGAAAAATATTCTATGGTATTGAAAACGGTGTCGATATATCTAAATATTATGATCCAGAATTTGATGCTGATCAAATGGCTCAAATATATTTAGGCTTACAACATGGTATAGACTTATCGGTTTTAGGGCATGACTGTGATTATACTAAAATGGAAAATATCAGGCTTCAGTTAGAAAAATTGTTAGAAAAGAAATCAGAAGAATAAATAATTATTAAGGGCTACCAATTTGGTAGCCTTATATTTTTTGCTACTAAGGACATTATATTAAAAATACTAAAGGAGTATAATAAAATTATGAATAAGAAAAAGAAGAGAGAATTTATAAATGGTCTTGATAAGTTAGATAATGAATTGAATGATAAGATTAGCTCTATAGACAATAATGTCAGAATTATGACTCCAGAAGGAATCAATAATCAGCTTAATAAATTATCTATAGTAGAATTAGAGTATTATGCTAATAAGCTTATAGCACATGCCGATGATGATACTATAGGAAAAATATTTAATTATCTTCAAGATACATTTAATATAGGAAACAAAGAATTTGATGTCATATGCCCTAAGAAGGATAAGAGAGAGTTAATGGATTTTACTTTAGCTTGGTTTAAGAGTAGAAACGGAGAATCCATAAAACTTCTTATACTTAAATTTAAGGCATTAGAAGCAGTAGCATAAGAAAGGATAATTAATATGAAAGAGAAACAAAAATTTTATGTTTTAATAGATGATGATCATGTTATTATAAATATATCAAAAAATAAGGATCTTATTTCTAGCTTGGTAAAAGAAGAGGAAGGTAAACGTTTACAAGAATGGAATATTGAAGAAGAAGATTACTATTACCAGCCTGTATATTCTGAAACTTATACTGATAATAATTTGGAAGAAGAATATATCTACGGAGGTAAGATCTGTTCAACAAAGAAAGAAGCAATAGAAGATTATCATCGATTATATACTAGCTATTATGAGAATGAAGATAATTCATGTGGATTCATTAATTTTATTTCTAAAGAAACTGATGGTGATGAATTATATAAAGTCTTATATAGTGAATTTGTATAAACAGAGTACCCTAGTAGTATGAACTACTAGGGTTTATTTTTTGTATAATAGTAATTTTATCAATATATTATAACTATGTATTAAATATATTTATCTTAAGGAGGATAATAAAAATGGAAAATGTAAAAGACCTTATAAAGGATATCCATGATAATTTAAAACAAGCTTCAGCTTCTTCTAAGGATGAAGTTAAAGTTATGAAAGCTATGCTTAATGACAAAGACTTTACTGTAGATATCTATGGTAAAGATGGTAAGGTTGGAGAATATAATCCATCTTCAGAAGTAAGATCTGCTATTGGTGGTATCATTGCTTCAACAACTAAGATTACTAAGACAGAAGCAGAAGGAATGATTGGCAATTATGAATTTAAGAATTCAGAAGCTGAAGCATTCGTTAATCTGTCTAAGGAGTATGTAAATACTTATCTTGATACAGGTAGAAAACTTTCACTTGGTTCAAGAAAAGAATCAGACATCTCTCTTCTTAGAAAGGAAGAGAAAGAAGGATATGTATCATATCCTAAGAAGATTGGTGAAAAAGATGGTGTTGCTATTTATGATAAAGGCAAGACATTTGTTCCGGCACATAAAGGCATCAAAGTTATTTCACCTTGTCCAGAACATTTAAGATCAGATAAGTAATAAAAACAAAGGGTTTCCCCATAGGATTACGGTCCTATGGGGAATTTTATTTTTTGTGGTAGTATTTTTATTTTTTCGCAAATTTAATGAAAGGAAATTTTATTTTATGATCTTCGAATTAAGGACTGCACCACAAAAAATAATTTTGTCGTCATCTGTTAACAACTTAATTTAATCAGGAGAAATTTCCAATGATGAACATACGAAAATACGGCTAACTAAATTCATACATCCATTATATAATAGTTATGTTGTAATTTGTTTATTTTTTCAATTCTCAGAGTATTACCATAGGTATAATTAGAGCATTTCCATACATTTTATTACTGCCAACATATTAGTAAATCACATATAAAAGGAGGATAGAATCCATTCTAGATAACTAATAAAATTATAAATATTGAAGAAAGGAGGACATATGATATGGCGTTGAAAAATGTTTCATCATATATCAAGAATTTAGGTAAATCTGTTAAATACGCTGCTGCAGATGAATTCGAGAAGAGAATGCCTGCGGCATCAGAATTTGTGCAAACAAACCAAGAGTTGTTTCAAGAGATATATAAGTCTGCTTCAGACTTAAGAAAAACAGCTACACGTATTACTAGATCTATTCAGAAGTCTAATGTATATGCTGCTGCTGATTCTGGTATCAAGAATGTTCTTGAAGATATCCAGACAGGTAAATTCTATAATAAAGAACGTGATGAAGATGTTGCTGCTAAAGTTCTTGGTCTTAATGCTGATGATTATTCATCTGATGAAGAATTCGATTGGGATTCAGATGATTTTGGTTCAGAAGGATCAAGCAGTAGTAGTAAAAGTTCAGGTGGTGCTGGTGTTAAAGTTGCAACTGGACTTAGTATTATGAGTGATACTACAAAAGCTGGTTCTACTATGGTATCAACTACTATAGCTAAAACTGGTATGGCTATTATTGACTCTAACAAAGCATCAACCAATTTATTATTCCAGCAGAATACTAGATTATTAAACAATCTTCATGCTAGCATATATAGTATGAGCAATGTTATTTCTGAGAATCTTGGAAATATGGGACAAGCATTTAATACTTATGCTGACAACAGCAAAATTTTCTATGAGAGTATGACTAAGAATACCAATGAAATCAAAGGTATGCTTGGTGAACTTCTTGAAATGGAAAGAAATAGATACGCTACAGAACAGGAGAAAGAGAAGAAAGGCAAAACTTCATATAGTGAAATTGCTGGTGCTGAAGGTACTCCTGATCTTAAAGCTTATTTCGGTAGAGTTAAAGCTAATGCTAAAGGTATGGGTGGTATGTTCGAGATGCTTAATGCATTCGAAGGTAATGCTCTTGAATCTTTAGTATCATCACCACTCAAATTTATACCAGAAGCTGTTGTTAAAATGGCAGTCCCAGCTACAGTTGGATTTGCTATGGATCAGCTTGATAAGACACTTAGCGGTGTATTTGGTAATATGATCAGCAAGTTCAATGAAATGGCTGCTGATGAAACAAGTGGTTTCCTTGCAAAGAACTTAGGAAAACTTCTTGGTATCAAGAATACCATTACTGAACTTAAGCCTACTAGAGTAGATGCTAATGCAGTTCCATTTGATAATGTAGTTAGAGAAGCAATTATTACAGAAATCCCTACATATCTTAGAAAAATCTTGTCATATATTAGTGGCGAAGAAGAAATGATTTTCAATCGTGATTCTGGTTCTTTTGTAACTGGTAGACAGTTACAGGAAGAATTAGAGAATGTCGAAAAGAACGCAATATCTAGTGCATTTAGCGATTTCAATAGTGAACTCGATAATATGCTTAAAAAGATCAGATTTGAATCTGGTGAATCTAGAGATAATTTCGACAAAACCAGAAAGAAAATTAATAAGTCACAATACCGACGTGGATTTGTTGGTAATATAAATAATATGGATTTTGAGAAAGCCATGGACTTATTCGGACTTGACTATAGTGACGAAGAGGCTTTCTATATCTATAAATCTTTATTTAAGAATGTTTCCAAGCAGAATACAATGAAGCTTGCTGGAAATATTATGTCTGGTAGAGACAAGCAGAACCAAAGAATGCAAGACTTGCAGAACAGAGGTGTATATGGTGCTCTATCAAATAATTCCAATGTAACGCAGTTTACTAAGGTAGACAAGTATGGTAATAACCTTTCTAAAGGTATAAAAGGATTAGCTTCAGGTAAAGATGCAGGTGGAGTATTAGGACTTGATAAGTATAATAATGATATATTCTATTATCTTAGATCATCAACTAATGAACTCATAAATCTTAGAAACGCAGTTACTATGATGATTAATGAGGGTTTAGTTGGAGGTGGAAGTTCTAAACGTAAAGGTGGAAAGAAGTACACATTTACTCCTGCTTCTGAAGACTTTAATATACAAAAGCAAAAGACTAAAGATCCTACAAAGCTTAGTAAAGATCTTGAAAGAAAAGCTAAAGATAAATATACAGACGAAACTAAAGACTTAAAGAATAATAAAGACAAACGTAATAAGTTCGTTAATAATGGTGGAATTTTCTTAGGCGATAATTCAGATGCCGAGAATCTTGAAGCCAGAATAAAAGCTGTTCTTGATTATGACTTAGAGAAGATGGCTAAGGAAAATAAAAAGAAAGCTTTTAAGGATTATAAGGACGAATACAGAAATGATAATTTCATTGTAAAGCAAATCGATGAAATTATTCTCGATAGAGAAAAGAAAGCAAGAAAGGAAGACTTCAATGTTGAAGGTACTTCTAGAGACGCTAATAGAGATTCAGTTCCTAAGGATAAGAAAGATCTTCTTAAGATGGCTGGAGAAATTGTTAAGCAACCTTCAAAGTGGGTTGAGGATGTTTTAACAGCTACCGAGGGAAGAATATATAACTTATTCTTTGGTAAGCAACAGAAACTTGACGAAACTGGTAAACCAATTGAAGGCCTTGGTGAAAGAATTGCTTACGAATTCAGACAAGTTTGGAATAAAGTAAGTGAAACTTTCCAAGAGAAATTCATTGATCCATTAAGAGAAAAACTGGGTTTAGATGAAGACGAATCCCTCTTCAGGGGAATCCTTCGCAAACTGGGACTTGAAGACGCTGTTTATGGCGAAGAAGGTATCTGGACTCAAACAAAAGAGCAGCTTCAGGCTGCTGGTAAATGGGTTATGGATCAGCTTGAAGGTACATATAAAGATATCAAGAAAGTTATAGATCCTAACGCAGATAAGAAGGGTGTCAGTGAAGAAACTCAGACAGCTACAACTGATGTAGAAAGTATCAAGAAAGAAATGGGTGATATTCAGGAGCAATATAATACTGCAAATGAAACTATCATTAATTCTATTCATGATATGGCTGAGAATAATGCTGAAAGATTCCAGCAGTTAGTTGATGAACTCTATGATGGTGAAAATGGTGATCTTACTAAGGCTAAGAAAGCTCATAGTGCCGCTGTAACTGATATTAGTAAGTATGATAGTAAGACTATTGAAGCTCTTAAATCTAAGTATGCTGGTACTGTAAAAGCTGGTAAGAATGGTAATGAAATCTTTGATTACAAGCAAATGATGGGTGCTTATAACTCATTATTATCTACAGACCAAAGTGATGAAGCAAATGCTGTAAGACAGTGGTATTCTAATGTAATGGATACTAAGAAGCAAGTAAATATCCAGAAGAAGAATAAAGAAAATATGAAAAATCTTATGGATAATTACCAAGCTTATCAGGCTTATGATGAAAAGGCTAATAATAGACGTAAGACTCTTGAGAATATTGAATCTTCTAAAGGTCTTAGACCAGAAGAAGCTGAAGAACTTAAGAGACTTCAATCTCAGGCTTCTAAGAGCAAGGGATATGAAGCTGCTATAAGCAAACTTCGTTCTAATACTGATATTAGTTCTAAGATGGCTAAAGAATCTGATGCTTTAAAGAATGACGATATCAAAGCTTTACTCGCTGAACTTCTTAAGTCAAGAAAGAAAGATGGTTCTTATGATGAGAATGCAATGAAGAAATATCAGGATTCTGTAGAAAAGAACTCAAAGGCTCAAGAAGAAAAACTTGATAAAATCTTAGAGAATATTGATATTAATAAGAGCGGAATCAAGAATCAGAAGAAGAGATATAAGAGTGGTGCTATTGATAAGGAAACTTATGATAGTAGTGTTGAAGGTCTTAGAAAGCAGATAGATGATCTTACAGAGCAGTACAATAATATGCTTAGTTCAAGCGGTGTAGCTGCGGTTAAGACAAAGAAAGATAAGAAAGCTGAATATGACAAGAAGTTAAAAGAACTTCAAGAAGCAGAAACTAAGAGAAAAATAGAAGCTAATATTGATAGAATCCAGAAAATGGGTGGAGAAGATTTCGAAAGATATGTTACTTCTATTAGAGCTATAAAGGGTTATGCTTCTAAAGTCGGTATAAAGTATGATGATAAAGACTTTGAGAATCCTGACTCTGCTCAGAGAGCAATTGAAAGAATTATCAAAGAATCTACTACAAAGATCGGCAAGAAGGGTATTACTCTTAATGATCATAATAAAGCTAAGCAAGTTGCTGAACAGGCTATATCTTCAAGAAATAATATAAAGCAAGATACTTCTGGTATTCAGAATATACTTGATGTACAGGGTATCTTTGAAAAGCTCGGTCTTAAAGATTCTGAAGAAGATGATGAAAAGACAGCAGAAAAGAAGAAATCTAATAGATCTTCATTAGCAGATCATATCTTTAATAATTTAGGTACGAATATAGCTGAAATCGGAGAGGACACTATATTCAACTTATTTAAAGGATTTAAGAAAGATGATTTCTTCACAGGTGAAGGTAAGAAAAAGAAGAAGCAAAAGGTTAATGGTTTTGATTGGGACTTTGTTAAAGATATTCAAGAGAAATTCAAACCTGCAGAGCCAGAATCACATGCAAATGGTGGTGTGATTGGTGGTAAAGTTCTTGCTACTCTCTCCAAAGGCGAAAGAGTTCAGTATGGTAATTCTAAATCTGTTGTAAAAGATACGGGATTATATGCTCTTAAACCAGGCGGAGTAGTTCATCCTAATGCTGATAAGAATCAGAGAAATTCTAATCTTAAGAAAGAGAATAGTCTTATTTCTGCTATTAAGAGATATGCTTTCGGCGGTCCTATAGAAGATGATTCTATCAATAATGATAAGACTGATTCATTGCTTGAACAACAATTTGAGTTAGAAAGAGCTGCTAAGGAAGAAAAAGAAGAACGTAAGAAATTCAAATCCAAAGTCAATCCAGATGACACTCTTGTTGGTCAGACTATTGACACTGCTAGACAAGGTATAGATGCTGTATTTAATGCTTTATTTGATCCAGGTGATGATAAGAGACTTAAAGAAGCATCAGCTGATGTTTTTGAAAATATCAGAGAATATGCTCCTAGTGGATTAGCTGGTGGTATTATTGGTGGTGGTATTGGTCTTCTTGTTGGTGGTCCATTACTTGCTGCTGCCGGTGGTGCTGCTATAGGTATTGCTAAGAGATCTGATAAAGTTAAGAATTGGCTCTTTGGTGAAATTGGAGATGATGGAGAGCGTTCTGGTGGTGTTATCTCTAAAGACACACAACAGACTTTGAAGAAATATGTTCCAGATATTTCTAAATATGGTGTAACTGGTGCTATTGCTGGTTTATTAACTCCATTTGGTCCTGTTGGTGGTCTTATGATTGGTTCTGCTGTTGCATGGGCTAAGAATAATGATGAAATAAGAAATTCACTCTTTGGAGATACAGATGGTCTTCTTAATAAAGAACGCCGTGAAAAAATTAAGAAAGCATTCCCTAATATTGCTCTTGCTACACTTGGTTTTGTAATTGGTGGTCCATTTGGTGGTATACTTCCTAATGCTGTACTTGGTGCTGGTTTAGGTTTGGTATCTACTACAGATCAGTTTAAAGAAGCTATATTTGGTAAAGAAGATGAGAATGGTGAGAGGCAAGGTGGTCTTTTAGGTGTTCTTAAAGATAATGTAATTGAACCTCTTAAGGATTTCGCTGCAAATCTTAAAGATGATGTTACAGATTTCGTTATAGAGCATATGATAGATCCTTTGAAACAGGCTATTCAACCTATAGCAAAACAGGCTGCTGTTATTACAAAGACTGTATTTAGTTCTATGGGTAGAGCTATTGGTTGGATTTATGATAAGACCCTTGCAAGTCCTATAGGTGTTTTTGTTAAAGAAAAGATTATAGATCCAGCATCTAATATAGTAAAGAAATTATTCAATGCTGCTATAGCTCCTGCGAAATTTGTATTAAGTGCTCCTTCAAAAGCTATCGGATTTATCGGTGATAAACTTAGAAATCGTCAGATTAATAAGGGTAATGCTGATTATATGACGGCTTCAGAGCGTCTTGAATACAGAGATAGGAAACCAAGAAGAAATAAAGGTCTCTTTGGAAAAGCTGATAAGTATGAACAAGTAGATCAGATGCTTGCTGATGCTGATGTTGAACAGCTTGAAAGTATCAAGAAGAATATTGAATATTCTCAAATGGGTGATAAACAGCTTAAGAAGAAGCAAAGAGAATTTAAGAAAGATATATTCAATGATGTCAATGAATACTTTGATGATAAGCATGAGTTTGCTATTGGTACGAAACAGAGAAGCAAACTTGTTAGACTTATTCAGAAAGGCGATTCTGCAAAGGCTATCAAATTACTTGGAACTTTCAAAGGTAAAGACGGTCAGAAGTTGGATAGAAGTGAAATTGAGAATCTTGTAGGTAAGTTTAAAGAATCTGGTAAAGCCATGAAAAACCTCAAAGCCAACAGAGAAAGTTGGGGACAGATGAGGAAAGAAGGTAAGCAGAATCTTAAAGCACTTGGTGTAAAAGACTTTAGTGGAGATTACCTTGATAAGCTTTTATCATATACTAAGACAGAACTCAAAGACAGAAAAGAGAATGGCGGAGTAGAAGAAGCTACAGGAAAAGGAACTTTGACAGGAAAGTTCTTTGAAGATGTAACTTCAAAGAATACAGATAGAGTTATAGAGTCTATTAATAACCTTACTGAGAAGATGGAATACTTCACAGAACATTGGGAAGAAGGTTATGTAGATTCTGGTAATAAGCTTGTTGATGCTAAGAATCGTGCTGCTCTTAAGAGATTTGATAAGATGAATATTAAAGCTGAAGATAAGCTTATGGGTAAACTCCAGAAGTATGAAGATACTGTAACTGAAGTTCTTAAGAATACAGTTGGATTGTCTGATAAAGAAATAGCAAGTCTTGATAGAGATGCTTTAACAAATGGTACATTGATTAAGTTTGTTAAACCATTCATTCTTGATGGCACTGCTGCTCGTAATAAACCTATGATAACTTATCTTTTCTCTAAAGAAGGTAAGAAAATTCATGAGAATAAAACTAACTATGCTAGAGCTAAGGGTATGCTTAAGAAGGATGCTTATACTAGCGTTGGTGATCTTGAAAATGCTCTTAAACTTACAGACAATCAATTTAATAGATTCTATGGTATGATGGATAAAACCAATCTTTATGCTACAGATTCAAATAAAAAGATGAATGATGCATATGAAAAGAAGATTGGTAGAGCATTAACCAAAGAAGATAAGAGATCTAAAGACTATGATGAATTCACAAATAGATTTAGATCAGAACAGACTTATACTGATCTTGCTGGAAAGATAGCAATGAACAGAGACTACAATGGCGCTGCTGATGATTCTTGGAAGAAGTTTGGTAAAGACGTTCCTACTGTACCAAGAATGTTTGAGCATGCTGATCGTGCTGTAGAAGCTGCTGTTGTTAAACCAGTTAAAGGTATCGGTAAAGCATTAGGTGGTATTAGTAATGCGCTTTTTGGAAAGAAGAGTGAAGACAGAGGATCTATTGTATCTGGAGATCCTAAATTCTTCAAGAGACTTCAAGAAGCTGGTATTATTAAAGACTACAATGATCATAATGTTCATGAACTTCTTAACTTTAAGAAGAATAAGAAGAAATGGTTAAAGAAAGCTGATGCTGTTATCGGAGGTAAAATGTCTCTTGAAGATGCACTTAAGGGTGCTATTGAGAGAAAAGCTGAAGGTGGTATCATTGGTGATGAGACATATGGTGTATTCTCTCCAGAAGATAAACCGTATGCAACAAAACAGAATATACAAGCTTTCCAAGATGGTATATTATCTCAGATTGCTAAATTTGATGATATTAAGAAATATGCTGAAGGTGGTACTGTCGAAGGTATTATCGAAGGAGCATCATCTGATGAAAAGAAATCAGATAAAGAGAAAACTGGTATTCTGAATGATTTGTTAAGTAAAGTCAAAGGATTTAATATTGGCGGAAAGAAGAAATCTTCTGAAGAAGAAAAAGAAAAGAAACCTAAAGCTAAATCTTATGTTCAGACTGTATTTGACTCAATGGGTAGAGCTAAGAATTACTTCATAAAGAAACCTGCAGCAGATGATAAAGCTCCTGATGTAGATCTTATGAAAGATTCAGCTACTAACGAGACTCTTAAAGAGGAAGAAGCAGAGCAGAACGAATCAAGAGGATTATTTAGCCGTCTTGGTGATAGACTTAGTGGTATCGGCGATTGGCTTAAAGCTGCTATATTACCAGAAGACGCTGAGGATAAATATGCTGGATTGAAGAGCTTCTTGCTTAAAGCATTCCTTGGTGCTACTGCACTTGGTGCTTTGCCTCACTTATATAATCTTTACAAAGATAAAGTAGTTCCAGCTGTACAAGGCTTGTATCAGAATGTAATGGTTCCTTTCTATGAAGATAAGATTAAACCATTCTGGAATGAACATGTTACACCATGGTTTAAAGAAAAAGTTGATACTGTTATAGATAAGCTTCACAATATTTGGGAAGGTATTAAAGCTGTACCAAGAACTATTTTAGATTTCTTTAGTAATGGATTCCTTCCATGGTTTACAGGTAATAATGGTAATTCTGAATACGTAATGGTCGGCGATAAATTAAAACTTATGACATTCCCATATATCATAAGAAAGAAAATTATCCCATATTATGTAGGTGGTTTCTCATTCCTTATTAAAAATGTAATACCTGCTGTATGGTCTGTGGCTAAACAGGTTCTTCCTGATATGCTTAATGCAGCATTCCAGGGATTTAGAAACCTTATGGCTATAGACTTGACAGATGTATTCTCTACAAAGAGTGCTAAGAAACATAGCACTATGGATAAAGAGAATAATACAGAAAATCAAGGTAAAGCCGATGATAATGATAAATTATTCTATTTTGGAAATTTCTCTAAAGAATATGAAAGTGATTTCGGATCATCATCTGATAAAACAAAAGTTCTTGAGAAGAATAAAAAGGGTAGTACATTATCATCTTCTAGTCTTTTTGATGATATCCATGCATCTGTAGATGTCAATAATAGTGGCGGAGGATCAACTAGTTATGATTCTAGCAGTTCTAGTTATGATTCTGGTGGTACTGGCTCTGGTGAAGGCGAAGGAGATACAGATTTTGTTCCAGAAGGAATGACTAAAGAAGAGTATGAGGCTGAAATTGCAGAAAATGCAAAGTTTAAGAAAGATACTCATAAAACTCTTGGTGGAACAATATTATATGGCTTATTTAGAAACTTTATGACCGGCGGTTTGTATGGCGCTGGAGCTAGTAAAGTATTAAAGCCTGTTAGTAATCTTCTTGGAAAAATTCCTGGTGTTGGTACATTTGTATCTGGTGGTGTTAATAAGAGTCTTGATGCCTTCGATGCAGTTGGTAATGCTGGAAAGAAAACACAAGATAAAATAAAAGAATGGATTACTGGTAAAGCTGAAAAGAATGTAGAAAAAGAAGCTGCTGAAGGAGCATCTAAAGAATCCGCTGAACAGGCTGCTAAAGAAGCCGCAGAAAAAGCTGCCAAAGAAGCAGAAGAAAAAGCTGCCAAAGAATCTGCTGAAAAAGCATCTAAAGAAGCCGCAGAAAAAGCTGCCAAAGAATATGCAGAAAAGACAGCCAAAGAAGCCGCAGGAAAAACTGCTAAAGAAGAGGCAGAGAGTGCTGCTAAAAAAGCATCAACAAAGGCGGCAAAGGAAGCTGCAGAGAAGGCTGCTGAAGCTAAAGCATTAGCTGGTGCTGGTAAAGAAGCTGCAGAGAAAGCTTCTGAAAATGCATTAAATGAATCTATAGAGTCTACTGCTAAATTAGCTTCTGAAAGAGTTAAAACTGCATATAGTAGAATGGATACATGGACATATGAATATTTTTCTAAGAATGGATATGGATTTAGCGATTATATACTTGCTAATGGATTGGCAGATAGTGATGAAAGAAATAAGATGTTTGCTAATCTTTATAGTAGTAGCGAAGATTTTAGAAATGCATTAGAAAAATCATATGGTGATGATGAAATTTTCAAAAACTATATTGGTGATTTGAAAAATTCTGTATCTAAAAATTCTGATAAAGCTGTAAACAAAGTATCCAGCGAAGTTATAGATGATGCTGCTAAAAAAGCGTATGATGATGTAATAAGTCAGAGCAAATCTTTACTCTCCGACACATTCAAAAATAGTGTTTCTGGAGATGCTGAGACAGCATTTGGTGATTATGTTCTTTCAAATGGATTAGGTTCTACTCCAGAATCAAGAGCTAGTTTCTTTAATCTTTATAATAATAGTGAAGATTTTAGAAAGACATTAGAGAAGACATATGGAGATTCAAAATCATATAAAGATTTTATAGCACCATATGAAACTCATAGAGTCAAACTTCAAAATCAATTAGACGAAGTTGCAAAACAGAGAGAGATTATTAATGCAACTAAAGAAAAAGCTCAAAAAGAAGTAGAATATCAGAGAATGAGAGAAGCAGCAGAAGCTGCAAAGAAAAAAGCAGAAGGTGCTGAAAAGTCAGTTTGGGGAGTATATAAAGAATCAGCTGAAGGAGCTGCTAAAGAAACAGCAGAAACTGCAGCTAAAGAAACAGCAGAAACTACAGCTAAAGAAACAGCCGAAGCTGCAGCTAAAGAAGCTGCTGAAGATATTGGAAAAAATAAAGGATTACTTGGTGCTGTTTCAGATAAAGTCAAAGGAAGTTTTGGTCAAATTGGTAAAGATATCAAAGGAAGTTTCACTCAAACATTTGAAGATATCAAGGGAATTGGAACTAAAACTAAAGGGGCTGCTGAGTCTGTACTTGGATTTGGAAAAGAAACAGCTGGAGCTATAGGAGAAGCAGGATCAGAGTTTGGAAGATCTATTAAAGGTGCTGCTAGCGATGTAGCAGGAGATGTTACAAGAATAGGCCAATCTGTTAAAGAATTTGGAACTGGTGCTAAAAATACCGTTGAAGCTTTCGGTAAAGCTGTAAAAGGTAATAATGCTGTAGGTGAAGCCACATATGCAGCTAGACAAAAGTTAAGAGAGATAGATCCCAATCTACTTAAGAGTCTTAATGGTGATGAACTTAAAGATGCTATAACTTTAATGAACCAAAGAGATGTCGAGAAACTTACTGAGCTTGTTGAAAGTAAAGGACTTAGCGTATCTAAGGATAATCTTTCTAATATAATGACTAAAGGTAATACTATAGATAAACTTTGGACTAGCAAAAGATTCGATAAGAATGCTTCTAAACTTAATAATATTATTACTAATATGGAAGAAGGACAATCATCTGATCTTATGTCATCTATTTATGGTGCATTTAAAGATGATAAAGAGGGACTTTCAAAGATATTGAAAGATAGTGGATTAGATGATAAATCAGCTGGTATTATTTTAAATGCTCAAGAATCAAAAGTTACAAAGAAACTTGGCCAAGGATTTGGTACTCAATCTGCGAAAGGAGATCTCTTAGAGAGTGTAATGACTAATTTAAGAGATGATCCTGATACCCTTAAAGAAATCCTTGGTAATAGTGGTCTTGATGATAAGCAAATAAATAAAATTCTTGATACAAGATCAATTACTCAGAAAGCTAAAGATGCTGTAACTGGTGGCATAGAAACTATTGGCAATAAGGCTAAATCTGGTGCTGAGTTTGTAGGAAACAAAGTTAAAGGTGGAGCTGAATGGGTTGGCAATAAGGCTAAATCTGGTGCTGAGTTTGTAGGAAACAAAGTTAAAGGTGGAGCTGAATGGGTTGGCAATAAGGCTAAATCTGGTGCTGAGTTTGTAGGAAACAAAGTTAAAGGTGGAGCTGAATGGGTTGGCAATAAGGCTAAAGACGGATTGTCAATTGTAAAAGATCAGTTAGAAACAATTGGTACTAATATTAAAAGTGCTCTTGAACCTGTAAGTAAAACTGTAAAAGAAGCTTTTGAAAAAGTTAGTACAAATGTTAAAAATATTACTGAAACAGTTTCAAAAACAGCAAAAGATGCTTTTGAAAAACTCGGTAAAAATGTTAAAAATATTACTGAAACTGTATCTAAAGCTACAAAAGAAACTTTAGAAAAAGCTAGTAAAAGTATAAAGTCTGGTGCTGAGATTGCTGGAAACTTCATAAAAGAAAAAGCTGGAAATATAAAGGCTGGAGCAGAAGCAATAGGATCTAAAGTAAAATCTGGTGCTGAAGCTGCTGGTAAAGCTATAAAAGAAGGAGCAGAGAAAGCAAAAGCTGGAGTTAATGCTGTAAAAGAAAAAGCTGGAAAAATTGCAGAAGATGTTGCTAATTCTGATGCAGTAAAGGCTATGAAAAATGCAGCAGAAAATGTACAAGATTTAGCAGCTGGTACAAAAGATATGATAAGTGGTATATCAGAAGATATGAAATCAGTTGCTAAAGATAGTAAATCTGTTGTAGAAGAAGCTACCAAGAGTACAAATATTGTAGAAGGGGCTTCAGACGTTATAAATACAACAACTAAAAATATTGATGACGTCACAAAAGTAGCAGCAGAAAATGCATCTGAAATAGCTAGTGCTGCAACTAGTGAAGTTGATGATGTAATAAAGAATGCTGCTGAGAATGCTCCAGAAACTGCGGCAAATGCAGCTAAAAACAATGCTGATGATGTTGTTAAGAATGCTACAAAAGAAGCTGATGATGTAGCAAAAGCAGCAAAAGGAAAAACAGATGATATCATAAAAGGTGCTACTGAAGGTGCTGATGATGTAGTCAAAGCAGCCAAAGGTCAAACTGATGATATTGTGAAGACAGCTGCTGAAAATGCTGATGATATTGCTAAAGCTGCAAAAGGACAAACTGATAATATCTTGAAGGGTGCTGAATCTACTATTACTAGTGGTGCAGAAAGTGCATTAGATGTAGCGAAGAGTCAAATGGATAACGCTGCAGAAGCAATAGCTGGATCAAGTGCTACTGATGTATTAAAAGATGCAGCTAGTGCTGCAGAAGCAGCTGCATCTAATTCAAAGAGTTTATTGGATGATGTTGCTAAGGGTGCAGTTGATATAGTTGAAAACGCTAATATAGGTACTGAAGTTGCTAATGTTGCTAAAGAAGCATTAGAATCAGGTAGTAAAGAAACTGTAGAAGCAGCTGCAAAAGAAGCTGTTGAGCATGGAACAGAAGAGTTGATTGAAACTGGATCTGGTGGTGTTATAAAGAAATTTATGACATTCATTAAAGATGGTTTTGCTAAACTTGCAAAAAATCCAAAAGTTGCCAAAGCACTTGGTAAAGAGGGTGCTGAAGGTATGGAGAAATTTGCTGAAGCTGCAGCCAAAGAAGCAGCTGAACAAGGCTCAAAGCAATTAACTAAAGAAGCAGAAAAGAAGTTAAGTGTAAAAATGGCTACTTGGCTTGCATCTGGTGGTCTTATTAACTTAGGTTTTGCTGTTGTCGACTTCCTTAATGGTTATAATGATGCTGCTGCAATTCTTGGTATTGATAAACCTGATGTAGTATCTAAGGTATTGGCTGGTACTTATAATGCTGCTAAGAACTTCTTCATGCTTACTGCATTGATACCAGACAGCGTAGTATTTACGCTTTTACAGGACTATCTTTGTCCTGCATTTGGTATAGATACAACAGAATGGCAAAATGCTCAAGATAGTGCAGAACAAGATTGGCTTAATTATAATCATAAAATGGGATTCTCTCATACAGAAACAAATGAAAACGGTGAAGAAGAAGAAGTAATTGATAATGAAGAAGGATACCTTAGTAAAGAGGATTATCTTAGAAAGAAAAATGATAATGCTTGGAACAAAGGCAAACGTGCATTATCAGAAACAGTTGGTAAAGTAACAAGTAAAGTTGCTGATACATATAAAAATAATGCTAAAGGCGCTGCTATTGGTGCTGGTGTTGGTGCTATAGCTGGTGGTGCAATTGGTGCTGCTCTTGGTGGTCCTTTGGGTGCCGCTATTGGTGGAGCTGCTGGTGCTGCTCTTGGTTCTCTTGGTGGTGCATTTATATCAGATTTCTGTAAAAAGAATGAAGGTGTTCCTTATTATCCAGTAAATGGTAATGGTTCATACTATCTTGTAACCAATGGTAAAGTAGAGCAATATAGTTCTACAGGTGAAAAGATTGAAGGACTTCCAGAAGTAACTCCAGAAGAACTTCTCCAAATGGAAACAAATGGTGAAGTTACAGCTGGTGCAACAATTGTAAAAGAAAGTAAAGCTGCTTCTTTAAGTACTAAATTTGCTGAATTTACAGAAAAGCATAAGGCTTTATGGACTGCTGCTTCTGTAGCTATTGGTATAGCAAATCCTGCTCTTGGTGCTGCGATGCTTGCTGCTCCTAAAGTTATAAAAGCATTTAAATCTAAGAGTGGATATCCATACTATCTTAGTGATGGTACTTACTTTGTTCAAGATGGAGAAACTGTAAGATATTTTTCATCTGCTGGTGAAGAAATAGAAGGATTCAACTTTAGAAAAGAAATTATGGATAATGGTTGGATTGAGAATGCTGATTCTACACAGTTAGGTAAAATGTCTGATGGTGAACTTCTTGGTATACTTATTAAGAGTGGTGCTGTTAAACAAGGTGACAAAGTAATTAAATTTGAGAAATCCACTGTTGGTAAAGCATTTGATAAAGTAGCTGAAGCCGGTAAGAAATACTGGAATAAGCTTATGGAATTTGAGGATAAGCATCCTTTATTAGCTGCTGCAATTAATACACTCAATCCTACTGTTGGTATACTTCGTGCAGTTACTGCATTCAAAGCTAAGAAAGGATATCCATATTATATAAGTGAATTACAAGATGGTGAATACTTTGTTCTTGATGGAGATAAAGTTAGATATTTCTCAGCTACCGGTGAAGAAGTAGAAGACTTTAACTTCAGAGAATGGGCTTTGGAAAATTATGAAGATGCAAGCTCAGATGGAAATCTTAAAAAGAAATTATCAAGCATGACAGAAGAAGAAATCTTGATGAGTATGGCTAATACTGGTCAGCTTACTAGAGGTGATAAGAAAGTAACTATAGAAAAATCTAGGGTTGCTAAGTCATGGGATAAGATAAAAGATACTATTAAAAAAGCATGGGATGTGGCAAATAAAACTGCTGAAATGACTGATGAGGAATTTAATAAATATATTAAAGATAAAGGACTTGGTGGTCAGATAGCAGCTGTTGGCTTAAGATGCTTTGGTAAAATTAAAAATGGTCTTAAGAATTTCTTTACATCTGATAAGGAAGACGGATTTATCAATGTTCAAGATGGTACAGGATATATTATTAAAGATGATGGTACTGTAGAAGTATATAGTAAATCCGGTGAAAAGATGGGTGATGTTACTCTTACTGAAGATGAAATATATGATATGAGAACATCTGGTCTTGTTACAGTAGGAAAAGTTACAACAAGAGAATCTGGTCTTGGTAAGCTTTGGGGCAAAGTTACAGAAAAGGTTGGAGAACTGTGGAATGATGCCAAAGATTATGTATCAAAAACATATGAAGAATATGGTGTAATTGGTGGCACCATGAAGATATATAAAGATGCACGTAAAAAGTTCTTCCAAGGTGCATTCGGTATTGATGAAACATTAAAGGCCGGAGAATGCTTTGTTGCTATGGATGGTACATTCTATGCTGAAGATGATACTCCTGGTAATTGGAGTCATTATGATTTAAATGGTCGTAAAGTTGGAGTCAAAACATATACTCAAGAAGAAATCAATGGAATGATTAGCCAGGGTTTGCTTACAAAGAGTACTGAAAAGAAAACAATTAAAAAAGATTCAAACTTTATGGCTGTTGCAAAGAAGCTTACCTTAAAACTTGCAGACGCATGGGATGCTGGTAAAGAGCACCTTTCAGCAATGCTTAAGGATACAGAACTTGGATATTTCTTACAAGAAGCAAAGAAAGGTATTACTGGCTGGTTTGGTACTCATACAGTTGATGGCGCATATGTAGCTCCTGACGGTTCATATTATGTTGAACTTGAAAGTGGTGTAGTAGAATACTACAATATACAAGGTAATAAATTAAAGAACTTAACAAAAGAAGAATTTAGTAGTATGAAGGGACTACTTCAGTATATGACTCCAGAAGAGGCCAAAGAAGCTGGTTTTACTTCAGCTATGACTCAAGATGCAGCAGGAGCATCAATGTGGGGAGAACTTGGAACTAGAATCAGAGGAACATTCGAGAAAGGTTTCAAAAAAGCATATGAATTTTTTGATAATCTTGGTGAAGGTATATCTGATTGGGCTATAAATCTTAGTGAATCTCTTAGTATTGCTGGTGATAGTGCTTGGGTTACTACATATGGTGACTATTACATGAAAGGTTCTAGTGGCGAATGGATACGTTATAATGTAACTGGTAGTGTTATAGAAAAAGGTGTAGATGCTGGGGTTGTAGAGAAAATGATAGAGCGTGGTGCCCTTACAGAAAAAAAGGATGTTCACCCTATCAAAGATGCAATTGGTGGATTCTGGGACGATCTTACTACTAATGTAGCAGATTGGATGGAAGGAATTGCAACTGCTGCTAAAGAGGCATGGAAAACTGCAGTAGATGGAATAACAGCTTGGTTTAAAAATACATTCCAATCAAAATCTGATAGAATTAATGAATCTGTTGTTGCTGCAAATCTTAAAGGAACTTATATAGATGCTACAGGTGTATTGTACAAGCCAGGTAGTAATGGTAATTTCACTATGTATAATGCTGTAGGTGCAAATATTGGTACTTGTACAGCTAATGATATGGCTGATAAACTTACTAGTGGACAGCTTACAGAAGCCAAGTCAACAGATACGGTAGAAAGCAGAAAGAAAACAGCACAAGATAATGCAACTAAAGCTGCAACAGATACTGCAGGTAGTTTTAATAGTACTGCTACAGAAACATCAACTGGTACTGGTAATATTTTCAGTAAAATGAAAACAAAATTTAAATCATTATTTGGCTCAGGAAAAGGTGATTCTACTTATAATATTACATATCAATATGGTACTGGTAATCCTAGAATACGTTATGGAAAAGCTAAATATGGTATGGGAGCTAGTGCTAGAGTTGCAGGAGAAGCTCCAGATGATGTAGCTGGTGAAATTGGAAATGTTGAAGTTGTAGCAGCAGCAATGTTTAACAGTATGAAAAAGACTGATCAAAAAGCTGCTATAAAAGCATCTAAGATATCTAGCTATGGTGATAGAGAATACGGTATGGGCAAGAGACCAAGATATGGTACTGCTAAACCTGGTCAAGATAAGATGATGAATTATAGTGGAGTATCTTATAATGCTCCAGGAGATACAATTCGTCAGACTATTGGAGATTCTGGTTGTGGTGTTGTAGCTGGTGTAAATGCTGTAAACTCTATAGCAGGAAGTAATCAGGCTAATGTAAAAGATGCAGCTAATATGTCTATTAAGAATGGTTTCAAGGAGAAAGATGGCGGCACAAAACCAGCATTCTTTAAGAAATTATTTAAAGATAATGGTATTAGTTCTTCTATGTCTGAAAATAAGAATACTATTGAAAGTAACCTTAAGAGCGGAAAACCTACTGTTCTTATGGGTATTAATAAAAATAGTGGTCTTAGAACTCCTTATGGTAGTGAAAATCCACACTATGTGCTTGCTACTGGTATTGATAAATCTGGTAAAATGATTGTTCAAGATCCTCAAGAATCATCATCTAATCAGAAATTTAATACTAAAGATGTACTTAGTAAGACTCAGTTTGGTATTAGTACTAATAATTCTGTATTTGGTACTGGTGATAATGGATATGAGTTTACTCCTAAGAAAGAGTCAGATAGTATTATTGATTATGGTACTGGTGAAGATACAGTTGGATTTGTTAATCCTATGATCAACGTAGATGATCCTAAATCTGGAACCACTCCTTATGGCGAAATACAAAGAAAATCTGGTATGGGCGGCGGTGAAATCGGTGATACCGAAACCAATGCTAAGAAGATCTATAAAGTATTGAGTGAACTTGGAGTTCCTGATATTAATATAGCTGGTTGTCTTGGTAACTGGCAACACGAATCCGGAATCGACCCTACTGGTGTAGAAGGCGTATATACAGAAAAATTCCAGATGGGTCCAAAGAAAACTGCTGCTATGGCCGATCATGCAAATTATACTCAAAAATTATTTGGTATGTATAAGTTCTCTGTTAACAGAAAAGCTTATATAGGTGATGATGGTCAGTATTGGCCTGGTATTGGTCTTGGTGGTTTTACTGGTCCTGCTGCAACGAAGTTAATGAATGATGCAAAATCAAATGGATTAGACTGGTATACAATGGATGAGCAGATTAAATATGCTACTAATCCAAGTGTAGGTTATAGACCTGGATTTTTCCAGAAGTGGACAACACCTGCAGCTAGTACTGCAGCAGCAGCTAAATACTTCTTGAATAAATGGGAAGGATGCTCTGTAATAGCACTTGACAAGAGACAAGCTAATGCAGCAAATTGGTATAATAAGATGAAAGATAGTAGTTGGGTTAGTGCAGCCAAAGCAATGGTTATTGGTGGCAATAATAGTTCTTCTTCATCTAGTTCTTCATCATCAGGAAGTGGTGGAATAGTTTCAGTTGATATTAAAGAAGACCTTCTTCCAAAGAGTAGTCTTCATAGACCTGGAGATTCTATAACACCTACAATGGTTGTAGTTCATTATACAGGTACTCCTGGTGGTACAGCTGCTAATATTAGATCATATTTTGCAAAGGTAGATAAGTCTGTATCTTCACATTATGTAGTAGGTCTTGATGGTGAAATATTAAGACTTATTCCAGAAAATGAAATATCATATGCTAGTAATGATGAAAATAATACTAGTATTAGTATTGAAACTTGCCATCCAGATGAGACAGGTAAGTTTAATGATGTTACAGAATCAAAACTTATTGATCTTTGTGCTAATATCTGTGGTAGACACAATTTCAATCCAGAAAGTGCTATTATAAGGCATTATGACTGTCATAAGAATGGTACTCCATATCAGAAGTGCTGTCCAAGATGGTGGTCACCAAATGGTCCTAATAAGAATGCTGATGCAGACTTTGCTGCATTCAAAGCTAAAGTTAAAGCAAAGATGGATGAAGCTGCAGCTTCTGGTAGTAGTTCATCAAGTTCAACTACAGAAACTAAGTCTACTCCAACTACAATTTATGATAAAGCATTTGCTCCATTTACAGAACTGGCTTCAAAGATTACAACTGAATCTGGTAATGTTGCTACTTCTTTGGGCAAAGCATTTGGTGAAGATGTATTTGGATCTGACTTGTTGGCTGAACTTGGTATTAGCGGAAGCTCTACTAAGACTGAAACAACAACAGAATCTACAACAACAGATAGTACATCAACAAGTGGTAGTGCAGCTGGCAAAATTCCAGATGGTACTGCAGATGCATTGCAGGATTGGGCATTCTATAGACAAGGTGATCCACGTTGGAAAGCAAAACCATATTCTGGTGGTACATATAGTAGTAGTGCATGTGGACCAACATCATTTGCTATGATTACAACTGGTCTTCTTGGTAATAGATACTATCCTACAGAATTCCCTCCAAAATACGGAACAACTGTCGGTACAACAGATCATAGTGGTTTTGCAAGAGCTGGTAAAGATTATGGTATTGAACAGACAGCTACTTGGGGTAGTAATGGCCCTAATAGTGTTCTTACTGATACTGGTTTGAAACAGTATAAATCTGAGATTGATGCTGGACATCCGGTAATCTTTAGTGGTACTAAATGGTCATCAGGTGATAGAGGAACTGGATCATCACCTTTCACTAGTGCTGGTCACTTTGTAGTTTCACAAGGTTATATATCTGACTCTAGTGGAAATATAAAGGGTATTATTATTAATGACCCTGCTAATAAGTCTGGTGTATATGAAAACCTTGCTGCTATGAAACAAGATACTAAGAAAGCATTTGCATTCACATTATCTGATAAATCTAAAGCTCCTACACCTAGTAGTGGTGATAGTCCATTCCCATCATGTCAGACAGTTAAGGGTGCTTGGGCTACAGGAACTGCAAGTACATCAACAGATTCTTCAAATTCAGGTACCACTTCAACAAAGAAAGCATCTGAATGGTTTACTAGTCTTGAAGGATTTAATAATGTTTCTTCAGGATATGGTCCTAGAAATATTGGTAATGGTAATGAATTCCATAATGGTATTGATATTGCTGCTGCTAAAAATGCTAAGATCAGAACTCCTATAGGAGGAACAATAGAACTTTATAGAACAGAAGCACAATCTAATGGTTATGGTAATGAAGCTGTTCTTAAAGATGCTAAAGGTATGTATCACTGGTTCTGCCATATGACATCTAGTGCCGTTAAGCAGGGAGATACAGTTAAGGCTAATGATATAATTGGTTATGTCGGTAGCACTGGTCAGAGTACTGGTAACCATTTACATTATACAATTTCATCACAGCCAAAAGGAAACCATTCAACAGGCGGCGATATAGATCCTGATACATATAGTTACACTTCAGCGGCTAGTGGTACAGGAAAGAAGAACAATATCGTTACTGCTGGTATGGGTGTTAAGAAAGCTATATATGGTTTAGGAAAACTTACTCCAGAGCAAGCTTTGAATATAGATACTACAGCAACCGAACCTTCTGGCTCAGACTCTATAACACCATATAGTAGTCTTAGTAGTCAAGATAAGAAAGTTGTAAATGAATATGATAAGATGCCTGGACACAAGAATTATAATGCATCATCATTCAACCATATTAACTCCAGTCCAACTGCAGTTGGTGGTAGTACATATGATGGTATTGATTATACTGGATTGCTTAATATGGTTATCAGCCTTCTTCAGCAGATAACTAATAATACAAGCCAGTTGTCAAATCTTACAACTATAATAGACTTGCTTTCACAGCAATTTGATATTGCAGTAGCTACAAGTTCAGAAGATACAGATAAGATTTCTAAATTAAATCAGATTAAGAAGAAACTTAAAGAAATTCAAGGTAGAAGTGCGACTACGAATCAAGGATCTTCAACTGGATTTGGAAATTCTTTAATGAATCAAGATATGGAATACTTAATGACTGCAATGAGCTCAATTGCTACAACTTAATATAAATGTGTTGGGAAGGTACATGAGTACCTTCCCAACTATATATTAAATAAAAGGAGGTGCTTCGCATGGCAGAAGTCAAAATTCCTGATAGTAAATTAATGAAGAATACCAGAACGTATGTTACAACAGGTAGCGATGATATTTATATATACTATGATGGAGATGGATCACAAAAGACAGGACGATATATAAGTGCTGGTCAGACTATCATGGTATATACTGATACAGAAACTTCTAATGGTTATGTATTTTTAACTACAAAATTAGGATGGGTTAGTTTAATAGATGGAAATCTTATGGGTAAAGATATTATAGATAGTCATATAGAGACTGTCAATTATACCCTTAAGGTAACAAGAGATGAAGTACAAGTACACAGTTCTCCGGGCGAAGGATATTCTGTAACTCGTACACTTAATACTGGAGATAATTTTAAATGTACACAGAAATATGTAAATCCAGATAGTGGAGCAACATGGTATAGAATAGAAGATAGTGAAGAATGGGTATACTCATTATATCTTACTAAAACTAATACTATAGATCTTAAATCAGATTCTCTCGGAGTATCAAAACCGGCTACAATTGAATCTGGTGTAAAAAAGTTTGATAGTACAATGCTTGTACTTTGTGGATATACTCAAAACTTGAGAACATATCCTAGTATGGAATCTGGTACAGCATTAAAAGGATCAGTAACCAATGGTCAACAATATATAGTATCTTATTTATGCGATAGTTCAGATGGTACATGGTATTATCTTGCTGATGGTAGTGGTTGGTTTTGTGCAACTTATGGAGAAAATGAAATAAGTACAATTATCACTGCTTGTAATGAAGAAGGCAAGATAGATAATATGTACTTAGTAACTGCCGATACATTGAACTTTAGATCAGATCATGATGGATCTAAAGAAGATAATATCCTCGGTAAGTTCTATAAAGGTGATAAAATCACTATATTAGATACATATACTAAAAAATATGGTGACGAAGTAATAGAAGAATGGGTAAAAACAACCGGAAAGAATAATAAAGGAGAAACAGTTACAGGTTGGGTATGTATAAATTATAAAGGTACGTCTAATGTATCTAATGATGCTATGGCTTTGAATACTCCTAGTGACCTGTATGTAGCTAATGAACAGATTACTACATATGCAGAACCAGGTGGCACTGTAGTTGGTACTATTCTTAAAGGCGACGATTTGACTCTTACTGGCGAAAGTAAGGTTATTAAAGTTAAAGATGAAAAAGGTAAAGAAACAGAAGTTACGTATTTAAAAACTGCATCTGGTACATGGATTGTTGCTAATAAAGATGCATATACACAATATACTCAAGAAACATATATTGCTAAATTACAAGCAATGCAAAATAGAGCAGATGCAGAAGCATTAGTAGCATTAAATGAAGATATAGTTGATTTTACTGATTTTGAAACCAGTATGGGTAAACTTAGGGTTAAAGATACATATGCTGTATTAGGATCACCATATCAGTTTAATAGATTAGCAGATTATAGAATAGATGAAGATAACTATAAGTTTGGTAGGGTATATGCTGATAAAATTGTAACCAAATTTCCTATGCTTATACTTATGCCTGGTATCCCTACATTCATGGGTGATGCGTCTACAGAAGAACAGAAGAAAGGTCTTCTTGAGACTATTAAATCTGCTTATACTGTAGAGAAAATGACAGATGATTTTTTAGGAAAGGAAACAAGATTCTACACATTATCTCAAGCATTTGATGACTACTTTAATTATGTAAATCCATTGTGTAGGGCTGGAGCTTTCTTCTTAGGTATAGAAGATACAAAGATATCTTTCGGTAAAGAGAACTCTCCATTGAAATCTTTCAACTGGCAAAATATATACACAGAGGGCGTATTCCAAGAAGTATTTAGTGGTATGGCCAACTGTGTATCATTCTTTGTAAGTTCTGAAGTTACTGTATCAGACTCATGGTCTAACTCAACAGCAGAACCATCATTTGCATCTAATATGGATAGTATATCAGAACAGGCTAGAGAAATAAACTATCTTATTGGTAACGTAAATGCATCAGCCGGTGGTACATTTGACGATGTGCTTAAAGAATTTGGTTTGTCTGAAGAAGTAAACATATCAAATCTTGAAGAAAATATTAATAGTATTATCAATGGATCTTTCTTAAAGAATACATCTGTTGGTGGTATATTAAAGACAGCATCTAAACAAGCATCTGGTCTTATTCAGGGTGCTAAAATGATATTCCCAGAACTTTGGTCAGATTCTAGTTATGGTTCAGAACACTCTGTAACTATGAAGTTTATGACACCAGATGGAGATAAACTTAGTTGGTTTATGAATTGCTGGGTTCCAATGTGCTTCTTAATAGCACTTGTTGCTCCTAGAACACTTACTTCAATGCATATGTATCATTCTCCATTTATAGTAAATGCTAATTATAAGAGCCAGTTTAGCTGTCCTATGGGAATTATAACATCATTGACATTCTCCAAAGGACAAGAAGGTGCATGGACTATAGATGGCCTTCCTACGGTTGTAGAAGTAAGTTTATCTATAAAAGAATTATATACATCATTTGCTATTACATCAGCTATGGCCGATTCTAAAGATCTTGGTATTACTAAGACTACTCTTGGTGGTTTGGTTACAAATGCATTTATGAATAATAACTTGCTTATGGATTATATAGCAAATTCCTGCGGTATCAATATTAATGAACCTGACTTGGAAAGAGATTTTAAGATGTGGAAATCTTTCCAGATAACAAATAAAATTGAAGATACTATAGATAATGTATTCGGACGATTAAGATCATTCTTTACAGCAAAGGCTGTAAATATCTTGAATGGTATATTCAAGAAAGTGTAATAGATTATATAAAAAATAACTAAAGATTAAAGGTATTAACGCCTTTAATCTTTATTTTTTAGGAGATATTATAATGCATAAATCAAGACAAACTAAAGCTATCGAATATGAAGAAAAATATGCTAGAGTTCCTAAAGATTTTAGAGAACGATTAGACTGGATGTATGATAAGTATAAAGTTACTGATAAAAAGGCTTTAGAAATTCTGAATACCAGAGATTCAATGATACGAGATATGTATTATGAGACTATTAAAGTAATATTATACGAAGATCCAGAAGGAAGTCCAAGACCTAGATTCAGATTGGTTAATAGATACAACCTTAGTGATGTTGCAAAGTCTAATTCAAGTTTTGTTCATGTTTATTCTATAACAGGAAAAGAAGATAATGCATACATGAAAAGATTGGTTTCATCTAAAGACTTTGAGCATCTTGATGGTTTAATATGTACTCCATGTGATGTAGAATATAGGGTATACTTTAAGACTCCTTCATCATTTAATATAACACAAAAATTCTTATGTGAAATGGGATTAATAAGACACATTGTTAAACCAGACTGGGATAACATAGGCAAGAAATATTCAGACATGTACAATGGTAATGTATGGATCGATGATACATTAACTGTAGATGGAACTGTAAGAAAGTTTTATTCTGAATTACCAAGAGTGGAGATAAATTTAATGTATATGAATATGGTATACACTAAGCAACAGTACAAATCTATAATCAACAGAGTTGATTATAGTGAAGATTTTAATTTAAATTACTTTGGGAGTGAGGATAAATATGTTTAATATGAGTAATATTGGTAAGATCCGAGCTGGTCTTATAGAAGAATTTTATACTAGAGAGATAGTACAAGAAATACAAGCCTGTTTGGAAGATTCAAATGCTATGGTAATATATAATGGTTTTTCATTTAATATTGAAACAACTGTTGAGAATGCTAAGAATGTTATTACGGCATTCGAATCTAAATTGCAGGAACTATTAAAGAATGCAAATAGAAATGAAATTATAAACTTTATTATTGATGAAGAATCAGATCGAAATTTGTATTATCAGATTTTTGATTATGTTATAGATAATCCATCATTAATATATTGTAAGACTTTGATTCCTGCTATGGAATCTACTAATAATATTATAATATACATCAGTTTATAAAAACAACCCCGATTAGGATATTTCCTAATCGGGTATCTTTTTGTTTCTTAGAGTTCTTCTACAAGATCTCTTATATAGTTTTCATTTACTCTTATCATTTTAGAAGTATTAGCAAGCTCAAGAAGAGTATATGTAAGTTCACAACTTTCGAGAACCTGATCCATATTGATTCTATTGTTCTCCATATATTCTTTATGCATACTTTCATTCTTAATAGCCTGTTCTGCAGTACTGTAAACCATATGCTCAAACAATGTAGTTGGTTTTGAGTTCTTGATCTTATTAATCTTTTCTCTACATACCGCTTTATAACTCTCTTCGAGTTCTTCTTTCTCTTCATCTGTGTAATCATCTTCAGAATCAATTTTATCAATCTTATCCTGAGTATCAGCAAGAACATTCTGAATATCCAACTTATACTCAGTATTCTTATTAATAAACTGAGCAATAGAATCAGATACTCTATTTCTAACTGCAATAATTACATCTTCATTATCAACCTTAGCAAGATCTTCAAAGAAGTCAGATGATGTATCTGGATCAATATAGTATTCTGTATCATCCTCAGCATCTTCTGTTTCTTCTACAATTCTCTTATAATATTTATTGATAATATTAGCATATTCTGAAAGCATAAGAGATGCAGTTTTAAATCTTTCAAGAAGTTTATCTGCACCATTCTCATCTACAAAATTTGTTACAAGATGATCTTTTACTACATTATAAGATTCATCACAGCATTTTTTGCTACAGCTCTTATTAAGAAGATCCTTTATAGCTGTAGTAAGAAGCATTGGTTTAATACCAGCAACAAAGTTACTATGCTTCATTTTCTTTACTTCATCATCTATAGATATATTAACTAATCCATCATTATAAGGATTACCATCTTTATCTATTCTTGCATCCTGATTAGGTTCAGAAGATTCATTAATCAAACCTTTAACAAATTCCTTTGTAGGCATTGATCTATAACTATATTCAAACTCTTCTTCGTTTGATTTTCTTTTCATAGATATTTATCCTCCTTTTTAATATATTACTATATTGTTAAACTAGTTCTATCACTATATCTGGGGCACTGAATTCATTATTTCTGATATTAAGGAATTCAGGAGTATGATCAAGTTTTCCATCATCACCAATATCTTCAATATGTTGACTACCAGGACCATAGTAATCTGTACCAGTAATTTCTTCCACAACACTATGAGTTTTACAAAATCCAGTATTGTTTCCATTACCATCTACTAAATATATATGACCACCATTTTCATCTGTATCATATTCAATGTATTCCTTTGTAGAAATTACATCATCATAGTTGAATGATACAAATTCAAAGTATGTTATATATTCCTGATATTCTGTAGTTACATAAGTTATTATATTAGGAATATGAATATCTCCAACTTCATCTAAGTCTTCAACATATTCCTTTATATAATCCTTGATATTATCAATTATATTAGCATAAGAGTTATTTATAAGCTTAAGTCTAAACTTAAGTGTTATATCTACTCTATTTATAGGTATAGCTTCTTCACTATTATAAGAAATATAGTATCTATTAGAAGGACCATATGTATTGAAGAATTTGAAGTCTATATCAAGAGCATCTTCAAGAATTTCAAGACAATATTCAATATAACTTCTCTTAGTTTCCAGAGCTTCAATAAATTCCTTCATCATAGATTCAGCTGTACTATTATCTGTTCCTTTGTTGATATAGCTATCACTTATAACTGGCATATTTCTTATAAATCTAGTCTTTATAGTAGTACCAGATTCAGACTCTTCTTCATTTATAGCTATTTCAGATTCCATAATATTAGTGAAGTTATGATAGAACTCCAATCCATCTACTATAGAATATACATTAGTTAAAGCATAGTTATTATTAAGAAAAGATTTATTATTACCAGTAATATCTATGATCTCATTCAAGATCTCGGCATCATCTGGTTTATTAATATCTACATATGACAATGGTGGTTCTCTAAGCATTACAAATATTCTTACATTTACATTTGGTTCGAATGCTTCTGCAGAAGAAGAACAACTCATTTCAATACTCATTTTAGGGAAATTAAAGTATTCATCTTTTGGTATCAAAAGATTACTTCTTAATTCTTTTCTTTCTCCATCTACATATTCTTGTCTGTTTATTATATTGATTCTGTTATTTTCAGTAACCTGATCATCTGTATAGAAATCAAATTTAAAGCTATATGTGAAACTCTCTGAATCATAATCAGTAAGTTCACCAACACTATATCTCAATGGTGAAGTATATCCTGTATCATCTGTAGCATAAAATACTGCTATAGCAACTATAGAATTTATATCTTTTATATCAGTCCATTGAGATTCTGTAGAACTATCTATATTATAGTCTGTAGAATATATTCCAGATTTTTCATCATATTTAATAAGACCAAAATCACTTCCGATATTTTGAAGAAGGTCTACATTTAATGTATACTTAAATATATTACCAAATTCTGATATTTCATCACTAAATGGAGTAATTATATCAGAATCCTTATCTCCGACTTCTGAGAATTCTCTAATCCATTGAGCTGTTGTAGCAACGAACTGTAATGTGGTATTAGAGTTTATATAATCAAAGGTAAGTTCCTTAGTTGTATCCATTGTGGTAAGATAGTAAGATACATAATTTTCATCTATGTTTATATCACAAAGGAATGGTGATATATAGACATATGCGCTTGGATTTAGTTGTTTCACAGTTATATTTCCATCATCATTTACATATACCTCTTCATCAATATAATCTGTTGTATTTGCAAAATGTGCATAAGTATCTCCAGGGTTAAGATATATTCTTCTCTTTCCTGGATTTACTGTAATCTTATCTAATATCTCTCCGCCTGGGGCTATCATATCTTTTGGAAGCTCTATATTAAGAGTATTAGTTGGAATTATATTTCCAAAACTATTTCTTAACAGCATAAATGCATAATAGATTACTTCTCTAAGATTATGCCTTTTCTTATAGAAGTATAACTTGCTATCATCATCAGATAATGAGTTAAAGAAGTTCTCAAGATCTGTTGTATTAGTTACACTACCTCTGGCTAAGGCTTCTTTTGCTATAGCTTTCTTAATTACATCTATAGACTTTTTATCAGAACCAAATTCACTACCAGTCTGAGGAGATAATGCAATATATAATCCACTGTAGTCATATTCATTAGACTCAAGTCTAACAGCAACATCAGTTTCATAATTAAAGTTTGCACTTGCTCCCTGAGTAAGATATGAATGTATAGTTACATCGGCATTTAATGTTGGTTCATATGAATCTCTATTGAATTTTACTCTTATAGTATTTTCATCTATATAAGTATAATTACAATATAATTCTGTTGTAGTAGTATAAGTTCCTTCATATACAGGAGTAAGATATATAGGATTGTCTTCTCCAGTTTCTTCTACTTCTACATAAAAATCAGCAAGCTGTTGATCAAATTCAAATGTAATAATCTTATTCTCTATAGGATTAGTAGTAAGAATCTTTCTTGTTACATCATATAATTCTACTTGCCTGATTTGTACCAATGGTATAGCAACCATTGTTTGAGAACCAGAAAGATTAATTCTGCTTACAGATGCAAGATAAGGATTAGTAATATCAGATAAAGTATTTACTTTATCTATTATATATCTTGCTGAATATGTGTAAGTTACAGAATTATCATTTGTTATGTATTTATCTGGTCTACCTGCACGTCTTGTTATAAGTATATCATAATCTGTATGATATTCGTATCCTTCGATTATGATTGGCACTTTATGACTAAATAAGAATTGATCTGCAGTTCCTGTATTACCCATCTTCTTAGATAATTCATCTTCTGGGAAGCACATAAGAACTACCATTCTAGCTGGTACAGCATTGATATTACTCATACCCATAGATAAGGCATGAGTCATTATATTCTTTTCAAATTTAGCTTTAGTTGGTATTGCTTCATTACAATATTGAGATGCGACTCTAATAGCATTTTGAAGTTCATTAGAGAACATAGCTGACATGTATCCATAGATACCCATCATCAGTGTTTCTTCTGTTTCATCTTCTACATACTTTTGTTTTATTTGCTCTACATATTCTGCAATATCATATATATCTGCACTTAAATAACTATCCGCCACAATATCACCTCCATCTTAATCTATATATTCTAGCTTCATCTACTGAAGCATCATTATCTCTTGTTACATACGGAACAGTACACCATTCACCATTTACAGAACCTATCTCAGTATCATATAATGGTATATCTGTTGTATCTGTTGATATATTATTTGTTAGAGAATTAAACTCTGCTAATATGATAGGATCACTATCTTCAACATAAGTAGCTTTAAATGGAACTGTAAACTTTAATCCATTTGTACTAGAAGTCATATCTGAGAATGCATCTCTAGGAGCACCCAATGGCATAACTCCAGTAAGTTTAGCAAAGAATAATATTGTATATCCATCATTATCTACGATGAACTTATATACACTAAATTGGTCATGTAATATCTTTTGTAAAGTATAACCTTGGTCTGGCACTGTTACAAGACCATCTGCCTTTACTCTTTGATATTCATCATATATTTTGAATAGCATATATACTGTAAGATCTCTACAATCTTCGAATTCTAGAGAAAATTCATGATCATGATCAGAAGCTACAGATGTTTTTCTATAGAAAATTTTATTACCATCTATAGTCTGAGAAGTTTCAAAGAAACCACCAGTTAACGTAGGTAGTTCCAATGATGTTGTACTTGATAAACAATTGGTAAGTAGATTCATAAATGGAGAATATGTATCTACTTTAGAGTCCCAACCATTTGATGTGGTAGCAGCACCACCACGATATACACTATACTGTAACTGTTTCATTACAGCTCTATATCTTTTATGACAATCTCTGAAGAAGTTCATTCTGCTTAATTCTTCATTTAATTCTTCAGTACCAGGGGTAAATAAATGTAAATCTGGCTTGGTAAAGAATATATATTCTCTTGTATTTGTAATAGATATATTTGGTGTCATAGAACCAAATCTTTTAAATGCACTATACCACCTGTTAGCAGTATAAGAATCAGAATATATACCGTTACTACGTTCTATTCTATTAAAAAGATCATCATCAGTAAACATGTTTTTTAAGGAAGTATTTCCATAAAAAGATGGTGATGTATATACACCATTAGAATCTATAGGCATTATATTATCTCCTTTCTTAATAGTATTTAATATGATGTTGACTGTAGCAAAATTGCCCTAAAAATAATATTAAATACATATTATAACTTTGAATTAATAGACAAATGTATCTATTGGATGTCAGATCTCCGCATACAAAAAATTGTTGTAACAATAATATTCTAAATAAAAAGGAGACTGATAAAAATGAGATTATCAAATGCAAATGGATTTCTTGGAGAATTATGGAGTGCTATAAATGATGGAGCAATGGGAGGAAGTTATGATGTACCAGAAAGACCACAACAGATTACTGTAGTAGAAAAGAAAGAAGAAAGTAATCCTGTGAGTATGGAAGGTATTGAACAACTTGTCAGTGCTATATCTGAATCTACAAGAAAAGCGGCAGAAATCGGAGCTACCGATGACAATAGAGTTTTAATTGTTAATAACTTTAATTTTATTTTCTGTAAGAAGTAATACAATTAGATAATTGGTAGATGCATTTGTTTATTTTTTCTATTATATATTATAAAGATGTAACCTAGAGTTACAATACTACAATGGGAGGAAGTAGTATATATGGAAGAAAAAATTCCAAAATATATTGATCTGGAAAAGCAGATTATGTATAATTCTGCTGAACTAGCAACAATATATAATACTGGAAAAGATCTACTTTTTTTAAAAGAGAAAGAGGATGAATTCCTTAGCAGTATAAAGGAAGATTTTCATACTCTTTCTTCTGAAGAACAGTTGTATGTTCTTATAATAATGGAAGGTCCATATAGATGCTTGTTTGTAGAGCAGAATACAAACTCTATTGGATCTGGTTATTATAAGAAGCAGTATGAGCTACTAAAGGAGGTATACAATACAAGCTCGAATTTAGTTTAAGGGAAGTACAAAAAATAAAACTTATGGAGGAAACTTAAGATGCTTTGTGATATTAAAGGAATTGCAGAAACAGAAAAGGAAATAGAATTAATAGCTACAATACAGGAAAACATAAATAAGCTAAATAACCAAGGCGGAACAGATAAAGAGGCTTTGGATATGGCAGAAGATTTAAAGAAGAAATTCTTTGATTCTAAAGAATGTACTAGTATATTCTTATACCTATTGTACAAATATTTAACTCCAAAAGATTCAAATGCAGAAATAATAAATCTTTTAGGACATGAAGCAAAAGTATACATACAGAGTATTACTGGTATTCTGTATGAAGATTATAAATACAAATTGAGCAGAGGGGCTACATATGTAAGTAGAGCAATATTCTAATGCTTATAGGGTTCACATGGAGATGCTATTATTTGCATCTCCTTTTATTTTTTGTCTTATTAGCCCCTATTAACATTATTCTAGAAAGAACATATTATTAAATTAAAAGATAAAGGAGGTAAACCTTAATGAGTAGTACAGAGTACATACATGAAACTATAATTAAAGATATAGTTGATGTTGCTACTGATGTAAAAGATATGGATGAAATAAAAGGCTTTCTCAAAGGTAGAGGATCTTCATATAAATCTATAGCGCATGCATCAGAAGAGTTAACATTAGTATTTCCAGTAATATGTACTAGAAATATGGATATAACAAATGCTCAGATGATTTCTAAAGCAATAGAAAGAAAATGTACAATAATGCTTCAAATATTGTTTAATTCTGTTGCTTATTCTGACTATAGTAATGCACAAGAGTATATATCAAAATTCCATACTAATATAAAGCTTAGTAATAATTTTGATCTTGATGAATTCTTAGATGCTACAGAAAAGCTTTTGCCAGAATCTGCAGATATGACCAATAGTAAATGGGCAATGAATCAGATTAAAGAATCTTTGATAGCTGATAGAGATAGATATAAGAATGTCTATGCTCCAGAAAATGTTTCTGAAAATGCTATAAATGATTATAAGATTTTGAATAACATGTATGGTGATAATAATGTTGTTCTTAATAAAGTAACTACTAATGAAGGATCAGCACAAGATGTTAGTGCTTCAATCAAAGCTCAAAAAGACAATCAGGATATATTAAGAAATCAGATAATAGATACTGATATAAAAAAGGCTAATGAGCTTATTCCTACAACTATGGTTGTAAACTTTATGTCATATAAAAATGGTGCAGTAATACCAACACAATGCATTGTTGGTGTTAAAGCTAAGCTGTATCCAGCAGCTAGTGAAGATATAGTAAGTCATCTCTCTGGTAAATATTCTGATAATAATAAACTTAATAAGTTTGTCAGAGCAACAACAAGAGAGATTTCATTCTTTAAAGATTTTTTGTTTGCTATTGATAAAGCAAAGTTTGATGCTATTTCCTCTGCAGATAGAAGTTCTTCTGCTAAGATGTGGAGAGTTCTTGAAAGAAGATCTAAGAAGAGTAAATTAAGAAGAGCTATGGGCTCAAAGAATGATGCAAGCGCAATAACAACTCTTGTTGTAAATCAAGAAGAGATTGAATATGCAAAGAAGATGTATAATATTGACTTTTCAAATCCTGCGGTTATTAGAGGAATAATGGAATCTTATAACCTTATGTGTTTTGTAATCGTTGATGAAGTAAATGAATATGCTAAGTTCTTATTTGATACTGGTGAAGATTCATTTGAGACTCTTTCCTTTAGTAGTCTTGAAAGAGAATCTTCTGATAGTACATATAAGAAAGTAGTAAACCTTATGACTAAAATGAAATAATAAGGGAGGTAAACCTATATGTTTCAGAATTCTCAAACGGCGTTTGATCATGTTGTAATGGAACATTTTGATATCATGGATAATGAAACAAGAACTGTTCTTATGAATATAGACGAAGCAGATCAAACACAAGTTCTGGTATCATTAACTTCTAAATTATATGAAGCTATAGTTGAAAAAGTAGATGATATAGATTTTGGTGATATTCCTGCAACTAAGGGTGATATCACAAAATTGCCTAATTATGAAAAGTTAGTTGATTCTCTTAATATAATGGAAGAATTGATTACAAAGATGGGTCAGAAACCTGACGCTATTATAACTATAAGCAATGCTATAGAAAATATAAAATTAAGAAAATCTATATTCGAGAAAGGATATAGACTTAATCTTGAGTTACCTATGATGATTTATAGTACTATGACACTTGCATGTATTAGTGCTACATCATATATGATTTCTACATGTATTGACTTTATCAAAACCCCTAATCAGGATGGTTTTGAAATATCTCTTAATAAAGTAGCTCTTGCTAAGAGTAAAGAGCACTTATTATTTGATAATCTCAGGAAGTTCAATGAATCTTGTAAGAAAGGTGACATTGATAGAGTTCTTGAGTATACTATAAGTAAGAATGTAAAAGGCTTTGTTGGTACAGCTAGTGGTACTGGTGTATTTGTTGCTACTGTAGCTATAACAGCATTAGCTCTTTCTATTATTCCTATGATAAGAGAACTTATTTTCTTCTTCTTCTACAGCAGAACCAGAGTATCTCAGTATTTCGATCTTCAGGCAGATCTCTTGCAGATGAATGCTCATAATATTGAAATAAATGGTACTCAGGATAAAGAGACTAAGAAGAAGATAACAAGTAAGCAGATGGGAATAGTTAAGGTATTTAGAAATATTGCTAACTTCTTTGCTATTAAAGGTAAAACTGCTGAGACAGAAGCTCACAAGGAAATTACTAATAATACAAAGAAATATAAAATTGATGATGTAGTAGAAACAAGACCAGACTCTGCTGCAGACTCATTATTCTAAGGGATCAATCACGATCTAAGTATATAAACATATTAATAAAAATCTTACATTTATAAGTCCGCTGTATATGGATATAGTGTAAGAGTTAATATATTATAAATAATATTAAAGGAGGAAAATATAATGGGATTATTTTCTAAAAATGATTATATTGGTTTAGGCTCTAATTATGAAGTAGCCGCTGATGAAAGTTATACATACCCGACTGGTTCTGGTAGAATTTTAGCAGAAGCAGCACAGAATGATCTTAATATGTTTAGTGCTCTTATTGCTAGAGACTTTGAAGAAGCTGCATATATCCAGGAAGGATATGGTGGCTTTAGTGTAGAAGTAATCACTGAAGGAGTAACAGGTATCTTCGGTAAGATTAAAGAACTTTTCCTTAAGCTTCTTGCTAAGATTAAGGGTCTTTTTAAGTCATTTATGGCTAAGTTTGATGCAGTAGTTATCAAAGATAATAAGAAGTACTTTGATAAATACAAATCTGTTGTTAACAGTGGTAATGTAAAGTGGGATGGTTTCAAGTGCAAGTATCAGAAGCCAAAGAAAGATGTAGGTGGCCTTACTATTGCTGAAGGTGCTGCTGTTGATGTATATAATAATACTAAGTTTGGCTCTAATAAGCTTGGTTATGACGAAAGTACATATGAAAAGGTATTTGAAGATGATGCTGCTCATATTGCATTCGTTAATGCTCTTACTGGTCTTAAAATTACAGAACTTGCTGATTTTGAAAAAGAATTCCATGAATCTCTTTTTGAAGATGAGGAAGAATTAGACGACACAAGTGCAGCTACTGCTAAGTCTTCTATAGAATCTATTATGATAGCTGGTGATAAGTATGGCAAGACTGTAACAAAGAATCTTGATGATTTTGATAAAGCTATCAAGAAACTTGTAAGAATTACAGAAGACCAGGCTAAGGCTATAGAAAAGATATATCCTACTGGTATTGATTATGAAAAGGGCAAAGAATCTGAAAAATCTAATTACAAAATTACAAGTACAATAGGCGGTCGTGGTGATAATACTGAATTTGATACAAGCAGTGATGATAATTCAATTAATAATAATAGATTAGCATCATATAAAGGCACGGAAGATGGTTCAAAAAATAAAGAAAAAACTGCAACAGCGGTTGGTTATAGTCTTAAAGTTGCTAATGCTTATCATAAACTTGCAGAAGTATTCCAGGTTTCTGCAACCAAGGTTCATACAGCTTATCTTAACGAACTCAAGTTTACTACAAAGCAGGCTAGAACTGTATATGCTGCTATGGTAGCACATGCATCTAGATATAAGAATAAAGTAGTAGCAGATAACTCATCTGCATTGCTTTATGTTGCACAGGAAGCAGCAGGTTATGAATTCGATTCAGATTTTGAACTTGCTTAATAAATAATATTAAAGGAGGAAAATATAATGGGATTATTTTCTAAAAATGATTATATCACAGAAGGTTATTTAAATAGTGGTATAATGAATGAAAGTATTGATACACCATCTATTTATGATGGTAGATATGACCATACAACTATGGAATCAGCATTCAGAATTGTTGCTGAAACCGAACAGAACTATACAAATATTATGAAAGCTGTTGGTGTAGAAGAACTTGCAGCTTTTGAAGAAGGCAGAGAATTTGTTCTTGAAGCAGGTTTCTTGGACAAGATTGTTTCTGTTCTTAAAGGTCTTTGGGAAAAGGTTAAAGGTCTCTTCAGAAAGTTTATTGCAGCTATTGATTCTGCAACTAAGTCTGATAAGGACTTTATTAATAAATATAAGTCATACCTTATGAAGCCAGGTGTACTTAAAGATTTTAAGTACAAGGGCTACAAGTTTACTATTAGTCCAAATCCAACTGGTGCAATTTTGGATGATAGCAAAGCAGTAGAAGCTTCTCCATTAGCAAAACTTATAGGTACAGCTATAGCTACTGGTTCTACTGCAGCTATAGAAAGTATTCTTAATGATGATACTAAGATATCAACTATTAAGAGTACTATAACAGACTTTAATGAAAAATGGGATGATACGATTTCAGATAACTTAAGATCTGAAATTGTTACTACATTTATATCAAAAACATCTAATGCTCAGTCTACTTCATCATCTAAATCTATGGATGCAGAAGAAGCAGGAACAGCATTGTTTGAAGCTTATAGAAATGGAGATTCAGATAAAACTGAATTAGAGGGCAATGACATTGATCTCTCTGCTATTTCACTTGAACTCGGCAATTCAGCTGAAGTTAAGAAAACAGCAAATAGAATATTCAAAGATGCTCAGAAAGCATTTGATGATGCTATAAAGAAAGCAGAAAAACTTTCAAATGAGACTTTGAAGAAGATTCCTGGTAAGGATGCTGATAAAGATAAAGCTGCTCTTGAAACACGTAAGCAGGAAGTTATAAATCAGGCTTTGAATATAATTTCAAGAGTTCTTACATTTAACAAGAATGTAAATACAGTTTGTATCAATGCATATCTTAAAGCTCTTGATGACAGATCTAAGCAGAATAAAGCTATCTGTGTAGCTCTTGTTAATAGAGGCACAAATGTTAAGACAGAAAGTGTTGATTATACATCAGCAAATGAAAGTTACTTAGGTAACGTAAAGTTAATTTAATTATCTAAGTCCAAAATTAATATAACAATACGGATTACCTACAATGGTAATCCGTATTTTCTTTATAAAGAAAGGAGTTTTATAAGATGAGTGTATTTACTAAAAGTATTGACTTTTCTACTTATAATACACCTATGAATATTACATTAGAATCAAATACAAGAAATGTATATAGTGAATCTTATTTTGCTTCTACATGTGATTTCTTAGTTGATATTAATGAGGAATACAATCATAATACAAAGGTTTTATATAAATCTTTGTTGGAATCTGGAAACGATCAAATGGTTATTACAGAATCATTTGATGAATTTTTTGATAAAGCTAAAGATATCATAGATAAGGTGATAGAGTTTATTAAGTCTCTTGTAAAGAGATTTATTACAGCTCTTAATAAGCTTATCAGTAATGATAATTATATAAAGAAACACAAAGGAGATTTTAGTCATTTTTCTAGTGATAATGATTTCTCTTTTGATGGTTACAACTATACATTCAAACCTAATATTCCATCATTAAATGCATTAGAATCATTTAGTGATGAATTTATGTTTGGTAATAGACAAGCTGCTGATAATCTTAAGAAATCATTTGAAAAAATGAATAGCCAGAATATTGAATCTAATGGCACTCATATAGCAACAGAAGAAGTTATAAATTCTCTTTCTAAATACTATCAAAAGCTTACTGAGGATCTTGAACATAATTATTATGATAGATTCCGTGGTAAAGTTCTTGATAAAGATGAACTTATAAGTTCTAATGAATATGCTAATGAGTTATTTAGTGTATATAGAGATGGTACTTCAGATACTGAAAGTATTGATGTAAACTCTACTTATGTTCATAATTCTATAGATAGATATATGAATTATAATAAAGCTATATCAGAAATCAAGAAGTATCAGAGTAATGTAGAGAAAGAGTATAAAGCTCTTAAGAATAGTATTGAAGAAATGCAGAAGACTAACTATAAAGATGGTAAGAGTTCTGTATCAATACTCTTCCCAGGAGAAGAAACTCCTATAAATGTAACTTACTCAAATGAACTCATGAATTCAATTAATACTTGGTGTAAAGCTAAGGTTAATCAAGTTCAGGAAATAACTAATATTCATTCTTTGGCATTTTCTGCTAAGTTGGATGCTGTAAATAATTGCTACAAGCAGGATAAAGCTGTTCTTTATCAGGCTTTGAATAATATGCAGAAGACTACTAAGATTAAAGAAGATGCTGAACTTTCATATATATTTGGAAAGAATGAACAACCAGAAATTAAGGTTTCTGATTCTTTGGTTAATTATAAAGATAAAGGAGAATTATATGATACTCCTTTGAGGGATGATGATATTAAAGAAAAAGAACCTGCGAGAATATCACAATTTTCAAGTCTTATTAAAGATTTGAAACTTAAATAATTGGAGGTGTGAATTGTGGTAGATTCAAGTTATTATACAACTAAATCATCATACTTCCGTTTGATGTCAGAAAGAGCTATTCAGGATAATAATATGAAAAAGTTCTTTTCAGCATGTGAAATAGTAATGGAAGGTTATGATAGTATAGATATATTGAATGAAGGTGTTGGTGACAATCTTAAGAATGGTTGGAACAAATTCATTCAGTTCATAAAAGAAACATTTGCTAAGTTTAATGAGTCTTTATCAAATCTTTTTAACAGTGAAAAAGGTTGGTTAGATCAGTATAAAGATATTATTCTTAAGAAAAGACCAGATGAAAATATATCATTTGATGATTTTCCAGCATATGATATAGGTATACAGAGAATTAGTAGAGCAACTGTTCCTCTGTTTAATCCAGATAGCGATGCAGAAATATTGAAAGATTCAGAAAGTTTTCTTAAGCATATATGCCCTAATATAGGAGAAAGTATGAATACTTTATTCCCAGAAGGCGTAGATAAGAATACTAGTTCTGGTCTTACTACATACTTCAAAGGTGGAGAACCAAGACAAGGTGTAAAAATAACAGATCTTAATATGACTGACTTGTGGAATTTCTGTTATAATTATAAGACCCTTGCTAGCTATATTGAAAAAGATAATAAAGCTATTACATCAAGTGTAAATAATGCTAATAAAGCAATAACTGATGCTATTAGTAATCTTGATGAGAAGGATAAAGCTACTACAACAGAGCAACCTAAAGGTTCTGGCACAGATAATAAAACTGAAGAAGAAAATAAAGATGAAAATCAAGTTGATGAAAAAACTAGTGCAGAAGAAAAAAGTAAACTTGAGACTCAAATAAATAATGTACCAGATCCAGTAGATGATAATACATATAATTCTGCAAATACACAAACAGAAGAAATATCAACAACATTTAATAATTCAAAAACAAAAATGACTGATGCTGATAAAAAGTCAATTATAACCAAATTCAAGAATTTGATAGATAAAATCAATAAAAATAAGTATATGACTGAAAAGAAAAAAACTTTGTCTGTTAAAAATGTATCAGAATCAGTATTGTATGCTTATGACGTTATTAATGAAGATATCAAGAAAACTCCAAATTCTACATCATCTTCATCTGCTCAAAGCACGGGTGTTTATTCGGATAAAACCACATCTGCTAATAAACAGAATATTGGAAATACAATAGAAGATAGAAAAGCTAATGCAAATAACGCTGCAAATAATAATGGTGGTGATAAAGCAAAAGCTGTTGATGAAATTACAAATAAACTTAATATATATCAGAAATGTGCTCAAGATGTTATGGTTGCAAAATCTTCTGCAATACAGACTATATTTAAAGATTATATGACTGTAATGAGGGAGCATGTAAGATCTATTGTTGGTAAAGAAGACCAGACAGCAAATGTAGCTCAACAGGCATCTACCAATACTGCTGATACTTCTAGATATTCACAAGCTAGATTTGATGATATAAAGAGAGTTAAGAATGCATACGATGCTGCAGATCCATCCAACAAGGATGATAAGAGTACAAAACTTACACAGTATGCTGATACTGTAAAGAAAATATATGGTACTGATGCTTGGAATAAGAGATTTGCAGAATTGGGTAAAGATAGTGAAAGAACAGCTAATTACTTCGCTAATTCTTTCTTAAATGGTTATAATAAAGCAAACAATTCTACAGTATCTTGGGATAATAAGTAAAAATAATTCCGAAGGGTAATAACTACCCTTCGGATATCTTTTTCTTTATAGTAGACTATCTAAATCAAGATCTGAATTTCCAAATAACCTGTTTATTATTATAGTATTCTTATCTGCATCTTCTCTAGAACTTTCTATTAACTTTTCTGGATCTACTCTAGATAAATCTAGCATAGCATTACACATAAATAGATCTGTTCCTTCTTTGATGAATAATTCTCTTTTTCTTGTTAGAATATATACACCATTAGTATCCAAATGTGCTGCATTGTATACCACATACTGTAAATTTGGATTTAATACTGATACATCTACATCATTCTTATTAATAGATAAAGTAACAGCAGAATGTTCTATTGATGATGTAATATTTTTAACAGCATTAGGGTTACTTTGCCTAATTCTTATACTCTGAGATTTAGAATCTGAAGTATAAGAACTACTATTTATATTCTCTAATGAAGTTGATGATTTGGATCCTTGAGTATCAACAGAATCAATTTGATTGAATTTCTTTTCTGTTGTATTATCTTTCTGGATCTGAGAATCTTGGAAACTTACATACATATAGTATCCATTATTCTTTTCAGCCAAACCAACTATATTAGAGTTTACATCTAACGCAGTTTTACCAATATCAACTATAACTCTATCATGTATATCATTTTTCTTTTTTGTAGCCACACCTGAACTACTAAGGATATATGTCATATCCTTATCGACAAAATATCTATAGTTAGTATTATAGAATACTCTATTACTATTAAGATATTCTATAATAGCAGCCACGCTATCAGTTGGAGGTATTATCAATTGAGATATATTTGTATCATATAACAAAGGCTCAAGTAATACATCCATATGAGAAGTTGCAGTATATATAGCATTAGTCATAGTAGTATTTACTAATACTGTACTTATAGTTTTTTTATTCTTATTTACTATATTAAGCTGAAGTAAACCTATCTGAACATCTTTGAATAAGTCTTCTCTATCTGCTTCACTTCCAGAATACTGCATTTCTGTATCTACATTACCGGATTCTGATTTAATCATATATATGAACTGTTCTTGGAAATATATTTCATCTAATTCAACATCTGCACTATTGTTGAATTTATATACAGTCATATTAATAAGATTATCAGAAGCATTATCTACCATATCTTTAATAAGCTTCTGATCCAAACTTGCAGATACATAAATCTGAGGCATATTGGCATTACTAGAGTATGCATAATCTATACATACACTTTTTACGCATATTGGGAGAATCTGTGTAGATTCTCCTGTTTTTGTATTTACATACAACAAGTCAATTTTATATTTATAGGTACTAGTATCTAATTCTAAATCATTAGTTAAAGACATATAAATCACCTCTTAAACAAAAAATAAAGGTAGTGGGTTTACCACTACCTAAATGTTGTCCTATTATAATCGTATAAGATCAATAGGATTATTTCTAAAGTATTTATCATTTATCTCATTAAGACTCTTAGGATCATACAAATCTATAATTGGATCTATACTACTTAATGGGCTATTAGAAAACATAAGTTCTTGAATTTTAGCAGAAAAAGCAAAATAGTTCTGCTGTATTTTCAAAGCTGTTTCTGAGTCTGCCAATCCTGGTTTAATTAGGAAGTCATTAATCGTATTTTCGTTAAAAAAGTGCTTATTAAGTAAAGTTCCATTCATTATACCATTTTCGATCATTTTTAATGTCTTTTTGATATTGAATGTACATTTTATAGATCTCTTATCATATCCATTCATAGCCATAACTAATGGTATTAATTCTAATGATATACTATTCTTAGAAGTATCAGTTAATACTCCTTTCTTATATACATAATAGAATTCAGAAAATTTTGTTTCTCTTTGAGATACAAGAGTTGATATATCTGAAGCTCCACTATAATCAAATACTTTATCTGGATATAACATTATTCCTTTATTGTAAAATGCTGGAATTTGTGCTACTAAAGCATCTCTACTTACAATCAATGATGGAACATTATATCTATTACAGTAGTGTAATATTACTGCAGAAGATTCAAACTCTTCTGATTCAGTATTTATAAGATATATTCCTGGAACGTATTTGATAAGACTCTTTAATAGTTCCATATTCTGCTTTATATTATTAAGCAATCTTTGATTATACTGTACTCTTTTTATATAATCAGAATTATAATCCATACAATATGATTTGCATGTATTATATATACCTTGATATGATGCTACTATAAA